ATGGTGTTCTCAGTTGAATGTAAAACGGACGCCGAACCACCAGAGATCTACTCGGGCGAACCAGCGTCCGTTGTTCTTGCCGAAACCGGCCCGAACCGCATGGTTCGGGCCGTCGAGCGTGATCTTGGTGATCATTGTGATCTACGGCGCAGATGTAGCCCAATCAAACCGATCGCCAGAAGTGCAAGACTTGAAGGCTCTGGAACAGGAGACACATCAACCAGAAAAGTATTTATCTCTGACCAAGTCGCCACTTGCCCAGTCCAAGAATGAGAGACTGGAAGGGTCGCGAATGTGACGAATCTTCCAATGACCGGGTCGAATGTTCTGATGTTCTCAGATGCATTGAACACTGAAGCCGCGACAACTTCAGCGCCATCAACAAGGATGTTTGCGACATTCCCACTGCTGACGCTACCATTCCAGTAGGCCAAAACTCCAGAGATTTCGACATTAGCGCCCATGTCGAAAGTGATTGGTCCTAAACCGTTGAACGTCCACTTAGTGTTGTCGTTGCCGTCGATCGCAAAAACTGCTGGACCTGTGTACCAAGTATCGGCCCATTGAGTTTCACCAGCAGCCGAAACAGCCACAGGCGAAACCCAAGTTGGCCCCGCGTGGACCGTGAAAGCCAACGCGGCGGAAAATGCAAAAGCGAATCTCTTCATGTTATCCCTTAGTCGATAATGAATCATATCACAACAACGTTTTGAACGCACTGCGATTTACAGGTTGCACTTACGCATAAATAACTCATTATCAGTGATGGAGCAATCATGAAGTGTTTTCACGGATGTGGCCAACAGGCGTTGTTCTTTGCGCCAACGCTGTCCCGACGAGAGAAGGCGGACGTGTGGGTCTGTGCTCGCAGAGCAGCGCAATGCCCAACCAAGATGGGGCAGATCAGACAGAAGCGGTTAGACACGCTGGCTGAAGTCGATGCTGATGGTGTTGATGGCTTCACGCGCAATGCACTCGCAGTGTCTGCCTCACGTCGCCAAGAGGACGGTACTTTCAACGGTGCAGAGAAGATGGTTCAAACCAAGCGATCAACGAAAGACGCCGATGGACGTGACATCTACCAACAGACCGCCATCAAGACCGCCATCACTCGCTTTGGTCAATACGCTGGACTGGAGGGCATGCCCGAGTTCGAGATCTACCGCTACCACGTCAAGCGCATCACCGAACAACAACCCCTGCATCTTCTTCCTAAGCATGAGAAAAGGGCCGCCTACGGTAAAGCAGACGACCCCCATCAGGTAGATCACAAATTCTCAGTGGTGCAGGGCTTCTTGAAGAACATTCCGCCCTACATCATTGGTCACATCTCCAACTTGGAGATGCTTCCATCACGCCTGAACAACTCGAAAGGGTCGTCCTGTTCGATCACGGAAGAAGCTCTGCTCGAGGGCTTCTTCTCATCGATCAGAGTTGCGCAATGAGTTGCGGAGCGGCAGAGTCGAAACCTGCGATGTCCAACATTCCGGCATCCTTCGGATCCGCGATGGTGAACTCGCTCACAGACGTTCCAATGACAATCGACTTCGCCATCGGGTTGAGCTTCTTCCGGTAATCGCGAAGCGCTTCCACCGGCTGGATCGAACCGGCCCAAGTTTCGTTGTCGGTCAGAACAACGAACTTGTCCACCTTCATGCCGTGCTGGGAAGCATGCATCATCGGCAGAGCGCAGTCAGTGCCGCCCCACGAGAAGCGCTGCATCACCTTCAGAACCGCGTCGAGACGCATGTTCGGCGTGATCTTCAGCTCGCCCATCTTGGTGTTGAAACCACCGATCCAGTAGTTCGGCTGGTTCTTCACGACCGCGAGGGCCATGACACCAGCAACTTCTGCAGCGGTCAGGTTCGGGGAACCGTTGACGTGTGCACCAAACATGGAACCAGAGCAGTCCACACCCACCAGGTACGAGTCATCCGTCTTCTCTTGCGTGGCAAAGGAAGCGTAGAACGCATCGTTGATGGCGTCGAGAACGCGTTGATCAGCCTTCCAGGTCAGGGAACCCTTCTCGCCGTGACCAACGCTGTATTGCTTGAACGCCTGCAGGAGCGTGATCGGGTGGACACGCTGCTTGCGCAGGGACTCCACGTCGCTTAGCTTCGCGATGACGTTCTTCGTACCAGCCGACAGCGGTGCGATCACGCCGTGGGCCGTCAGGGCACCCAGCTTGCGGATCGTTGCCGTCAGGCCCATGTTCACCACGAGGGCGGACAGGACATCGGCATCCTTCAGGAACTGGGTCGGAACCATTTCCCACGTGAGGTTGGAGTTGCCCTCAACCAGACGCAGAACGGTCTTCTTGTCCTCGGCACGCTTCAGGTACTCGAAGTCGACCAGCAGCTGCGGCACAGCTGCGCCTTCCGGCAGTTCACCCTTGACCGCGTAGCGGAACAGGTTCGACTGCACTTCAGACGACGGCTTCACGTGCGCCAGACGGAGCACGTCACGGTGAGCCCAGCCGTCACGCGACTGGTACTTCAGAAGCTGGAGAGCCAGCTTGTCCATTTCCTTCGACGTGTACCACTTGGCAACGCCACGCTTTGCAGCCGCGTTCCACTTGCCCATCGAGTCGAGGATCGACACGAACATGAACAGCCAGGTGCCAGTACGAGCGATGCGTGGCAGCGCGTCGTAGGCAGCTTGCTTGGTCTCGTCGTTGCCGAACACCGCTGCGAGAGCGATGGCCACAACAGCCGGGTCGTTCTTCGGCGCACGGCCAGCGAGCGAGTACTCGAGGGCACGGTTCACCACACGGACACCGTCAGCGGCAATGCACGCCTTCACGGTGTTGAACGACATCTTGGTCGTGTCCTTCTTGCCGACGTAGTAGCCGGCCGACTCGGAACCCAGCGTCAGGAAGCGGTCGAGCACGCCCCACTGGTCGAGGGTGAAGGTGACACCACCTGCGTTGTTGGTCTTCATGTCAGCTTCGCGGCCCGGGATGGCACGGGACTGTGGCGTAACCGACTTGGTCGGCGACAGGGAAGCTGCGTGGGAAGTGTAGGTGTTTGCTGCCATGATGTTTCTCTCCTTTGGAATGACGGCTATCACTTGATAGCGAATGATCAAAATCAACCTGTACGACGAAAAGCGGGATCGGAGATTTCGGTCGCTACGTCGCAATGACGCGCTTCCTACACCCGTCTTGAGGCGACGAGTAACCTACCGGATTACGACCCCGGAAACATCACGCAGATTCGACGCGTAATCCCTACCTCCATGATTCGACATGGACACCTACTTCTGTGGTTCGGCACAGATACCTACTCTGCTTGTCCGGCTTGCTTTCCAACTTGCGATGGGGCACAGAGCTTCGAAGTTACAGTAGTTCGATTGTGGTAACCAATACCAACGGTCGAACAGGTTGAAGTTGATTGAAATACTGAGGGCTGACGACTGAATGAAAGGTCTGACAAAGAGTGGGACGGAGATTGAAGACATCACCAGGTCTTGCATTCTGTTTGTACCCTTTCGGGTAGCGATTTGCTTCCGTTGGCTTTCGCCGTCAGTAGCTCCATGAGTAGATAACCATCGCCGATCGGTCAGATCATTCGTTTGCGTTGAAGATCACGTGTGTGAAGTTTCCAACGCATGTAGCTATTTTATACGGTTTTCGCGCTGGGTGCAACTTTTTCATCAACTTTGCGCAGGTTGAATGCGCTTGTAGATCATGCCGTTCAGGTGGGCGTAACCCTCTTCATCAGGAATGATGACATGATTAGCCAAGTCGCGCTCAGCAATCCTATCATACACAAACCGGGTGACGGTATCCCCGGCTTTCAGGTCGATCCAATCGAACATGTCCTGATCCATGTAGCGCCCGAATGGCGGGTCTGAGAAGTCGACGAGCTCGGCCTCTTGAACACCAGCAGCGTCGAGCAACTTCTGATGATCGTCCAGCGACATCGTCTCTCCCATTCGGGCAGACAGTGCCTCGCGGCCCTTCTCACGCAACCCGTCTCTGATCTCGTTGTAATCCCATGCCACTGCACAGATCAAAGCTGCCGTGTAGAGCGAGCCGTAGTAGGTGACAACTGACAACCCAATGTAGGCAAGCCACCAGGGCCATGAACAATGGTAGAGAACGAGACTTCCACCAATCACAGTGCAAGCACCCCAAATGGATCGAGTGCGTTCAACTACATTGCCAACCTTGTCATCGAATGTTGTCATGTCAGTGGTTCTTCAGTGCGTGTATGAAGCGTCTCTTGGACTGAACCAAGTAGGTCTTTGCAACAACTTCGATGCTGGCTCGCATCGACTTGGCGATACGCTCGTCAGGTGTCGAGTGTGGATCCGTCTTGGTAGTGAACGGGTGGGGTGCTTGACCACGCCCTGCATGATGGTCATCATTGCCTGCGTAGGTGCGAATGTTACCATTGGCAAGGATCTTGCGGCGCACACGAACCGTCTTGCGCTTCTCGTCACCAATTGGTGGCTCGTAGTCACCAATGAAGTTGAGCGTGCCGTTCTTAAGGTCACCTGCCGTAGACTTGTCCTCGAAGCCGATGGACAGAAGATGCTTGTACTCGGGAGATGAACGAACCTTGGCAATTGCTGGCGCGATGTGGTCCCTCGTAGCACCCATCAGATTGAGCCACTCGCCAACGGTGCCCATGATGGCCGCTGGACGGTAGTCGCCACCCTTCGATGACGACTTTGGGCGGTAGTGGGCATGGTCGTAGGTCGGGCGTTGCATCTCAGGCTTGCCATCAGGACCCTTGACCTTCTCATCCTTGTACTTGAAGTGCTTGCCGGTTGCCACGAACCTGCCTTGGTTGACATCGAAGTCTTTCTCGACTGTCGCCCCAGGGGTGTCCGCAGACACGTACACCTTCTTGCGCTCAATCTTTTGGCGGGGCTTGTTGTAGCGGATCTCGAACAGTTCAGAGGTCTTCATCGGTAGGTCTCAATAGGATCGATTGGTTATTTACGCCAATCGACCCCTCTGCCTACTGCAGGTGCTGCCAGACCCTGCTGTGCTCAGGGATGTAGGCCTTCAGGAACTCCATCTGGCAGGTCAGGATGTTCCGGTTCTCCAGCACGAGAGCCTCAGCCTTGTTGGGGGCGTACGGCACGTACAGGAGCTTCATGCCTACTTCGTCGAGCAGGTGTGCGTCCTTGCGGTGGTTGCAGTCCTCGCAGCAGGTCACCACGTTGGTCCACTTGTCCAGGCCACCACGCGAACGCGGGATGACGTGGTCACGCGTCAGGTGGATGTGCTTGAAGATCTTGCCGCAGTAAGCGCACATGTAGTGGTCACGTCGGAACAGGTCCGGGTTCGTCAGTGCAGGCGGCTTGTTCATGCGAGCCTTGGCCCCCTCACCCTTGACAGCAATGATTGGAGCAGTGACGATGCGTGACTGTGTACCTGTGATGCGGTTCTCACCGCCACGGAACATCACGTCGCCTTCACCCTCGCCCAGCTGCCATGCAACCAGGTTCTTGGCGTGGTAGACGATTGCGTCTTGGTGGCTGATCCAGTCCTGCGGAGTTCCGCCGACGTCCAGCTTAAGGATTCTGCTCATGATCGTATCTGCCTTTCTAGTTCTTCTACAAACTTTACGTGGTCCTTCCGGCCCTTGGTTCTGAATTCTTCCAGCGACATCCACAGAGTGTACTCTGTCTCGTCGCACCATTTGTCGAAGTCGTGCCGATCCTGGACACCGACACCAAACACCGTGAGGTGATAGGCGCCTGAGTACAACTCGATCCGACCCTCGAATACCAACCGAAGGTCACCGCGTGCGTTGCGCATCTTGAAGCCGAGTTCTTCTTCGGCCTCGCGAACTGCTGCTTCGAGCGGTGTCTCACCTTCTTCGATCTTTCCCTTGCTGATCATCGGCCGTGGGCCACCGTACTTGGGGTCTGACGAGATCATCATGAGGTACAGCGGAACCCCTTGATCATCCCGCAGCCAGGGAATCAACCCTGCCCGAGCGCGCTTTTCGTAACCTGATTCGTCTGATGAGTGCATGATGCATTTTAACCTATTGGCGGCCTGTTGTACATTCCCGACCTGTAACAACAACGGGGTCCTGTCTAGTTGAACAGGACCCCGTGCCAAGGTGTTGAACTGTTCAGTGTGTGTGTCGTCAGATGAGTTCGAAGACCCAACGGAAGCATGCCACATCAAGGATGAAGCATGAGTATTCAATGTCTGCGTCTGGGTCAGCCTGGATGTACTCCAGCCCAAAGGCAAGACCCATGATGAGATCGAATGAAACCTGCATACCTACTTCTTTGGCGTGATCACAGACGTGACAACTGGTTTGATCCACTTGGTGTAGACCATCATCCAGAACGGTGCGAATGCGGTGCCGACTGCGACACCAATTGCGAAATCAATCATGTGAACCTCCACTACTGGCAGACGCTGCCATTGATGCTCTATTTATGCTCTAGCTTGCGACACTACAGATCAGCTCATACGCCTTCGTGGTGCGCAGCAGGTCGAATGGAATCTGATCAGGACGAAGCACCCCAGCGGCAAGTTCACCGCGCAGAAGGAGTTCGACGACAGCAACACCAGTGCCGGCCGTTGTCAGTTCAAGAGCTGTCAGCCCGAGCCCATCGTGTGAGTAGAAGTGAATGCCACGAGAAGCTACACGACCTGTGATGTCCTTTGCGAGTGCGCACAACACAACCACGTCATCACGCGTGGTGTTGAACGCCTGCTTGGCCAGCTCGACACCCTTCTCGAGGTCGTTGTCGGCCATCGCAATCAAGCGTTGGATGTATTGTAGGTGGCCAGGATGGCGCAGCGTCTTGTACTCCACCGATGGAATGTGGTCATAGGCGTCGAGATTGCCGACACCACCTGACGTGGTGAACCCCTCATAGAGGCGACCGTCAATCATGAGAGACTCTTCGTCAGACAGTGGAGCCACTTCTTCGATGATTCCATTGACCTTCCGCGCAGCCGGCTTGAGATACTCGTTGATCAGGCCCTCTGGCGACCAGGTGATACAGTAGTGTGCTGGCCCGAAAGACACCTGGGGCAGCGCCCCCACACGCAGAATCAACTCGGCCGGTGTCGAAAGCTTCTCAAACAGTGACAGCCCGATGTAACTTACCAGACCAGGAGCCAAACCCGTTTGGGGGACAAACGTGACACGGCTGATTTGAAGAGCCTCGATTGCACGCGTGACTGAAGTGTCTTCAGTGAAGTCGATGTAGTTGCTGCCGATTTTCTGGGCAATCTCAGCGACCTGGATATTGATGAAGAACGGGGTCGAACAGATCACGACCTTTGGTGCCACATCGCGTAGCACCGCCTCAAGTTGATCACGACCAACGGCCAAGCGGGTACTGAAGGGAGTGGCAGCAAGCGCGATCTCGCTGCTGTCGATAAGGACGAAATCAGTCTCGCCGATGTGAGCGAGGATCTTGGCACACGCAATGCCGACGCGGCCAGCACCGACGATGGCGATCTTGGTCATGAGAAGCTCCTAGGTTGGTGCTTCTATTTACCAGTGGGGAGGGGCTCTTTTCCCAGGTAGCCCATGAGCGTTTCAGCCAGACGATTGGCGGCATTGATAGAATCCTGATGCTCGCGCTCAATCATCTCGATGGTCACTCGATGGCAGAAGGACGCGTCGCATGAGTTTCGATACTTGTTGCGCCCATCTACCCGAACGTAGTGAAATAGCGGCGTCGATCTGTTTCGATACTCGATGCGTTCGAGAATGTGATAGCCAACATGGTAGCCAGTGATGAGCTGACCAACTTCGAGAGTGTCGTCCCATTCCAACGACACGCCGTTTGGAGAGACGACGGTGACCATCAGAAGGCCCAGGTCTTGCTGAAGTCTTCGCGAGCGCTGTTGGCCGCGAACGCCAGCTTTGCGATAGCCTGCACCTCGGTGAGGATAGCTACCCGCTCTTCGAAGGGCAGGGCCGGCATGTCGACGCGATACACCGTATCGGCCATATGCTCTACGGTGCCAGGACTGGCACGACGGAGCTGCATCTTCTCGACTTCAGAGAGACGACCAAAGATGATGGTGGCTTGTTGCATACAGTCCTTTGTGAGTGTAGAGCAATTCTACACCATTTAGGGACTGCGTGTTATGGAGCCTTAGGTTGAAGCACGCCAACCTTGTGGAGGGCGGCGAGACGGCGCATCATGGCTAGAGCCTGAACGCCTGTCATGTCGGCGGGCAGGATGGTTGTCGGTAGATGATTGGCTAGCATTGGGCTTTCACGCATCGTCTCATCAGAAACATGCATCATGTCCCACTCAGCAAATTCGCGAGCCTTGACATCAATGTAACGGAGGATCATTGGATCCTTGTGGCGCCCGTCTCTGACGATCTTGTTGTAGAGACGATTGACCGTAGCACGCTCACCTTCCATCAACTGGATGTAGAGCTGAGGGCTAGTCACGATCATGCCGCTCACGCCGATGGATCGATTGCGAGCCTGATTGCTTTCGAAGAACGAAGCATTAGGAACTGGTCCAACCGGTATGGAGATGTAGACAACCTGGATGACCATGATGTCCTCTTACTTTGCGAGATAGGTGAATAGAGCCCAACCGCCAGAGGCAAGGACGGCAGCGATACTGCCTAGACGAATGACTGTTGCAACCACAGCTTCATGACGAAGCGCGATGCGGCTTGCTTCCTCAGCGCTCTTTCCGACCAATTGAACAGTGGTGTTCAACGAGTCGAGTGCGGTGACGGCACGAGTCAACGTGCGTTCGAGAACGATTTGGTTGCTTGAATCAAGTTGGATCTTTTGGTCCAACCGATCTACGACTTCACGATGAAAATCTTCCATATCGGAGATGCGGCGGTCGTGGTTCTCGGCGATCTGCTCGAGAACTGCTAGCCGGGTATCAGTTGATTCTGATGACATTTCGATTTGCCTCTAGGGGTATAGGCTCGCTCTATTTAGTACGCTAAGCGCTCGGGAGGCAACTTACGGTGCAGCGCGGGTGCGGGTTCTGGGGGCTGGTGCAGGAGGAGCTGCTGGTGCAGCGGCAACGCCAGACAACTCGTCAATGAGTGCCTTCAGCTTTGTGGCAGTGGCAGTTTGCATCTTCCACTTGTTCTTCTTCATCAAGAGCAAGTTAGCATTGACCTGTGCAACAGCTTGGTTGTACGTGGTTGGCACGACAGCAGGAGCAGCAGGGGCTGGAGCACCACCGGCAGCTGCGGAAGCGGCCGCAGGAGCAGCGGAACCACCAGCAGAAGCTGCAGCAGGAGCAGGAGTACTTGCGGCGGCAGGTGCAGAACCGCCTGCTGCTCCAGCAGGCGTGGAGCCGTCAGCGGCAGGAGCGGCTGCGCCACCATCACCATGACCGCTGTGCGGATCGGTATCAGCAGCGTGTGTTGCACGGGTCTGTTGGCTTGCAGCACTCACGAGGTCGAACAGCCGCTTGTCCAAAGTTGGATCATAGGTGACCGTCAGGATCTCGGCACCAGTAGGCACAGGTTGACTTAGATCAACTGCGATGGAGATCTTGGCCAGTGGGGATGTCGACTTTGGCTTGAGGATGCCAGGATTTTCGTAGACAGAGAGGGCGCGGTGGTCATGTGACATCACAACGCTGAAGGTCTTTGGGCCTGCATTGAACAACTTGGCGATCTCGGCATTCATGGTGCCGATGACGGCATCAGCAGCTTTGGTTGCCTTGTCAGGACCATCAGGAATTGCAGCAACCTTGCGAGCAGCACCGGCATTCGCAGTGCGAACAAGTTGAGCCAAGCCAGTTTCGAAGGCCTTGCCGGCTTCCTTGGCGTTCTTGCCAGAGCGGGCAAACCAGCCAAGTTCTTCCTTGCCACGGCCGCTTACGAAGCCCTTGGCAATGCGACCGATGTTCTTGACAACGTCAACGACGCCTTCATCAAGGTCATCTTGAAGATCTTGGTCAATGGTTTTGAGCAGTGTGAATTCGTCCATGGAAACTCCGTACGGGTAGTACGGTATTTATGCTGGCGGTAACAAAGAAGGGACCCTGTGGGTCCCTTACAAGAAGATCCATTTGGATCTTTACTGGATTTGGATGAAGTCGGGAATTTTTGGGATGCCCGTTTCGATTGTGATTTTTGAGGCAGGCAGCACTGGGACCTCTGAAGGGGGAGGTGGTGCTTGTGCTTGTAGCGCGAACTGCTTCAATGCGCTTTCGAAGTTCTTCTTGGCGGCTAGGAAAATGTCTATGCCGTACAGATTGCTAAGGGTAGCAGTTGCTACCATCTCTTGTGCCAACTTTGCTAGTTGGTCTTCTGTTATGAGTTCGGCGGACATGATCAGGCGTCTGTGGGTTTGGTGTCACGAGCTTCAAACACTGCGTGGATCATCATGATGTATTTGCAACGAGCTTGGATAAATTGGTCATACCCATGCGCGCTGAATGCGGCTGCTGCAGCGGCCATCGCGTCTGCAGCATTTACCAATTCCTCTTCACAAAAACCAGAGAATTGGCAGTTGGGACGATCTGGGCAATCGGCGCGGCCCAATGGTTGTTCATTCATAGTGTCTCCTTAATTTCGAGGGTGGAAGATTCCGGGACCGTATGGGAGTTGATAGCGGGTAAAGTGTCTGATGTCGATCTCCTAGTTGACACACACGAAGGAACAACTCCATCGCATTGCGCTGCTTATTTAATGTGCATCAACCAAGTCACCCAAAATACTTCGAACCCTGCGGGCCAGCTTGGCCTTAGCAGCCTTGCTGGCCAGGACAACTGGCACTATTACCGGATCTGGGCAGACCCATCTAGCACGCTTGCCATCGGGCTTTAGCGGCTGTCGTGGTGGGAAACCTAGCGCAACAAGCAATGCTTGGCGATCAAGTACGGTGAGCGCGTCTACAACTATTACCTTGATAAGCGCAGCTCGTTGCTCTGGCGGCGATTTCTGTTGCATCTTGATCATCCTCGGTGGTGTGGTGGCTTACTCGTCCTCTCGTTTAGTTCAGCTTCAAGATCGTCAGGTGCGCAGAGACCGAGCGAGTTCCACCTGCAAGAGGCGTGATCGTCAGCGCTGTGGAATTCCCGGCTGGGTTCCGCACGGTCAGAATAGAGTTGATCACCGAGGTGGTGACTAGCGCGACTCCCTCAATCTGACTGGTGCCGGTTGCCCGACCAACAACTGTGTACGCCAAGTCGTTGCCGTTCAGTGTCAGAATGAGCTGGCCTGGTTCGGTGATGCTGACTTGGAACTGAACCAAGTACGTCCCGATCGTCGTCAGGCTGAATGAGCTTGCCGATAGACGAGCGATCGTTGAGCCTGAAGTAGGGCCGTTCTGCGGAAATGAAACGTCAGTGCCAACTCCAACTGTCGACGCGTTGTTCGGCGGCATCAGCGCGTAGAAGTCAGCGAATGCGATTACGCCATGCTCACTATCACCGCCAGCGGGACCCTGTGGACCTGTTGCGCCTTGAGGCCCAGCTGGACCTGTCGCTCCCTGTGGACCCGCAGGACCTGTTGCGCCAGTTGTACCTTGTGGGCCCGTTGCACCTGTTAGACCGATCGGTCCAGCAGGGCCAGTTGCCCCGTTCGTTCCGTTCGTTCCATTCTGACCTGCTGGACCTTGTGGACCCGTTGCTCCATCAGCACCTGCTGGACCTTGTGGACCCGTTGCTCCATCAGCACCTGCTGGACCAGTTAGTCCTTGGGGTCCAGTGAGACCTTGAGGACCAATAGGACCGGCTGGACCTTGAGCTCCATTGGTTCCAGGCGAGCCAGCAGGACCTTGAGTTCCATCACGCCCGTCTCTACCATCACGCCCGTCGCGGCCATCTGTACCAGAAGGACCTTGTGGTCCAGCAGGACCTTGTGGACCAACAGGTCCAGGTGGGCCAGGTGGGCAGATAGGTGGGCAGGGGTATACAGGAAAGCAACCACCCGGCGGCTTCCTCGGGAAGCTTTCATCGTCGTTACAATCGACTGGCGGCTTCGGCGGGCATGGGGGTTGGCCACCGCCGCCACCTACATTGCTCTCACTTGGAGCGTTCGTGATAGGTGTAAACCCCGATGAGATGATCGGTGCAGTGATGCCTGGAATGTTTGTGTCTGGGCCTGATGTAGTTTCAACAGGCGATCGAGCCTTCGCACGCGTTAGAACGTCGTTCAGCTCAATGAGGTATCGTTCAGTAGTTGCGAGCATAATTACCCCTGTGCATCAAGCCTTGCGATGATTTGAGAAATTGCAAGTTCAATGGCAGCAAGACGTTCTTCAAGTCCATCGGGGCAACCCGGGCCTGGGGGTCCAGGTGGTCCGGGCGGGCCTTGTGGCCCTGGAAACATCGAACCGATGTTGATGATGTCATCTCCACTTGTAAGATAAGCACCCGCAATGTCCAGCGCTTCTAACGCACAGACCGGCCCGCTAGCTCTGCACCTTGTGAGAACTTGCGTCAACTCGATTAGCTGTCGCCCTGATGAATCTACCATGCTCCACCACCATTGTTCTTCTTTTGTTTGGGTGGGGCGGACCCCCTCCGAGGTCCGCGCTATGTTATGCTAGTGCTCGATTAACGAACTTGATTGCTCGTTGTCGTTTGGCCAACGCCTGACATGGAACCGAAGTTCACCATGCCTTGACGCGTTTCCTGCAGTTGGCTTTGGAAAGCCTGCAGTGCGCTGTTCACGGCTGCGAACTGGCTGTTGCCATGCTGGTTCTGCCAGTAGCCGCAACGATCACGCTCAGAGACGAGGGCTGCGTTACGCTCGATGAGCTCACGGTTCAGCTGTTCCATCTTGAGTTCGTTCACGAGGGCACGTGTTGCATTGCCGTCAGCAACGATCTGTTGGCCCAGGAGAGCCGATGCGAGCTGTGTTGCAGCTGCATTCTTCGCACCTTCGAGAGCCGTCGCTGCTTGGCCGTTTTGGGCTGCGGAGTTGATGGCGCTGAGAGTGTTCGCGAACTGCATGTCGGTACCAGCCTTGAGGGCTGCGACAGCTGTAGCGTTGTTGAACGCGTACTGTTGCTGGGCGATGAAGTACGCCGTGTCTTGAGCGACGACGCGGTCAGCTTCGGTACCAGTGCGGTCCGAATTTGCCCATGCCGCAGTCTTGACGATGTCATTCGTGTCTGCTGCTTCCTTGGCGGTCTCACGACGGATGTCAGAGCCTGAAGCCAGGGTTGTTGCACGAATTGCGCCGCTTTCGAAAGCAACATCACGACGGATGTTGGCTTCAGATTGCTGGCTCTCACGACGGATGTCAGCCTGACCTTGGAGGTTTGCTGTTTCGTCGAGTTGGCCCGTTACGGTGCCGGTTACGATGTCTGCCATTTTGGATACCCTTTCAGTTGCAGTTTCAGCCGAAGTTGTGGCCTTGCTGCTATCATTTGAAATAATGGGCTGGACGACACTTGCTACAACTGCCGGTGCTGGTGTGATTTGTTGGCTTGTGGCCCGCAAATTCGCCATCAGGTTGGTGTTGTCTTCGGTGAGCATACAGTTCCATTGCTTGCATCAAGCTTACGCTTGGTGTCTGAGCGGTGTAACGTCACCGGTACCGTTGTGGTTGGTTCCACAATCCTTGTCAGATCTCTTTGGATCTGTTTCTGACTGTATTTACAGTGGATCGCCCAGAATACAAATAGGCACGACGGGCGGTGCTGAGAACAGAATGCGGTTTGTCGAGATGAAGAGTTCTCGTGCGAGGATGAATTGGTCGTAACCGTGCGCCGAAAAACAGGTGGCGGCGGCAGCCATACTGTCAGCGAGAGCCAGCATCACTTCTTCGGTGATGCGATCGCTGGTGTTGTTCATGTGTGGACTCCCTTGTGAACGGTGGTGAGCGGTGTGCTCTCAAGGGTATTTAGGCTTGCCGCTTCGTCTGTACCGTACGGTACAGACCTCAACCTACTAAGATATCAATAAGACATAGGAGGCATGTCCGGGACAGAATTCAGGTTGACACAGAAAAGGGCCCGAAGGCCCTTTTCATCATCGTAGGTGCTGCTTATGCGAGCATCTTCTGCACTGCAGTCAGTGCATACTTCAAGAGAGTGTCGTAGGCCTGAGCGCACTTGAATGCTGCACTCGTCGAGTGGCACTGCTCGCACTGGTCTACAGTCACTGGGTGACCAGCAGTGTAGGCAGCCTTGCCCTTGGCAATCACGTTGTCGTGGCAGGTGACACAACCAGAAGTGACGCCAGCGTGGATCTGGTCATGCGACACGGTGTCCCATGCAGTGATCGCGAAGCTTGAACCATTTGCTGGAGTCGTGTGGCAGGTGCCGCACTCAGCAGTTGTTGGAACGTGGTTCGTTGGCTTTGTCAGAGCGTTGTACACCGATGCGTACGTACCACCGTGGCACTGCGAGCAAGCGATGTTGCTGACTGTTGAGTGGTTCATCGACCAAGTCGTGGTGAACGACGAGGTGAAGTGGCAGTTGTTGCACTCGAGCAGACCCGTTGGGATGTGGTTTGCTGAGCGGGCGACGGTGACTCGTGCTGGGTCACCATTGTGGCATGCTACACAGTTCTTTGGTGTTCCGAGGAACACGCCAGCCTTGTGGCATGATGCGCACGTGTTACACTTCCCAGTCGAGAGGTGTGCTCCATCGAGCGTAAAGTTCGGGTGCGATTGCTCGTACATCGAACATTCAGCCGCATGGGCGCCAGTGGAAGCGAACATGCTTCCAAGGAGGACCACCGCGGCTGCAAGTAGTTTTTTCAAGGACATCAGAATCTCCGTTACAAAAAGACGTCGTATTTATTGCCGGCCGCTGCTAGATACGCATTTTAGTTGTCCCAATTCCTGTACATCGTGCCGCGATTTCCGAGAGGCCGGTGGCACCCCACCTGTGAGCAATCGAGCGGAACGGGATTGCGTTGGAAATGCGTAAGCGACATCAACTCTCCATGACCGAGCCAAGTCTGTCCTGACAAGTGGCAGCCCTTGCACCAGCCTGCGCCGGATCCAACGGTTCCATTGTGGTTCATCGTGACAGTAGTCCACACTGTGGTAGACGTGTGGCATGCCTTACAGTCGAGTGTTGAACCACCTAGAAGCTGCGTCGCTTCAGGGATGTGTTTGATTGGTTCGCCGAGAGCGCCAGCCCCGGTGTAGCTGCCATTGTGGCAGGTCTTGCACAACATCGTCGTCACCTTCGTGTGGCTGAATGTCGATGGCGTGAATGCGACTGTCGAATGGCAAGAGGCACAGTCCATCGTGCCGGTTGGAATGTGTGAAGCTGATCGATACACGGTGTTGCGTGCAGGATCTCCATTGTGGCAGTCGATGCAGTTCCTTGGTGTTCCGTTGAAGATCCGATTGATGTGACAAGATCCGCAGGTGGTGCACTTTCCGGTAGAGAGGTGGGCACCCGAGAGAATGTATAGTGGATGCGACTGTTCGTAGAGTGTGCACTCAGCGCCAAAAGCCGGCATGCAGAACATCAGGAGTAGAAGTATGAGTCTCATGTTAGAAGTCGGTGCGGACGCCGAGGTAGAATGATTGGTTGTAGGAAGTCACATTCGCTGCATTCAGCAGATCAAGAAGGCTAGTGCGAGTGATGCTGAAGGCAGTGTCAAGAGCGAGCGACTCTGAGAAATAGTAGTTCAGTCGGACTGAAAGCCCTGTGTTCGTGGTTAGCAAGCCTGGTTGGGTGCGAACAAAGTATCGACCGAGAAGTTCGAAGCTCATCTGACCGTACTTGAAGTTGTCGACGACCGTGATCGAGGTTCCACGCCCACCACCGAACATGAAGCTCGTGATGACATTCAAGTTGTTGCCCTTGTACCAAGTATCAGTGCCAGATAGCATCAAGTTCAGCGTGGTGTTCTTGCCAGTTCCAGCCTGCGAAGTGATCGAAGCTGGCAGATCGAGTGTAGAGATTTGGTCGATGCTAGTACCCGAGATGCTGGACACCTGAATGTCGGAACCGAGAGTCCACTTTGGTGTCAGTGTCGTGGTGGTGCCGAGCATGAATGTCGTGCTCATCGGTGTAGAGCCGGCGATGTACTTGTAGATCTGATCTTGCGACAGACCAGAGTTCGCGAACACATCACCTACTGATGTGAACGGCTTCCGATCGATGGTGCCGAAGCCCAACATCGTTGAACGTTCAGCGAACAGAACAGGTGCCTTACGATGATCGATCATGAAGTACGGCGACGTGAACCCAAGGGATGTGCGGCCCTGGAACATGAGAGTGTTCAACGCCTTGTACAACAGATCGTACTCGACAATGAGTGAGGAACTCAGCTGTTGGCTTGATTGGAACACCTCGACACCGACAGCTTGTCGTTCTGCGTGTCCGTCAGCGATGCTGTGATTGTAGTACAGATCTCCTGAGAACTTTTCAGTGTCCAACTGGTAACCTACGCCAAAGAACTTCCGACTTGTCGACGAGGTCCCGACATAAGGCACGCCTCCCAGAAGGACAACCTTTGACTTTGGATCCATTGCGTAGTTTGCCACAATCCCATCGAATCTGCCAAGCGTGCCGTAACCCGAGGTCATACGACCGACCTTGATGCCCATGTCTCGGAAAGTGTCTTGCACGTCCACCGACACGGTCGATAGATTCTGCTTCGACGATTCAGGGTGCATGAGGTTGTCGGTGCGTGAGTATCGAATGGCCACCTTCGTGGTGATCTCGTCTGCTCGATACGTTCCGGTGACACGACCGTTTGTAATCAGCGCGGAGTCGGATCGCTGAAAACTGGTGGCTGAGGGAGAGTTCGAGCTGATGTAGTAGTACTCAGACACTGAGGCGGCCGTCTTTGCATCGACACCTTGGTGTGGTTGTCGTGCCTCGAACCGGCTTGCGATCACCTTCGGTTGAGCAATCTCCAGTGAGATAAGCCGCTGCTGGATCCGCTTGAACTCAGGGCTGTCAGGGTACATCGTCAGGTAGAACTTGTACTCAGCCTTGGCCTTCTCGAACTTGCCTGCCTTCTCTTGTGCGAAGCCTGCGAGTTCCTGTGCCTCCATCGTGGCAGCAGTTGGTGACATCATCAAGATGGCGTTCAGCGATTCGAGTGCATCATCAGTGTCGCCGTTCTCTGCAAGCACCTTCTTTGCCAATGCAAGCAGCTCCTCGGGTGTTCGCTTGTTGGTGATCATGACCACCTCTGGTTGCTGAGCTTCGGCTACCACGACAGTGAGAACGTTTTCACGCAGCAAGATGCGGTATGGCATGCGATGATCGAGGGTGATCACGATGCGCGTGCGGTCAGGTGTTGCGAGAACCTTCACCTCTCGAGTGTGTGGCTTGTCAAGGAATTCCTGATCACGCTTCTCTGGGCCCTTGGAGGGCAGATCTACTACGATCCGATACGGTGCTTCCAGCTCGAAAACGGTGGGCGGCCCAGCGACTGGATCAGTGAATGAGATCTTGGTGATCTCGGCATTTTCCGATGCGCGCACCACAATGCTCTGCAGAGAATTCGCACTGCAGATCGAGGTGATGAAAAGCAAAGGAAGAAGTATCCACCGCACAAGTGATCCAAGCGTGAACTGCGTCACACTATTTAAGGGATGGTATGTGGTACGTCCGAGTGGGTTCGAACCACCGGCCTTCGCCTTCGGAGGGCGATGCTCTTCCAACTGAGCTACGGACGTATTGTTTGGACCCTCCGGAGGGATTCGAACCCACGTTCCACGGCTTAGAAGGCTTGGCCCGTTCCAATCGGCGGAGAGATTATGGTTGTCGTTTGATCTTGTCGAGTTCCTCTTGAATGAACTGTTCTGTTGAGCGTTCATCCTTAGGTGGCTCGCACTGATGTCGAATCGATCCGAAGAAAGCTGCGATGTTCTCGCTGTTCTTGCCGAGAGTCTGCATGACCTCGACCGATGCAAACAGCATCACACCGCAGATGATCAAATACACGAGGAACGAATTGCTCTCGTCAGGCTCCGGCAGGAACTTCTTGAATAGACCCTTCATCTTGAACACAACCGCCACCAGAATGGCGATGGTGATGAGGACTACCCAGATTGATGTAGGAATACCGCACATCAACTATTTATGGAGCGTTGCTCAGAGCGCTGCGATCTGAGCACGAAGCTCGGCGATTTGACGCGTCTTGCCTGGGACATTGATCTCGGCAGCGGACGAAGACTTCTTCTGAAGCGAGAGACGCAGTTCGGTCTCGAGGGCTTGCAGGCGCTCAGTCAGTTTGAGCTTCTTCTTGTCGGCGTTTGCCATGATGAACTCCAGTGTTGATTGGTAGGAGCACTGAGAATCGAACTCAGGCCATCCGGGTAAAAGCCGGAGACGCTGCCATTACGTCATACTCCCATGGAATTTGGTGGTGATGGAAGGAATCGAACCTCCCCTGGCTTTGGATGATAAAGATAACCAATCGCGGCCGGTTGTTTTGCAACTAAAAATGCAATCGATGTTTCCGTGCTGTCCACTACACTACATCACCATTGTTCTTTGTGGTGCCCCATTGGGGAGTCGAACCCCATCCCACGGACTACAAAACCGTTGTGCACTCCTCATTCACTCACGGGGCATTGTTTGGCGCGCCTGCACGGAGTCGAACCGCACTGCCTTTGGCTCTTTGGCTGCCTCCAGCAAATCCCTCGGCGCATTGTTTGGTGGGACCGGTGGGAGTTGAACCCACAACCTATCGGTTAAGAGCCGAGTGCTCTGCCAGTTGAGCTACGATCCCATGAAATACTGCAAGCAAAAGTGAAGTCGGTAAACCTCTTTCGAGGGTGTCGGGCTTTGAATCCCGCTCTAGCTGATGGCCGAAGGCCAATGCATTAACCGATAACCGATTTTCAACGGCTTGCGTGTTTGTTACGGCTGACTACGTGCGAGTGATTCGGCTCTTAGCCAATCATCTAGCTCGAACCCGGGTTCACGGCCCCGTGCTTCGTACATTTGGTACGCGACCTGCTCGACGTCGAAAGGAACCCGCTGCACTTCATGCACAACTGGGGTCTCGACAGCAGGTACAACCTTCTTGATTCTCTTAGTAGCCATTTCGCTCTCCTGTTATTGTTGTTGTCGCGAATCGACTCGCTATTTATCTGGCGTCGCCGCACGGACTCGAACCGCACCGCTCTGTGACCCGGGAAATCACAGTAGCCATCCATTGACGACATTGTCTGGCGGCGCACCGATGAATCATGGTCCTTCCGACGGGTTGCCGCGGCTCACCGTCATCCTATCACCACGAAACGGAGATTTGCAACTCTCCGCTCTTTGCGCCATTGATTGGCGGGCCGGACGGGAATCGAACCCGCATGAACTTCGTAGACAGCGAAGTGCCTTACCAGTAGGCTACCGACCCAATGTTTGTTACTGCACCTTGTCAGGGTACTTGGCGTCCATGACGTCGATCGCATTGTGCGGACTCGTTCCGATGTCCAACAGCGTGATCTTGTCAGATGCAAAGCCATTCTCGACGGTGATCAGGGATTCATCGGCACTGACGCCGCCCTTGTACTTGCCGTCGCCCTTCTTGTGCATCAACTTGCCCGTTGCCGGATCAACCGAACCCCATTCAGGAGTGTGTGCGCCTACGATCGGCTCGACAAAGTACGAGCGACCGGTACGCTGTGAGTAGACGATGAAGCGGCCAGTTTCGTCCGTGTTCGTGAGGAACCGGGAACGTAGGGTTGCAGTCATAGTCTTCTCCTGGGTTATGGACTTCCGTCCGGGTTATTTGGCAGAGGGTGTAGGAGTTGAACCTACGTCTACTGAGTCAGAGTCAATCATGCTACCGTTGCACCAACCCCCAATTGTTCTATCTGGTAGGATGTGTCAGAATCGAACTGACATAGTTGCGATGTGAACGCAACTGGTAACCACTCCCATCAACATCCTATTGTTCTGGTCCCTCCGTCAGGAATCGAACCTGCTTCTCGCGGTTATCAGCCGCGGGCTCTACCATTGAGCTACAGAGGGAAATTCTGGTCGTGATGGACGGAATCGAACCGTCTTAGTCTTTCGACACACCTTATGAGGGTGGCGCATTGCCTTAATGCTACATCACGTTGTTAGTACCCGTAGCCGCCATACCCGCAGCCAAAGCCAAGTGGGTGGTACGGATAGCCTTGATAGCCAGGGCCGCATCCACGATAGCCGCTGTAGCAGCGATGGTGGTTGGAGAGCATCATGATCTCCATTATGGTTGGGCCACTGTGGCGGTGAAAGTATGGAGCGCCGTAAGCGCCGAAGAATGGGTAGTTCATGTTAGTACCACCCATGGCTGAGGCCGCCAAAGTTGTTCGAATTCGCTACCTGCGAAACTCCAGCCATCACACCTGCATTGTACAGGCTTTGATTGATGTTTGAAATCTGGCTGTCGATGATGCTGTTGCCATAATCTGGGAATACGTACTGTGGGTACGGGTAGCCATACGACGGGTAGCGGCGATTGAATTGTGGGTAGTACCCTGGGCCATACATGCGGGACATTGTCGTCTCCTTTTTCTTCTTGTTGTCAGACGGCCTGGACTCATGATCCAGGTAACGTATTTACATCTAGCCGCTCATGTGTACAAATTGGCTGGCCATCTAGGAATCGAACCCAGCATCTCCGCATTAACAGTGCAGCGTGTTCACCTTGCTTACTCATGGCCAATTTTGTGGAGCCCCCTGTCAGAATCGAACTGACGTCCAAGCCGTACGAAGACCTTGTACTACCACTGTACTAAAGGGGCGTAATTAGAACTTAAACTTGGCGCCCTTTACATATCCTTGCGCCAAATAGTTTTCGAGTTCCGTTTTCTTTATTCGTTTGGCATGTATACTGTTATGAATCCAGCAGGTGCCAAATTGAGAATTCTTTTCGCCTTGTTGAAATGCACGATCTGCCCAGGTGGCTTTTCGTTTTTCCCAGGCCTCACTTGTCTGTGATCGTTTGCTCATTTCTTTCAGACCATCGCCAACTGCACATCCAGTAACAACACGGCCTGATGAATAAGCTGTTTTCAACCCAGTGGTTATCTTTTGGGATGTTTTTGCTACCCACTCTGGATCTGTTTCGCGCAACACACGCATTCGCTTGTTGCCCTTGATACCCTTTGCCCGCTGCACTTCTGCATTCAAGTTTTGGTGTTCAAAACCACCTTCACCGCCATACTTCAAGTTGATGTTCAACGGGTTGGCAAGCAGCACTTCATTGACGATTTCCTTCTCACGAAGTTTCAATGCTTCGCGGTCTGGGCACATCTCAACGATTTCTTTCTTGTGGTTCTCGTCGCCATGTTTGGCACGCGAGTAACCCAGAATTTTCCCACTACCAAGATAGCCATCCTCGAGGTTGTCTGTCGAGTGCATCCCTACGTAGAACTTGCCTGTGACTTGACAAGTCGTTCTGTAGATGTAGTGGTATTTCTTCTGTCGGCGCATATCGTTCTCCTTTGTCCTATTTACAGGAACCGGGAACAATACGACCTGAATGGGTGCTCGACGGGACTCGAACCCGCAACGACGAGAATCACAATCTCGGGATCTACCAATTGATCTACGAGCACCATCGAATTTGGGCAGACGGGTGGGGTTCGAACCCACAATATCGCCTTCACAGGGCGAGGTGTTACCAATTACACTACACGCTGCATTGTAAGGGGGGATACAGGTGGGAATCGAACCCATCGTCGCTCAGGCAAACCCCGAGTGCTCTACCATTGAGCTACAACATCCATTGTTTGGCTCCGACGTGCTGGGCTAACCAGTTACACGTTTCTCCCGGCTCATAACTCCCCATCGGATTGGGAGCGCGGGCGTGGCTTGATTGGTGGAACGTACGGGGAATCGAACCTCGTATCACGCGATTTAGTACCAATCTGCTGAGTAATCGCAAAAACGTCCCATAAGATGGCGGCCCCAGCGGGACTCGAACCCGCTTCGCAACGTAGACAGCGTCGCATAATACCCATATACCATGGGGCCATTGTTTGGTACACCTGATGGGACTCGAACCCACTAACAGCCTCTCGGCTTACTGGGTTGAAAGCCCAGCCACTCGACCCTTTGTATTCAGGTGTATTGAATTTTGGTACTCCCGAACGGTTTCGATCCGTCTTCTCCGCCTTGAAAGGGCAGCGTCCTAGCCAGTAGACGACGGGAGCATAGTTCCAACAAATGCCTTTCGGCGTGCGGTCCAGGGGGGGATCGTGAAAGGATAACCCTGAGTTGCGAAGCGGTTGGAATGTTTGGTACCCACTACTGGAGTTGAACCAGTCGCCTCTTCGATGTCAACGAAGCGTTCTACCGATGAACTAAGTGGGTGATGTTCTTGTGAAACACTTTTCGAGTGTATCTGGAAAGTATCTCTTCATCCATCCGTGGATCTTCTGTGGTTTCATCCCAAGAAGATCTGCGGCCTGCTGAACCCATCCGAACTTGCTAAAGTCGATGTTCGCTTGAACTAACTTCTTCATTCGCTGTTCGGCGATGTTCTGGCGTTTCTGTTCAACTGGAAGATGAACTGGTTTTCTAACTGCTTCGACGAAAACATTCAGATCCCTATCCTTCGAGAGGAGAAACTTCTGAAAGTCGTCAAGGCACTGTTGTGTATCCTTGTAAAGACGCTGCCATTCGATGCGATAAACGCTCCACCCTTTGGTGTTCAAGAACTTATCTCTGATCGCATCCTTTTGGGTCTGTCCATCACGACGATGTTGACATCCGTCGATCTCAAGATCGACCATAAACTCGGCGAATGCGAAGTCTAAGAAATACTTGCCACATCGTTGTTGTTCGATAACGAGAACGCCTTTGAACCGTTGATCCTCAGACAGAACTTTTCGGAACCAACGCTCTGGATAACTCGATCGAGTCAGATCCTGGTTCTTGTGCGCCCATCCTGGGTGTCTGCCTTCAGCATGCGCCGCCTTCTGTTTTTCCGACAACTTTCGGCGGGTTTCTTCGCTCGTCATTTCGAACCTCCGTGTTGATTGTATTTATACGGAGGTTCGAATGTTGGACCGTCAAACAGGACTCGAACCTGCATTTTCATCCATTACCTTACTCGACGTTCGTAGCGTCGGTGGCTATTGACGGATGGACCCTCTGGCGGGACTCTAACCCACAACTGAACGTTCGTAGCGTTCTATGATCTACAGTTTCACCACAGAGAGATTGTTTGGTGCCTCAGTACGGAATCGAACCGTCTTCTCGCCCATACCAAGGGCGTGTACGACCAATGTACTACAGAGGCTTTGTTCTGGCCCGACCTGTTGGTTTCGATCCAACCTCTCCGCGTTTTCAGCGCAGCGCTTTCACCAGATTAGCTAAAGCCGGTTTGTTTGGCACCGTGTACGAGAATCGAACTCGTTTTCCCGCGCTGAGAACGCAGTTTCCTATCCAGTAGAAGAACACGGTATTATTTGGTGCGTCGCCAGGGACTTGAACCCTGACATGTCTCCTTAAGAGGGAGGTACTCTGCCACTCGAGTTCGCAACGCATTGTATTGGCAGAGGAGGTAGGACTCGAACCTACAAGGTCATTACAACCGTCTGCTTCAAAGGCAGATGCGTCTACGCGATTTCGCCACTCCCCTATAATTCAAAGACAACAAGTGGAAGGAACGGGTAGCCTTTCGGCAAATCAGATTTATGGTCAGATGAGATAACCATTCCAGTTCGGTTGTCTATTGTTTGGCTCCGTCGGAGAGCTTCGAACTCCCATATTACGCCCTGCGGCCTTTACGTCTGGTTAACAGCCAGGTCTCTTACCAGTTAGAGTACGACGGAATTGTTCTTGGCGGGCCGTGAGAGAATCGAACTCCCACCGAAGGTTTTGGAGACCCTCGTGCTACCACTACACCAACAGCCCATTCTTCAGACCCTGAACAGAGGCTGAAGAATGGACCCGCCGAAAACCGGCGGATCAAAAATACCATCCCTTTTTCGCACTCGGCAGCCTGAAGAGTACTCGGCTGATTCAAAGCGGTCATCCTGCTTGTATCCCGCTGGACTTTCTAGCGGCTTGTTCTACTTCCAAAAACAAACCAGGGTCCTTGCTTTCGCGAGGACCCTGGTCTTTGGTTGTTTGACTGGAGCTTGTTAGGCTTTTGTCTCCCCGAAGACCAGGGTTGGTGTATCAATCTCATGGCGTTCAAAGCGCACGACATTATTCTGGCGTTGCTGCCAGAACATCGTGGTTTTGATCGTCTTGAAGGTGAACATTTGCTTGATCTCGGTTAGGAAGAATTCGTGAAGTTATTTATACGGAATCCCCGATTTGCATCAAGTGTTCCGTAAGTTGATAGAGCAATTATACACTAGTCGGAGGCAATGTACACAGAAGAAGTGTAACAGTTGTCAGGACCAGTGCAGTGGTTTTGAACTGACGTTCTCAACCGATGATGCTATTGTAGTCTTCTCTGGGAAGACGTGTTGACAGATTTGTAACCACACGCAGGTTACAGGATGCCGAGCTTCTTGAAGGATGCCTTGGCGAATGCCACACTTGCAGAGTCAAGGGTAGATTTGCCGTTTTGTCGGCCCTCAGCAATCTCGATCTGTGTCCAGATAAAGTCGAGCACGAAGAGAATCTTGTGGAGATTCTCCATGATGACAGTGGCGTCTGCGACATTGGATTGGACTGCCTGTAGGGCGGCGAGGGTGCGAGAGATCTTCTCATCCTCGAACCAAAGACCTGAGTCCTCAAGTTGCCCGTTGCGGGTTGGATATGGCAGCAGGGATTTGCGCGTGAGTTGCAGCTCGCCTGCAAGTAGCTGAACGATTTGGAGAACGTGTTGTCCATCGGCGCCTTGCACTACCTTCCGCATGATGTGCACGGCTTCTTTCAGGGCTTCGACGTGACCACCTGGGCGAAGCTTCAACGACAGGAAATAACCTTCAGCATTGATCTCCTTCATCAGGAGCTGTAGCAAGCGCACGCCTTCTGCTGGAGATTCCGCCTCTTTCGGTGCTTCGCTGATGAAGTCTTTGAATCTCATCGCAGCCCCAACTTCTTCAGTGCAGCATTGATGAACTTGTAGCAGGCATTGCTTGGCTCGACGTAGTCAAGCTCAGCCAGAAAGTCGACAATTCGATTGACACCAGAGGAGTAGGCCTCGAGCGATTCAGCCTGCTCCCACAGCAACTTGGCAGACTTGAAAGCTTCCATCACATGCGGAGCGAAGACGTATCCGGCATTCTCAACAGCGACAGCATGTTCCGACATGCGCTTGAGATTGCCGTCATGCGTGAGCATCGTAACGCCTTGTAGACCAGCAAGCATGCGACCTGCAACCTTTGCATCCTGCTTCCCGATTCTGGCAATCCTGAGTGCCTCGACGACTGCAGCCAGCTTGTTGAAGGCCTGCTCCTTACCGAACTTGTGCTCGAAGCGCAGACCGAACTTCAGGTCCTTGGACTCCTTGGTCATCTGGTCGAGGTTCATCAGCAGCTCGAGCACGGCTGCTGGGGAGAGCTCTTCTTCATTGACGCGTGACGTCAGGCCTGTCGATTGGGTCTGGCCAATGCTGATGCCAACGGTGTCTAGGGTGAGGCGTGGTTGTTTACCAGCAGCAACAGTGCTCTTGTGTACCTGATGTGACAGCTTTGCAGTGGCCGTCTTACTGGCCTGTGTTGCGCCGAGATCAGTCAGCTTCATTGTAGTATCCGATCTTCTTCAGGACAGCCCGGGAGATAGACTTGCGGTAGGTGTCTGTGGCGTTACGAGCTACAACATCGAGTTCGTGGATGGCGCCAATGAACATCTGCAGTTCAGTGACGTAGGCCAACAAGCCTTCGGTGTTGGCCAGTTGCCCAGCTGCGCGACGATAGATTTCGAGGTTATCGGTTGGCAAGAAGTGCCAGTCCGCAAGCTTCGTCAGGCCCGAATAGAGTTGACCACATGCATCTGACTTCACGAGCTTCGACAGGGCCTGGTTCACCTGTGACAGCGGGTATGCAGCAGCGGTTTTCGCTTGGGTAGTCCGACCATCGGGCGGCTCGTTCATCATCTTGATTGCGAGATCGACCAGTTCATCTTGGTCATTGATTGCCTTGGGCAGCTTCGTGTTCGAGTCGAGTTCAATTAGGGCGCCAGCAATCAAGCCCGCCTTGCCATTGTGCTTGAGCTTCCTCACTTCATGGAGCTGCTGTAGCTTCAAGAAGATCTCCAAGGATTGTTGCCAGCGAACCACTCATGTTCGTAGTGCTCGCCATGAGCGCCCATCTTGGCATCGTGGAGTCGATCACGAGCCATGTCGTCCCACATGTCTGCGAGATAGTCGTACATGCCGTAGTTCTTCTTGCCTCGACCACGGCCCATGACGTTCTTCTTGACAGCGAGATTGATCTCATCCATCGTGACGTCATGCTTGTCCATGTAGTCGTGCAAGCTGTCGATCGGGTCGCCGTCAGGGAAGGAGTTGCCGATGGCATTCTCGACCTCATCCCAAATCTCTGCGAGAGATGGGTGACTGAGCTTCTTCAGGCGGGCAGCATCGCGTTCAGCACGACGATCTTCACGTTCCCACTGTGCGCGCAGCTTTTCGTCTGACGACTTTTCAGAGCGCTCTGCGCGGGTAGATGGGATGTCGCGGCTGTTGATCCAGTTCTTCACTTCGGTCGGGTGTTCCCAAAAGCCGTCGATCTTGCGGAACTTCTTTGGGTAGCCCGACATGTTGTGGACAGTCCACGTTTCAACGCCTTGCATTTCCTTGAGGTATTCACTCAGTCGCATCATATCCATCCACGTTTATCGAATCTGCTCGGTAGGTAGACCAGTTCTCGTCTTTGTTGCGCTGGTCTGGTCCATAGGCCCTGTGCTGTTTCGCGATTGCAATGCCTGCACCACGAACAGCATCAGCCATTGTCTTCCGATATTGGGCAGCATAGAGCGTGCCATCAGACCGCATCACCACGGCAGCGAACATATTGTTGTCTTCGCCGTCATGGTCATCATGCACGTTGCAGTGACCGACATAGACTGGACGACCAGCGCCATCTTCACCCACCTTGCGTACCACGAACGTGTACATCAGCTTGTCCAGCTTTGGCTGATTCTTGAACGTCACATGGAAGATGTGGTTGCGGGTCTCGAAGAGGGTCTGCAGCTTCATTAGTCGCCGATCCTTCTAGCTGTGATGCCAAGCTTCTTCAAGCCAGCACGGCAGATGGTAGCGCGATACTTTGCATCGCCCTCGTCTTGATTCTGGCGAGGGTCTGACCCAACTGCAATGTTGTTGAAGGCGCTAAGCAGCTGATAGATCTTCTTCATGTTCTTGACGCTCTCAATCATGTGAGCATGACTGGCTTTCATCAACTGCATTGCCTCTTTCATCTCCTTAACGCCTTCCAGCTCTTCGAAACTGGTGCCCTCAAAAGCCTCGAAGGCATCTTGAATGGCGTGCGTTTCTTGTTCTTTCCAGGTTTCGAGGGCGCTCAGCCGATCATAAAGGGAGATGGATCCCTCAGTGTCCATGTGCACATGAAATAGCTCGAGAGCAACCTTAACATCCTTGTTGATGTCATGCTCTTCCCAGATCTGGTAGAGCGCTGGGTCCGAGTAGCCCAGTTCCTTAGCGAGTTCCCTCAGGAGGTTTCGCTGGTCAATGGTTTCAAAGAGTTGTTGAAGCTTCATAGCTGCACGTAGTTGTACAGCTATTTATGGCCTGGCCGTCAGACCAAGATGATACCGAGCGGCAGATCCAACTTCTTCATGGTGGCCTTGGCTACAGATCGATCAAAGCTGTCTATGTGGGGCAGAGTGATCTGCTCATGACCCATGGCAATGTCATTCAACCGACGCATGACGGACACCAGACGCGTCACGTTCTGCGTAAATGGAATGACTGGCTTGCGGTACATCCGGAACTCGGCTAGATCATCAGATTCGGTGGACAGATCCAGCATGTGGACCGGAGATACATCACAGAAGCCAGTCTTGCGTAGATTTCTCAGGCAAGAGCGGGTTCCTGGGATCGATCGTGTGGTAACTAGATTGCGCAGGGAGCTAAGCTCGTCCTCGAAGTTGATCTGCCGAACAGCGAAGCGGTGCAGCGTTGCGGCCATTGCGTAGCAGTCTTCAAGATCTGCACCCTTGACCATGACAAAGTTCCCGAAGCCCGAACCTTCTGGATGCATCTGAATCCAAGCGGACCGAAGCAGATCGATCTCAGGACAGGAGGTTGCTACCTCATTGAGCTTCATACTGGGATCCCCAGGGCCTTGAGTGCAGCCTTGGCGATGGTCTGCTCGTACTTGTCATGGACACCATGCTTGTTTTCGGCGTACTTTACGAGTGACATGATGTAGTCGAGGGCGTGCCGCAAGCCGATGGCGATACGCTGAATCTCAGGGCGTGGATACTTGCCAAGAATCTCGTCTTCCTTGTACATCTTGGCAACCAACGGCCAGTACTGGAAGCGATAGACTTCCACATCATCACGTTGACGGCTCTGCCACCATGAAGAGGGCCGAATCTTGGTAGGTTTGTGGATCCGTGAACTACCAGCCAGTCGAATCAAGCCACATTGGTAGGACGTTGCCATGCCAGCGCCGAGAGCTGAGTTGTTGTTCTTGTACTTCTCGACAACCTCGACGGCGTACTCCATGATGGCTTTGGAGTGCTTACCCAATGCCGGCATGGGAATATCGTAGCCGCACTCCTCAACCGCTTGTCGGACGAACTTCTCTAGATCGGGAATGACGATGTCTTCAAGGAGCATCAGCTATTTACAGCGGACGTAGCCCTTTGCTCTCGAGATACCGGGTCAATTCGAAGATGTCCCGCATCCGAGTGCCGTCTTCGGCAGTCAGACAGCAACTACCAGACGGGTTGAACCTGCCCTTGGTGTGCAACGCCATCTCCTTGACACCAACGACGGAGTCCGGCTCCTTGAAGCCGAGGTAATGGAGGGTGAGCAACATGGCCTGAACTTCAGGCGCTTGCCACAGGGTGGCGTGCGTGAGATAGAGGGAGAATTTCATCAGTCGAGCAGTTTCTGGGTTGGGCGGCACTTCAGGCCATGCCTTGTGGCGAGGTTGTCCATGTGCTGCTCTGCTTCTTCTCGCGTTTCAAAACGTGCCATTGAAGCGATGTCCCATTCATCGTACTCCCAAGTGTAGACCTGAGCGACACTGAGTTGGGACCGATCACCACGTGGGTAGATGACCATGTAGGCGAGATCAGTTGACATCATCGACTGCCAAAGATTGCCGCGAGCGCGGCAAGGGCAAGGAAAAAAGCGACGATGGCCATGCGCACCAACCAAGCACCGCCAATCCAGACGCCAACGAACAGGGCCGCGTTCAGCCAGAACCCGATGAACGGGCTCAGGCATGTGAACACGATGGCGACAATGAGCATTGCAAGACTGATCATGGCTTCTTCATCTCGTTGGGTTTGAATTGCGCTCCAGCCCGCCAGTGTTTCTGTGTCTGGACATGCCCTTTGCGGACGTACTTGGCGACCGAAGTCTTGAACTCGGAGTACTTGAAGGAGCTAGCCAGTCGGACCACGTAGCCCTCACGCCGCTCCCATAGTTTGTCGCAGAATGCAGAGGCATATGCAAGTGCTTCCTCGTTGAAGGGGCCGCGATACAACACCTCCACCGGCGTGACACCAAGCAGTTCGAAGTACTCGAGGGTCTCGTCCCAAGAGAGGCAGACATTTCGCTCGTTCCACAGGCTGAAGCCGAGGAAGTACGACTCAAGGTCGTAGTACGTGATCGAGTGCTGCGCCCAGAGGTTCTCACCACAGATGCGCCAGCCTTCAGGCAGATTGAAGCAGACGTTGTTGATCAGGAACTGTTTGACCCACGCACGATCTTCACCACCACGAGAGTCGATCGACCGAGCGTGTACGTGACCATCGCTGTAGCCTGACGTGTTCTCGCCGTCCATCTTCACGCTGATGATGACCTCCTTGCCGGTGCCGTCATCGTGGTAGAACTGCGAGCAGTCCTTCAGCGCCTTGTCGTCGTCATGAATGCCGGGCGAGAAGGGCAAGTGAAAGGTCCGACCGTACTTGACGTAGGCGGTGTAGAGGTCGAGCTTGCCGCCCTTACCAAGGACCTTCTGAACCGACTCGTCGAAGAACAGTTCACCTTTGGTACGACGACCATCTTCGAGGATGTAGTCGCCCCACTTGGTGATGGGCTGCTCCGGATAGAATTGGTCGGGAACCACAATGTGAGTGATGCCGGCAACTTCACGTGCTTCTTCAACCGAGATCTCGGTAGTCTCGCACAGCATGTGGTGGTCCTCACAGACCGTAACACCGTTGTCGAGGTAGTAGCCTCCATTGGACCAAAGCCGTCGTTCGATCAAGTGATGGGCGTCAAGCTTTGGAGACTCGTCAGGGCTGATCTCGTAGAACCCCATGCCATGGCGGTTGGCGCAGAACACGCAACGGTACCCGTCACGTTTGAAGACGCCTTCACGGAAATCATCGCGGCTGAGGAGTTTTGGTTCCATGGTGCATTATACACCAATGGCCAGATCAGAGCAACCTCAATAGCGCTGAATTTGTTCGATCTTCAGTTGAGACCGGGACAGGACGTCCTTGATGGCTTCGAACCGCTTCTTGCGTTCGGCATCTTCAGCTTGATCTGCTGCGCTCTTAGGGGGCAGAGTGATCTTCACTGGGACCTGTACCGTCTGAGCAATTGGGGCACCCACTGGAGCAGAAGCAGCCAGGTGTGGCACCTCGCGAGTGTGAACTGGTTCGGGGCCCATGCACTTGAATCCGGCTGCAGTCAACCGCTCGCATTCAGCTTCAGACACGGCGGGGGCTGGTGCTGCCACAGCAAGGCGGATTGGTGCAGGCTGCTGCACTGGAACCATGACCGTAGTGGTCTGGGGCGGCTGCAGACGGGCTTCGCCTTGCACCATGAGAGTGAGCAGGGTTTGCTGGACACCAGCAAGCTTGCTAACTTCGATCGTGAGGTCTTGGACCTGCTTCGCAGACTTCGCAGAGACTTCATCGAGCTCGCCAGTTTTGGCGTATCGCTCATCGATCTTGAAGATCAACGGGACTGTTGTGACGAGAGACGCAATGACGGCAGCGACGGTGGCAGGAACACCGATCTTCTTCAACAACTCCAGCATTACTTCTTCTCCAGCGAAGCGACTTTGGCTTCGAGCACTTCGATGCGTGCATTCTGCTCGCGTGTGTACTTGTACTGGTAGTAGACTGGCACGAACGTGATAGCAAGCACCACTAAGGTGGCGATGCCGGCAGGGAAGCCATGCTTCCTAAGAATTTCCATCATGGCATTTCTCCGGGTTTCACATCAGTGCGTAGTTTCTGTTGATCAAGCTCTTTGCGGGCGAGCGTGATCCGCTGTCTGTCTTCTGGCGTTATGTGAGGTAGGGTCTCAAGCGCAGACAGAACGAGCAGTTGTCGATTTGCAAGCTCATTGATTTCTGCAGCAAGACGAGCGTCCGTGTCTCGCATTTTGCCATGAACCGCTGTCAGTGAAGCTACCTGCCCAGCAAGCGGCACAAAAACCACTGCACAGATGACTGCAAGAATTATCAGGGCAGAGCGGTTTTCTTTGAGATATTTGAGCATAGCAGGTCTCCTACTTGGCCTATTTATGCTCAAACTGCCCAGAAGCTTATAGCTCTCAGGAGAGCTCTTGTATGTCACAAGAGCTCTCTGGTGAGCTATTAGAGAACTACCAGCGATGTGCCGCACTCAGCACAGAACTTCGTGCCGAACTTGTTCTCGGTGCCGCAGGTTGGGCAGGTGACCTTGGTCTTCACGGTGACAGGTGCTTCCACAACCGTCTCGCCGATTTTGCCCATGATCTTCAGCACCATCACGTGCTTCTGGCCATCAGTTGGGAACCATTGACCAACATTGAACTTCTGCTCGGAGATGGAACCTGGAACAGTGATGCCGGCAACAGCCTCAACCTTCGACTGGCCACCAGCGGCCTGTGGGAAGTAGAAGTCTTCCTGTACCGAGGTCGGGTCATACGAAGCATTCACTTGGTTCACGAATGCCTGTGTTGGGCCTGCGCTGGCTGCAGCGTTGAGGGTCATGCCTTCGCCTGAGGTAGCAGTGAATGATGTCGCGGGCGCTGCACTGGCATTCTGTGCGAAGGTCGTAGAGGACTGCACAGCATTCTGCAGGTTGCCCATGGAAGCGCCACGTAGGACGCCAGTGGAGCACCACACTTCAGGCCAACGCGGGTACGTGCGGTGCCAGTAGTCTTCAACGTAGGTGCGCTTGACGATCTCTTCCCTGATCGTGTTCACGATCTTGGCAGGCTCACGTTCAAATTCGAACTCGACACGGATCAAACCGTCTTCGGCTTGGATACCACGTGGGCCATCCTCAATCTTCTGGGTCCGTTCGATGAACTTGAACTTGTGTCCCTTGTCCATCTGACCGGCAATCAGGAAACGCTCGAGGTCTACAGTGCCATTGGCGGGGACGATCAGGCTGGTGCCCTTGGTCGCATCGACGCCATCTACGGAGACCCGTACGAGTGCGCGAACTGAGTTGAGGTTCTTGAAGTGGAGGGTGTATTCAGCGCCGAACGGCATGAACACGGTGTCGCCAGACTCGCGTAGAACGCGGCCATTATGCTTGACGGCGACGACAAGCTTTTCTTGATACATCACGTATCTTCCTTTCCCAACAACTTGAAACCGTCCACAGACTAAGGACGCGAAGAGTTAAAGTCTGTCGTGCTGGTAGAGCTATTTAATCACAAACCCCGAATTGCACCGTCAGTCATTCAGGTTGCTGATGGCCCATAGGACGCGGATTTCCTTACCACTATCATTGACATCGGACAAGCGAAACAGCTTCTCTTCGATTTCGTCAATGTCACATGATGGCCATGACAGGTTTGCACCAGTGTTCCGTGACACGTAGATGTGGCGGCCTTCGCCAGCATACTTCTGGAGTTCATGGACCAGATCCTTCAGGAAGAACTTAGCACGCTTCGCCAGCGGAATGCGCATCGAGTCTTCTTCCTTCTTCCAACCGCCCTTGGGTAGGAAGGTGCCACCGAACCAGGACATCTCGCGGCGAACACGCGGCAAGCCATCATGGGCGCCGTTGCCGCTCCCATCAATGGTGATCTCGTACTTGGCGGCTTGGCCACGATACCACCTGACATGATCAAGTGCAAACGATTCACGTCCAGCCTGCCCAACAGATACTTCACTCAGCTTCATTGGAGATCCACCAGCAGATACGAGGATAGTCGAAGCGATGATTGACAAAAGGATCCTTGACCTTTGCCATCACGCGCATTTCGGTAAGAGTGTCTTCGCCTGGACGAACAGCGCGCATCGTGTTGGTGCTCCAGGTCGGCTGGTCATTGATGTAGACCTTGTAACCATCGGCGATCTTTGCATCAATGACCTTGGCAACTTCCTTCAGCCAGAGCATGACACGCTTCTCGAAGGTAAGACAGATGCCTTCACGTCGCTTCTCTTCGTCTGCAACACCATTGTGGAATACCAAGGTGCCGCCAAACCAGCAGCCCTCGTGTTCACGGTGCGGGGTGCGACGACCGCTAAATGAACCATTCATGACACCCATGTCTAGAGTGCGGGCAAGCTTCTTGTACCAAGCTGCATGCTCGGAGCGGAACTCTCGAGCTTCAAATGGGATGTAGGAGACCTCGTCGAGTTTCATTTCGGTTCCGAGATGGACCAGAGGACCTTGAGCTGCATTGGAATGACGAAGCGACCATCGCCGCGCGAGACGTCCTGGTACACACAGTCACCGACAATGTCCTCCGCCTGGCGTGGAGTGTCATCATCCTTGATGTAGTGGGGGCTGGGATTCCAGCCACGTGGGTGACTGACAATCTTGACGTAGCGATCTGGGAACTGCTTCGCTTTCTTCAACAGGAAGGACGCAAGTTGCTTCTTGAAGCCAGTGAAGCGGCGTTCAGGAGACAAGCCGATGTCATCAACACCAGTTCTGTCAACGTCTTTGATCTCGCCGCCAATCATCCATTGGTCAGGTGAGTGAAACTCCAGCTTGCGTGTCATCAGTTTGAAGCCAAACTTCTTGACGAAGTCAGCGAACTCCTGCTGCTCGGCCTGGGCCCAGTCTGGTGCCTGCTTTGGCTTGGCTTCGAATAGTTCGATCGTCTTCATGTGTGGAATTCTGAATTGCTGAGGGTGAACCACTCGGCTCCTGAATGCGACTTCTTCTGGCGTAGCTGAAGCTTCTCGAGGTTCTTGTCGTTGATCACGATCCAACGGTTGTCCTCCAGCTTGACGGAGGTTGCACCATTACCGCCTGGATTTTGAGGAGGATCCCATTCAATAAACTTGACAATGCCGCCATCGCCCTTGTAGTAGAAGCGAACTTCCGTGCCCTTCTTGAGAAGGTTGCGCATCACCGTCAAGACGAAGGGAGCTTCGTCTGGCAGGCGATCATCTTCGAAGAGTTCAAGGACCTTCATTTGTGGTCATCATCCGAGGGTGAACGTAGGGTGAACATGTCCTTTTGGCTAAAGGAGGACCGCTTGTTCTGAAAGAGCTTCAACTTGTCCAGGTTCACGTCGTTGATTGTCATAGAGCCAAGACCGTAAGACAGCTCGAAGACGCTATAGCCCATTATGGTGCCTACGGTTGACGGCACCCATTCAAGCCCCTCGATCTGGCCACCTTCGCCCTTGTAGTAGACGCGAACCTCCGTGCCCTTCTTGAGCAGGTTCTTGATGATGGTCAGCACGAAGGGTGCCTCGTCAGGGAGGCGGCCTTCATCTTCGAACAGTTCAGAGACACGCATCAGTCATACTCCACGTAGAGGATGGTGCCGCGTTTGAATTGCTTTTCCATCTCGGGGCTGCTGATTGCCCACATCATGGCTGCGAGTATCTGTTGCTCAACAGTTTCTGGGTCTAGCACTTGGACAGCAGGACTTGCTTTCGCGTTGAAGACCTTGACACGATCTGCCTTCTCCATCAGGCGGCGTGCTACGGGAACAGCGACTTTCTTGGCATAGAGCTTGACGCGCAGCGGTCGATCCAGCAGTTCGTCATCATCCTCAATGACAACCCCGAACTGAATCTGCATCTGCTCGTTCCACCTGTCGCTGTTAGAGTGTCTGGCGCGACTAACTTTCGTCCAGATCTTGAGGTCAAAGTCAATGCCACCCGCCACCAAGTAGTCTGCTTGGTTAGTACAGAGATCACGAAGATCGGAATGAGGAGTGACGTCGTTCATGCTAGGCGCCGATAGTACTTCTCGATGAGGTCACCGAGCTGGGTGTTAGGGACCTGGAGCGCAGTCTTTGGAAGCACGGTGCCCTTTACCTTGGCAACGCCGCGTGACGCCCAGCGCGGGCCGTCGCTTGTCTGTTTCATCTGTGGTTTGTTGCAGATGTCGATGTATTCGTCGAGATCCTTGCCGTAGCCGCCGTATCCTGGCTTTGCAGTAGCATCACCACCTGCTACGTGCCACATGTAGAACAGTTCACCGGTCAGTCTACTGTTGGCAACAGGATCTTCTTCAATCCGAGCCATCATCTTCTTCAAGGACTTGTGAACTGCGGGTGTTACGTTGGCGTAGATGGTTCCCCACAGTCCGCGTACCTTGTCAGAGGAGGCCATCAGATCGACGCGAAACGGGAGCCCAATGTCCGCACGCTCTTCACCAAAGGAGACGTACCACCGGCACCATGCACGATAGACATTGTCCCCGAAGTCCTTCATCTCCACTGACCTGAGAGCATCCATGACCTCGTCTTCGGTCATCGAGACCTTGACCTTGGGTCCATTAGAGGAGCTGTTCGGGTAGACAGAGACCTTGCGGCCATCTTCTGTGTAGGACATCAATAGCTTGCCAAGCGCCTTGAGGAAGACCCGGCATCTGGCATCGAACGTCATCAGGTGCTTCCTGTCAGCGGTGTTGCCACCCTTTGGTGACAGACTTCCGCCGTACCAGCAACCGTCTTTCATGAAGCCAACCATCTCGGACCACGTAACATCGTACTTGGCTGCTAGCTCACGCATGTCCTTGTTGAGACCCTTGCCGATCTCGAACGTGTTCGTCTCCATGATGAGCTCTGTCACTCGCATCAGATGTGCTGCCGTAGGAACTGATCGAAGGCTTCCATGTCAATGCGCTGGCTGCTCATTGGCAGAACCTTACGAGAGATCTCCATGTAGGCCATTGCGACTGGCTGTGGGCACTCTTGACCAGTGACCTTGCCGAGGTAGGCTCCGAGGGCGTTGCGCATCTTGCGGAACTTCTCAGTCTCGCCTGTGATTGGCTTGACGCTGACGCGGCCGTTCCAGTACTGTTCGCCTGAGTGAGCTCGCTTGAAATTCCGGAAGTCTAGATCAATGCGCTTGGCTTTCTCGATGGTCATGGTGCCACCACAGTCGATCGCCATGGATTCTTTGGGGTTGTACTCCATCGAATGACCCCTTGCGCGCCGTTCGATTTCTTCAGGATCCTTTGGATCTGTTGGCCCGTAGAAACGGCCAGTGAATCGAACAGCGATCGTGCCGGCCATCGAGGCAGGTTGGCTGACATACCATGCAAGGCATGGCATCACTGGAGCCGTGACGTTGCCAGGTGGAAAATTGTCGACAGCAGCGGCTATTAGCTTTGCGAGTGCCTCACCCGCCTTGACTTCTTCCTTGTGCTTGGATCGTTCAGCACCGGCAGCGACCATCACAGTACGACCATCAGCGATGTAGCCTTCGAGTTTCTTGGCCAGCATCTGCAAAAAGCCCTTGCGGCGGATGTCTAGCCGAATGCGACCCTTGTCTGGATCCTCATTGCGGCTGCCGCCCTTTGGACCTAGGCCGCCACCATACCAGCCGCCTTCAGCGCCAACCTGCGGCCAGCCCATGCCTGCGACCAAGGTGAGGTCGAGCTCGGCAGCAAGATCCTTGAACTCCTTGTTCATGCCCTTGATGGCGGCAAACGGATCTGTGGGTTCGGAAGTGTCTTCGTGAAGTTCTGAAATCAGCATGTAAGCTCCAATGGCTGGAGCTATTTACGCCGGTGGGATCAGAACAGTGGATGAACCAATCGCACTCGAAAGCGGGCTTCAGCCACGTACGTCGCTCCGCTCTTCGTGATGAAGCTCTTGTTGGTTGTCTGGGCCTCCAGATTCGCAACGGTGAGCGCGCTCTGTTCGGCGGTAAGCGTATTAGCCCCATCTGCCCGAAGGACACCCCATGTCCCTGGCATGACCTGGGGTAGGCCGTCAGCCAGCAGCTTGTAGATGACTTTGATGCGGATCCGGAACGGCATATCCTGAGCAAACTCATCGACGACGGAATCCACCTTGAACCCGACGGTCCAGCCGTCGAACATGGTCGAGGTCTTCAAGACCTCAACCTGCATGTTGAAGCCGAGTTCCATCTCGCGGTTGTACTTCTCGAGAGCAGCCACAAGCTGCCGCTGGAAGTCGTCAGCGGACGGTTTCGCGGTGACAGCGTAGGCCATCAGGCAGCCAATCCAGCTTGCTTCAGCTGCTTGTGGGAAGCCGACTGCTTAGTCGCATGGTAGCGAGTCGCTTGCTGCATCCAACGATGGGTGGCTCCCTTCACAAGACCTTGAGGGCAGTAGACACGCTCTCCAGTGAAGAGGTCGGTGACCATGCCCTGGATCTTGCGGGTGCCGAAGCGCTCACGTTCATGCTGGTTCAGTTCTTCCCAGGTCTTTGTCAGACGAGAGGTCTGCTGGCCGAGCATCTTACTCCACCCCACGAAGAAGGTCTGCGGCTGAACGCCGTGGTGTCCTGGGCGGACGAAGGTGATGGTGGCAATCGGCACGTCCTTCACCTCGAAGTGGTACCAGACACCGTCGACCAAGCGGAGAACGTTGTCCTTGTCCAGCCAGCGAGTGACCGCGAAGTCTTCGGCTGCCGCACGTTCGGACCTGATCCTCTTGGCAGATTTTTGACCCAGCTTTTGGGTGCGCTTGACGGTACCGTCCTTCGGGCAGACGTAGTAGTCGTGGTAGAGTTCCTTGATGGGAACGTAGCCCTTGTCGGACCAGCGCTGAAGAGCAACCACCTGACCAGCTTCGTTGAGCTTGGTGTTGACCTGAATCAGACGGGCGAGATCATCGTGAACGTCGTGATTGGTCTTGGTCTGCGCGGCGACCTTGGCACAGAACTCGCTGTAGCACTTGTCCCACTTCTTGCCGACGCAGGAGCGGAGCCAACCTTCGAGGACGCTGTTGTTGGTGTGCTTCTCTTTGCGGTCATCCCAACTGTCGTAGCGGCGCTTCATCGACTCGCGACCACCGACCTCGTCATCTGCGAACCCCTTGTCGCGGCGATGTTCCTTGAACCCACGGCCAGAGCCGTAACGTTCGGGTTCGGTCAGTACCTTGGCGAAGTCTTCACGCATCGATCATTCCTTGAAACGGTCTTTCAGTTGTTCACACGACGGGGTGCGGCAGGCAGTTCCAACGCCACCGCTTCCACACGGGCAGCTACGAACCCAGCGCCACTGGTTGATGAGGTCGGGGTTCAACTGCGGAACTTCACCGAGACGGCCCTTGGCCGCGTAGAGATAGCCAGCCTTGAACTCGACGAGAACGCCGAAGACCCGCACCTTGGCGTATTTATCGCCGTCGTACTGCACTGGTGTGCATTCGCGGACTGGAGCGTCCTTGCCGGGCTCGTCGCCCAGGTGAATCATCGGGTAGTCGGTCCAGGCACGGAGGGTAGAGGTAGTATCCATATTGGATTGTATCACAGTTTGTTGAATGAAGCACAAGGCCCGAAGGCCTTGTGCAGGTTGAAGAGCGGACTCGATCAGTTGCCGAACGGAACCAGATCGACCACCACTCGGGTGCCGACGCTGATCACGCCGCGGTTGGCGACTTCACCCGTCTCGAAGTTCAGTTCGACGTACATGCGGTCGGAGTTCTTGGTGTTGACCACTTCGATCATGGCCGTCGTGTCGAACATCGTGAACGCCTTCGGGAAGAGACCCAACGCATCGGTGTTGAAGTAGCGGAAGGTCTTGGCCTTCACGTCGTACTTCGTGAACTCGTTCATGGACTGATTCACGCAGGTGGCCTGGCCGTTGTACAGCTTGGCGTACTGCGGGTTCTGCGAACCGTACACATCAGCCGACGTGACTTGGCCGGCGACGTGTTGGAGGTACGTCGTTTCGCCAGTGGCCGAGTTCCACAGCGTGCAACGGGTGGACATCCAGGTGGAGCCGCTGCGGCCGGCGTGACCGTAACCTGGCTCGCTCGTCCACTTCGGCATCGCAAAACCGCCGGTGCCGGATGTGGGCGCCAACGTCTGGAAGAACACGCCGTCCTTGTACATGGCGTAGGTGCCGGTGACCGGATCAGAGACGCCGTAGGAGAACTTCGGAGCTGCGGTCCACAGAGTGGAGGCGCCGGTCTTCGGGTCGATGATGTGAACGCCGTCATTCTGGTTCGACTTGATCGTGCCGTCGGCATCGACGAAGTTGCCCCAAGTGAACGAGGTAGAAACGGCGGAGTTGCGCACCATCTTGAAGCCGGTGGAGCCCTTCTCGTAGACCAGAACACCGACGAAGGCACGATCGGCAGAGGTACCGACCAGGTACTGGCCGTTGTAGGCAATGGAACCGTTGCCGGTCTTGACCTTGGCGTCCAGCGACGTGAGGTCAGTCAGGGTGGCGGTGTAGTTGTCGGAGACATCCAGCACACGGATCTGGCCGCCTGCGTAGATCAGGACGGCTGACTGGCTGGTGTTGAAGGCCTCGTCACCAGCGGGAATCACGGTGGTGATTGAGTCGGCAGTGACGGTGGTGTCGAAGACGGTGCCGTCACCAGCGATCACGAATTCGCCGGTGCGGAAGGTGACGTTGCAGTCCTTGTCGACGGTGTCGGGAACCTGCATCTTCGCCAGCATGTGGCCCTTGACCGGATCCAGCGTCCAGATCTTCTCGACCACGACTTCAGTGTTCGAGGTGTTGCAGTTCAGGGTGGCATTGCTCTTGGTTGTCAGTTGGGCACCGAGGCTGGTCAGCTTGCCATTCACCAGCTTGTTCGTGAAACCGTGGTTCGAACCGTGATTCAGCTTCGGGCGGTCATCGGCGAGTGCGTCGCCCATGATCGGCGACATCAGCTTGTAGAAGGCCGTCGTGATGGTGTCGAAGAAGGCGCTCGCCACGGTTGTGTTGCCGGCGGTGCGAGCCAGGATGTCCTTGCGGGTCAGACTCAGGCGCGTGATGCCGACCTTGACAGGTGCTGCTGACGGGGTCGGTGCAACGGCGACAGGCGGGGGAGTCACGACCACTGGCGTCGGTGCGACAGCGACAGGATCGGGTGCAACAACGACAGGATCGGGTGCAACAACAACAGGCGCAGAGAGTGCGGGCGGGGTCGAAGCGACGGGGGCATCGGCAATAGGAGCCGAAGTGCCAGTCGCGGGGGCGGGCGAAGACGAGGTGCTGGATGGGGTATCACTTCCACCGCCGCCGCAGGCGGTCAGTGCGGCCGCCAGTGCCAGGGTTGAGAAGGAAAACAGCTTGCGTTGAGTGCTCACGTTATGCTCCGGTAGGTCCTGCGGGATCTTCCCCGCCTGTGGTATCAGAGGTGTTCAATCTCTGTTTCAGTAAGATATTGTAAGTCGCAGCCTGCTAGATGTACACAACAAGAGTGTAACGACCTGGACTTGTAACTAGGGGCCGTAGCCGCTTGCCCACACGCAAACGTACCCAGGATCCGCTTCGTACAGATCGAGGAACTCGTCGTACGTCATCATGCCGAGGTATTCATCGCCGTACCAAACTTCGACCATGATCAAAGCACCTGCAGTTTCGAGAAATCGCGGACATGGGCGTTTTCGTACCAGAGCCGGCCTTGAACGCTTTCCTGCGTCAACCGACCCGTGCGCTTCAATTCTTCTTGTTCGTTCTCGGATGAAGTGATGCGGACGCAGGCCGACGGTGTGCACTGGATGATGTACACCGATTGCGTGACGATGTTGACCTTCTTGAGATTGGGGCAGAAGCGCTCGAGCCGCTGGTACAGCGATCGTTCCTCGACGATATTCATCCACCGTTCGGGATAGAAGAACGTGACCTCGGTCAATTCGGGATTCACACGCTCTTCATCGAACACTTGGCGCAGAACGCCTTGGCCCATGTGAAGTTGAAATTCGAGGTTGTCATCTCGCATGTGCGGGCGACGTTGCACGAGAACGAGTAGTTCGAAAGGGTAGTTCATGTTCAAGCCGTGTTGAGAGTTGCGCCGATCTGCTTGGTGACTTCGCGTTCGCGCTGATGGGCTTCAGCCTTGCCACGCACACGCTCCATCACTTCCACGACGAAGGCTTCGGCTCCGTGTTGGCGAATGGCCTTGCACAGGGTCCAGTCCTTGGCTTGAGTGAGGGCGCGGGTAACGTGTCGTTGCCAACGGCCTTCGACTGCCTTCTTCGGGGAAAGACCCGAGCAGACGGTCATTCCGATGTAGACCTCAGCGGTCGGCTTGCACGTGACCTTGTAGATCGCGTGCATACGGTCTGACCGCTTCTTGCGCTTTACTTGTTCCATAAGCCATTATACATCAACTTGACGTTGAGATGTGGCTAAAGTGTAACCGTCGTTACTTGACTGGGGCGCCTGGTACTACCGGGGCGGTGTCCATCTTGCGTGCCTTCGACAGCGAATGGATCTGGGCTGCAGCGGCAGCGAGCTGACGACGAACAGTCAACAGCGTGTAGTAGACCTGAGACACTGCGGTCTTGCGGTCTTGGCCAGCAGGAGCATCTGCTGGAGTAGCCATCAGCTTCCGCTCAAGCAGGTCTGCCCCACCGTCGATGTTGAGGGTGAGAGCGGTCTTGTCGAGGGTCAGCACGTCAGTGATGAACTTGGCATGCGTGGTGATGAACTTGTCGTTGTTCGGCCCGACGTTGGCGAACTGACCTGCCTTCACAGCAGCAATGGCACGGTCGGCTTCTTGAACAGTGATGATGCCTTGCTGTTGAGCTGCACGCTGGAACTGCTTGTGCATCTCTTCGCAGGCTGAGGACATGGCCGTGAAGGTCGTGTAGGCGCCTGCAGCTTCGTCCTTGGTGCGCAGCAGATCAACGAACGTTGTCATGTTCGGCGTCGTCTTCGGCGCCCTAAGAATTGCTTGTAGCGTCTGTGTGGCTGCTGCAAGGATCTTTCGGTGCTGGTCAGGCGACAGCTTCTTGAGGACCTTCTTGTGCTCTCGCTCGACATCGCTGTATGCAGAGCGCCAGCCAGTTCTGATGTCAGACACCACTTGGCGCAGGCCTGCAGTGATGTTGTCCTCACCACCAGCCGAGTACTCGAGGAGCAGGTGCTCCTTGAACGATGGCAAGTTAGCTTCCCGCATTGATCAGCTCGGCCTTCAGGGCGCGGTAGGCGGTGTCGACTTCACCAAGCTGAGTAACGAAGTCGCCATTGAGGGATGCAGCAGAGGTGCTGAAGTTGTCATCAGTCACCTGCATCCAGTTTTCCCAGCGTGGTGAGTGAACGATCTTCTCGATCTCGCCAATTTGAACACCAACCTTGAGCAGCTCTTCAGTGAAGTCGCCGCTGTCGTCGTAGTCCTTGGCTTCAGTCAGACGACCTTCAGCAACCTTGCCACGAACGGTGACAGTGCGACCGTTCTCGTCCTGAATGGTGTGGCTGTCGCCAGAGGAACGGATGATCTTCTTGGCACGAGTGACTGTGGTCTTGCCGCCAACAGTGCTCACGATGTTCTTGCCTTCATCGCCTTGATCAGCGGCGCCAGCCATCGCTTCATCTACGTCGCGATGTGCTTCACCTGCTTCATCGGCCATCAAGTCGACTTCAATGTGCGTCATGTGCTTTTCAACGAGACGCTTGAAATCTTCGAAGGCATTCGCTAGTACATGAGAACTCATGGGACCTGCGAAATGTTCGATTGAGCCACCAACCCCAAGGGCGTCTTCGAGATCAGCTAGACTGTCATTGACGTAGTCAAGGACGGCATGAAACTGGTGTGATGAGACGCCTTCCTGAATGGCTGGAGCTTGCTCCTGCACTTGAGCCGGGCGGAGGGAAGAGAGTTCTTGCAGACGTGAAAGGGACATGAGAGTCTCCGGATGTTCGTAGCTTATTTATCGTTCCGGACAGCAGAATGGGCCCGAAGGCCCATTCATTTTGCGCGCGCTATCTTGAAGCTAATGCTATAAATCGGCGGCGGAGTTATGGTGTTGGTTCTTCTTCAGGCGGAAGATCGGTAGGAGCTCCATCCAGGTCTTCGTCTGGCGGTGTTTCGTCTTCTGGTGCAGGTTCAGCCGGCTCATCGAAGGCGCCTGTGTCCTGCTGCATGCCGGTTCCCCAAGCCTGATGCAGGTCGTCGACCGCATTAAACAGCGTCTCGATAGCAGAGTGCACTGCATCAAGAGCACCCATATCTCCGCCAGCCTTGACACCAATGTGGTGCAGCTTGTGTGCCTGACCTGTAGCACCTGGTGCATGCTTGAAGATGGACTCGATTTCCTCGAGCTTGTTGCGGGCCTGGTCGATCTTGTCGTAGAAGCGAACGATCTCCGCACGCGACAAAACGGGGTGCGGCTTTGGGCCCATCCCGTATTCGTCTTGATCTTCAGTGATCGGAGTGGCTGATTCGTGCAGGCTCAGCAGACCCGAGAGGGTTGTGAAGGACATAGGAACTCCATGTTGGATGCTCCTATTTATGCCCGGTTCCGCTCATATTGCAGCTCGTCCAGCCATGCCATGAACTCCCGATAGACCTCGATTGCTGGCTTCGGCGGCTCGAAATCCTGCAGTTCGACGATCCCGATGTTCAGCAACCGCGTCCAGTTGGTGCCACGACTCGGCATCAGGTGGTAGGCCTCGATCGTGAGGGCGTACATGTCGGCCCACTTGATGATGTCACGGGTTGTGGAATCCGGTTCTGACAGGCCGAGGGATTGCCAGATGGTTTCCATCATGCGCTGCTCGATAGCACCGTATGCCTCCTTCATTCCCGGTAGCTGCTTCAGCGGGGTGGGTAGGTCGAGCAAGTAGGCCTCGCTGCCATCATGCACATGCGAATGAAGAAGGACGGTACCGGTGATGTAGTGCGCAACCTCACCGTGGAAGTGGGTTTCGTTGTAGAAGCTCTGCCGAAGACCTGTCTCTTTGGGATCCTTCAAGCGCTGAACGATCTTGGCGACTGCTGTGGAGTGTTGTCCTACCGTGTAGGGCAGGGTGGTCATGGTGTGACCTGCATACCGAGGCATGCGACTGAGTGCCCACCCCATGTCACGATGGTCGATCTGCTCCACCTTCGGATCGAGGAGGTCGATATAGAGACCACTCACGGTCTCGATGCAGTTGGTTCCAACTGGTGTGTTCATGCCGTTCTCTTGGTTGTGGCGACTAGACGAATGTCTCCCTTGCCGCCGTAAAGCCGATGCCGGCTGTAGAGCTCCCCATCATCCCAGTAGACAGGACAGCGAATGCTCAGGTTCTTGAAATCATGGGCCCAAATAGTGAAGAAGTCTCTTCGAACGAAACTCTCCCACAGGGCTTTCGAGTGCTTCGTGTGGGTCTTGCCTGATGCGACCAACATGCCATCATCATTGATGACCGCGCGGTAGAGATCCTTGGCCAATCCCTGCCCACGAAATGCAGGGAAGATCCAGAGCTGCTCGACTTCCCATGCAGTCCAGCCGGGTCGCTGCTTGAGCATGAGCCAAGCCATCGGCCTTGGGCCTTTGGATGTCTCTCGGAAGATGGCGTAGTAGACTCGAAACCCAAGCCCGCAGCAAGGTAGCTGCACCACTCCACGTTTCCCAACAAACCGATTGGGTCCTTGCTGGTGGCGACGCGTGATGATCTTGTAGGTCCATTCCCAGTATGGACGCGTGATGCTCTGCTCGAGAATCTGCACTAGCTCACCACTTGTTGATGGGGCAGGAAGCTTCGAGCAGCTTCGTCTTCAGATCGAGGAAGCAACCGCAGAGGTCGCATTGGTGTGTCATTTTGCGATAGTGCGGACATGCTTGGCAGACCTTGACACGTTCGCCCGCCAGTTCACCATCAGCCATGGGTGGCAGCTCGCCCTTCATAAGCTTGCGTGCGATGTCTTTGAGGGTCAAACTCATGAGCGCCTCTTGTTGCTGGAGAGGAGAGCTTGGAGCTCGTCCTCAGACACGTACACATCGTTGCCTTTGTTGTAGGCAGGCGCCACATTGAACTTCCGCTCGCGTGCAGCCAGTTCGCGAGCCAGCATCTCAGGATCCTCGGCGTACTGGAGCTCAGGTCGAGCCACAGTTTTGGTGCCACCGTGGCGGATGTACTTCGCTGCATGGTGTGGATGCAGACCTTCGCACCTGTCTGTGAGCATGCGGGGCGGGTTGCTCTTCGGCTTGATGGCCGTGATTGACGTCTGCCGAATGCCGCTCGACATGGTGCTCACAGACTGTAGCCATGCATTGTATTCGGCTTCAAGCTTCTGCCATCCCGGCTTGCGCTTCTGCTTGCCTGGTCGAGTGTGTATACGAAGTAGTCCCATGATGCCATTGTATCACGACAATGGGTCGGAGCGACCTCTACTTGCGACGTTTGTAGAGGATGAGCGCCAACCCAGCGACCAGCAGCGACAGCGTTGATGGTTCAGGAATGCTGGGTACGACAACTGGAATGTAGATGGGCGGCGATGGCTGCCACACAGGCCATCTGTTTGGATAGTCAGGCTCTTGCGGCACGATGCTGTTGGTCTGTGGCAAGGGGGCTGGCGGCACCATTGGAGTATCGGGCGGGGTCGTAGCACCGCCACCTGGTATTTTGTCGCCAGTTCCTGGTGGAACCCCGGCACCACCACCACCACCACCACCCTTTGATTCTGGTTTCGGTTCAGGCTTTGGCGCCACGCGCGTGATTTGGCTGAGGTTTCCGCAGATAGTGGGGACAATTACACAATACCCGTCGCTGCAATAGACCATACCACGTTCGAGAGCATCCGGCTTCCACTTGTCGCGAGTAACGGTAGCGCACATCTGGTTTCGTCCAAAGTGCATCCCACGCAGATCAGTGTACTCGTGCTTGCCCTTGATTTCAGTCTTCGTAATGTCAACGACTTCATCGAACTTGCGCTTTGCAATCCGCTGTTGCAGCCGATCGCGAGTCTCTTGTGGGATGTCGGTGTAGTGCTGCACTGCAGACGGCACATCACCCTGAAACCGGTTCGCCCCTGGATTGTCCCAAGAGCATGACGGGGTTGAGATGATAGCGGCGAGAGCGAGGGCACTGAGCATGCCCTATTTATGGCTCAGCGCATGTCGTGCCCAGGCTGATTCACGTGTACCGTGTAGTTGTTTTCCGACAACCACGTTCCATCGACCTCTTCAGCATCGATGCAAGGCACCACAGACTTCCCCGTTTTGTTCTTGAGGATCCTATGGTCGGTCAGATCGTAGATCCAACTTGCCTCAAATGTCAGCCGCTGTGGAAGCGCGGCACCATTATCGAACCTCGGCCGAGGAAGGATGACATCGTACTCGATCCCGCCAAGACGCCGACCCACTACGTGATAGTAGTGGGTCTTTACACGCACCCTGACGAGTTCGCGGGTCACGCCTCGACTTGTTCAGGCTGAGCAGCCTTGCCGGCACCACGGAGAATGCGCTTGCCGGCGGTCTTCTCGGCCTTGCCGCCAGACGACTCGTGCTCCGCCTTAATCATCTCGGCGATGCGCTTCAGCACTTCGGGATTGTCCCGATAGCCCCACTTCTTGCCATGGGACGGCGTGGTGCGAGCCGGACCCTTCTCACCGTTCTTGTGCATCAAAGTAATGCTGCGAGCCTTGGCGAGGTTCCGGGCGTTCTTGCTGTTGCGGGACATGTGGTCTCCAGTTGAATAGATCTATTGTAAGTCGAGAGCCGGGTTTAGCAGGCTCTTTCGTCAGGTTGCAGCATCGAGATCAGAGCACCGATGCGGGCTTGTTCGATGCCCTCACCGATTTCCTTGCCGCTCATGCCATCGGCCACGAACACGGGTGCCAGTTGAGAAGCCAGCGGTTGCGCGAGGCTGAAGCCACCCACCATTTCGCGGGCAGTGAATGTCTGCGCTGTGCCCAACTTCGCCGCGCCGTAGCTGATCAGCGTGAACAGCTCCAGGCGCTTTTCATTCTGCCAGCCGATGCGCCGCAGCAATGCACTCAAATCGCGGGCGGTATGATTGGCTGTGCGGTTCTGGCTGATGAACTGCGCAAATGCCCAACCTTCGCTACCGCCGACCTGCATCGAGAACGCTTGATCACTTTGCGCGATGGCTGTGAACGCCAGCACACGTTCGTCCTTGTTGAAGTTCTGGCGAACCCAACCAGCAACATCGGCGAGTCGCAAGGTGTTCATGCCGCGGAAGAAGCTGACGTGCTGGGTAACCTTCAGCTCATGCAGCATCTTGAAGAAGCGCATGCAGCCCTTGACCGTGCACGTCTTCAGCACCTTGACAATCTCGGCAGCGAAGCGCTCCCACGGCAGCTCATTCAGCTCGCCGCGTGCGACCATTTCCTGCGCGAATAACAGCGTGACGTCAGCGACCGTGAAATCCTCGAAGCGACCGTAGAAGCGAGCCAAACGAACGACGCGCAATGGGTCTTCCTTGAAGGCACTCGACACATGGCGTAGGATGCGCTTGTTGATGTCGTTGATGCCGTCGAACGGGTCGATGAACTCGCTGGTCTCTTCGTCCATGGCGATCGCATTGATCGTCAAGTCACGACGGCCCAGGTCGTCGGCCAGCGTGACATCTTCGTCGTAGTGCACCGCGAAACCGTGGTAGCCGGCCCCCGTCTTGCGCTCCGTGCGAGCGAGAGCGTATTCTTCACCCGTCGTGGGATGCAGGAAGACAGGGAAATCGGCACCGACTTGTTCGTAGCCCATGGCCAGCATCTCTTGCGGGGATGCACCAACGACTACATAGTCACGGTCCTGGATGGAGTTGCCCATCAACAGGTCACGAACTGCGCCACCAACGAGGTATTGTTTCATGGTGCTATTCTATCACAGCGGGTAGGAATGTACACTACGAAAGTGTTACCGCGGCCGATGGATCTGTTCGTGGGTTTCGATTTTGTGGCACTTACGGCAGATGTGCCGCTCAGACCAGAAGCGGTAACCAGACCGCAGGTCTTGATCCTCGACGGTGTCAAGGTACCGCCACTGGTGATTGCACCAGAGCATGCTTTTGATCCAAGCTAGGATGTTCATGCCCAGTCCAGCAACATGCCCACGTCTAGTTCGAGAACGATGGCATGTCGATCTTGAAGGGTGATGTCAGCCCAGTCCAAACAGGCGGGGTCGATCGCGCCGTCCTTCATGAGCATGTTCAGCGAGATGCGGAGGTTGGTGTCGGTGATGGCATGACCGTGAATCTCGGAGTCGTAGCCTTCCAGCCGAAGCTGCGCGACTGCATGAATGTCGCTTGGGCTGTCGTCATCATCAGCCTGCATGGACACACCGACCCCGGTGATCTTGCAGTAGCGGGGGAATTCAGACTTGCCGTGCTTGCCGTTGCCATCTTCACCAAACATGAAGATGGTCTTGCCGAGCATGGCACGTTCAAGCAGGATCCTGCAGTCCTGGCGAAGTTCTTCAAGAATTGTCATTGAGTTGGCGCTGCAGATCGCGCTTCAGGTTCTGGCGGTTGAAGTCCTTCGGCCCACGCATACGACCGCCCTTAGCAGCAAGCAACACATCGTTGAGCTGCTTGGCGCGGGGTTTGGGGATATGAATGGTGAAGGTGGTCTTTTGCATGATGAATCATTATACATCGGGTACGTGCACATGTACACCGTCAAGATGTAACCTCAACTGTTAGATCCCACATAGCGTTTTCGATGTCGAGATCGGCCGCCAGGATCTTACAGCCCGGAGATTGCTGCTGCGCTTGCGCCACCATCCACTGCCGTTCGTCAGGCAGAACACCAAGCGCCGTACCCATGATGGCATGGTCGGCGATGATGTCCTCTTGCTCAGGACTACATGGAACTCGAATGGTCGTCATCACTCTATCTCGTCAAATGAGGTGGCGCCCTCAGCCCTCTTGGCTGGTGGGGTATCGATGACAAGAGGTTCAACCTCCCAGAATTGCGTTTCGGTGGCTTGATAGAACTTCCATGTGCCAAGCTCAACGCACGTCATGCGCTCCCAACCAGTAGCATCCGTGTCGTACGAGCCGTAGGCGCATGTGTCGATGTTCGTCTGCCCGATGATGGTGAGTGGGCGCTGCACGATCGTGTGACCACTGATGATGTGACTCAACTTGTCGTTGAACATCTTCGGCTTGTTGCCATTGAGGTAGACCGTACGTTTGATCTTCTCGACGTTGGACAGGTTGGCCTTGTAGAAGTTATAGAAGAGGAAGCGGCCCCACACAATGTGGTCGCCGTCTCGGGTCTGTACATTGTTCAGCGCAAGCACCTTGGCTGGGTCAGCAAGGATCTCATCAGTCACCTCATGTCCAGGTGGGAACTCGGCGTGGATCACGTGGAACTTCTTGCCATCAGGTCGTTCGATGGTGATGAGGAGCGGAAGCTCCTCAACAAGCGGGAACAATTCAAACAAGGCCTTGCTGTCTGCTTCAATGACCGGACGCTTCGATTCGTCTGTGATGAAGCTAGTGCGGTGCTGCCAATCCTTGTAGGCCTGAATGCCCCATGCCCCGCCATTCTGAACCCAGAACTGGCCCATGTACCCGCCATTGAATGCCTCGAGCATCATCTGCTCGTGGTTGGCAAGCACACAGTGGAACCACGACTCGTTCAACAGCTGAAGACAGCGAAGACTGTCAGGCCCGCGATCTACCAGATCGGCAACGCTGACGAGACGATCCTTGGTAGGATCAAACCTAACGCCAGCCAGCAGATTCACCAAGACCGATAAGGATCCGTGAATGTCCCCAACCACGAAGTCTCTGCCTTCATGGTTGGGTGGTAGGGTCTTGATTGGATTTCGCATTCGATACTGCCAAAGGTGAGGAGTTGTATTTACACCCTCAACCCCTCGACAATATCGTGCAGTTGGTCAGGATGGTCGATGAGGTATTGTTTGATCGCGTAGAGGACACACTGGTCCAGCCCGCCGATTTGACCGTTGCAGCGGTCATTGGCGTTCTGGACAACAGTGAGAACCTCCTCGCCCGTGATTGGGTATTCGAGGAGGTTACGCATCATGCCAGCTTGAAGACGTCGCGGAAGGCGACCTTGACGATGCGGCCCGACAGATTGACCATCACGTCGGCAACGACACGGAAGAACTCGGTCAGCAGGTCACCGAAGATGAGGCTGAGAGCGTAGGCCGGCCACAGGAACGTCCAAGCACCCACGTGTTCGGTCAGTTCACCGCGGTTGATCTTCGGCTCCACGCTCAGCTTGTCTGCACCGAGAACCGTGCCGATGATGCGGTCTTCTTGACATTGAGCGCGGAAGCAAGAATTGGTGATGAAGGACTTGATGGCATCGACTGCAGTCTGGAAGGCACCCCATTCGGCACCCCGTTCACGAGCTTCGCGGATCAGATCGGCGTGGGAGATGTCAACCCGGCCTTCATTGTCCTTGAAGCGAACGGATTCGGTCGTCTTCAGCCAGTCAGACCATAGACCAGCCAAATGGCGAGCAGAGCGGCGGATGGTGAGACCGAACTCGAGACACGAGTAGACCAAGCCAAGGCCGAGGTAGGCAGCCAGCGGCGCCCAGAACGACCAGTTGCGAACGACTTCCCACAGCACGACGCGGTCTTGCGCCTTCGTGATCACCGTAGCAGCATCCTTGCCGGTACCCATCACGGCATCAACGTGCGCAGGACCAATGAAGGTGAACTCCGGCCAGTAGTACCAAGCCAGTGCCACAAGGCCGACACCGATAAGGTACCACTTTGGTTCCTCATTGGTCGTACGTCGGTCGAATGCCGTGGCAACGATGAGCGCCAGGAAAAACGCGCTGATGAGCGCCAGTTCGAGAAGGCCAAGACCCAGGAAAATCATGGAGTTGCTCCAGTTGTTGAGAGTTTATTCTAACACTCTCAACTGTTGGAGCGACCTGGTATCAGGTCCGGTAGTGCATCCTCGACAAGCGGAAGATGCGTGCCGCCAGGCGTTGGTTCGCCATCATCTGCACAGTCCAGGCCGTCTGCTTGAACTTCTCGTAGTCCTCACGACTGAAGCCGAGGGTGCAGAAGTTGCCGTAGTCGTCGACTGCGTTCAGGCGGACCTGTGCAGTCGGCAGTTCGATCTCGCAGCAGGGGCAGGGACCGGGATTTGGCTCACGTGGTTGGTCCGTCAGCCAATACTTGTTGGTGTGTTCCCAATCAAAGATGCGAATCATGCCAACCCCTTGTCGAAAAGACAACCACCGTGCAAGCAGGCAACGCCCGCCGCTTCATTGTGTAGCGCCTCAACCCGCATGCATCCCTTCTTGCAGGGGTGCACCTTCGGCTTGCGATCTTCGCGCTTGCGCAGGAGAACCACATCACTGACCTTGTAGCAGAGGATGGCAAGCTGGTCGTAGTAGTCCATCGTCATGTCGATGATGGCGCTGATCTGATCGTTCGTGGCCATGATGCGCACTGGGATCATGCGCTCGATGAAGAGCTCACCGTCCGGTGCCACCCACTGTCCCTTGGCGGGGGTGAGGATGGTGAGGCCGCCAGAAATCATGCGAACCTTGGCATCCCAAACCCGGTGGTAGCGGGTCGTATAGGGCTTACCGCCGATGCGACGAACTGTCGGCACCAGAATTTCCCACATGTATGGTGTGTTCATCTCAGTTTGAGTTCCGCGTATGCTTCATCTTCGTTGATGTCGAGGTCCATGGAGAAGCTTCTGGCCAAAGCCTGCATCTTCTTGTTGGTCCGCAGGCAGGACACGAAGATCAACTCCGTGCCATCTGCTCGGCAGTCAGCGATGATCTGCGCCATGAGCATCTTGCCCAGCCCCTGTGTACGGTGCGCTTCATCTACGGTGAATGCGGCCTCAACACTCTTGCGGCCACTAACGTTGATGTGGCATGCAACAGCCATGGCTGCAAGCTGGCCTTCATGGAAGATGCCATAGGCGGTGTCTGTCTCGAAATTGAGGATGGTGTCGATGTAGTTCTCGACGCCCCAGTCGCTGAGGGTAGTGCAGAACCGCATGTGACGGTCTTCTGGGCTCAGGCGAAGGTAGTGTTTTGTGATAGCCGGACGGTCTTCTACCGTCAGCATTTTGAGTGTGTGCGTCATGATGTGTGATGTGTAGTGGTCTCTCTGGCAGGAATCGGACCTGCGTCTCAGGCTTAGGAGGCCCGCGTATTCTCCACTATACGACAGAGAGTGTGTCCTATTTACTCACCCACGAGAATCAGATTGAGACAGCCGTCATCGTCGGCAACTACCAGGCTGCCGAACTTCCACGTTCTGCCACCAGACCATTCGCCAGTGCGGTCAGTCAGATCGAGCTTCAATCGCTGTTCCGAGCCCAGTTCGCGTAGCTCCTTGACGGTGCCCTTGGATGGCATGAAGGCGGTCACAAGTAGATCGCCTTTGTGCGCGATCGTGGTGATGCGACTCGCGTGAAGCATGATGCGTATGAAGTCCATGGTTGTATTGTATCACAACCATGGACCAAGAATGTTACCGCTTGCGCTTCTTCCTGACCGCGGTTACCTTCACAGGTACGTAGAAGCCAGTGTCGCCCAACATCCGCCGAAGCTCGATCAAGTCTGACCATCGCTCCTTCGTATTGGCTGCACCGAGGATGACGACGGTAACCACCGCCTTGTTGATCTCGGTGATGACGACCAAGCAGCCGCCAGAAGAGTTGATGAAGCCAGTTTTGGAGAGGTAGAATGACCAACCTTCCTTCGTCAGGAGCGGATTGGTGCTGTTGCGCTTGCCAACTTCGGTGACTGTACGTGTCGAGATCTCAGCAACATCTGTCTGGTAGAGCTCCTTCGCCAGCAAAGCAAGCTGCCTCGCCGAGGAGGTGTTCTGCGGGCTCAGACCGGATGGCTCAACGATGGTGGCGTACGACGATTGATTCTCGGGAACTGTTCGGCCAAGAGCAACAGCGGCAACATTGTCAGAGGAGACGAGAGCAAGCTCCTCGAGCTGCTTGCGAGTGTACATTTGGCCGGGTTTCAGAGCCGAATGCTTGCCACCAGCGGCATCACGGAAGTCGAACTTCGAGATGCGAATGAGCTCCAGCGGATCCAGTGGGAGTGAGTTGTTGACAACCACCAGCTTGGAGATAGATGCAATGGGCCGGATGTCGTCAGCGTTCTTCTCGAGAAGCACGTTACCATCCATGTCCTGCACAAGATACGTCGACGCTGTCAGAGCGAAAGCATGGCCTGTCCAGCAAAGGACAAGTGCAAGCAGAAACCGGGTCATCTCTTGTCCAGGTTCCAGAAGGCAGTGTCGACGAGCGCCTGCTGTTCCTTCTCGTTGTACTCACCGTTGCCGCGACGGTGGCTGTAGGACCACGTGCCGATCTTGTTGAGCAGCGCAACGACCGCTTGGTGATTCATCGTCACTTCACGATGGAACTGGAGGTCATGAAGAAGCTGCTCGTAGACAGCGATCTTCTCTTTCTGGGTGGGGTGTTTTGGTGCAGTCATACGATGATGCAGTTGCTTTCCTCGCAGCCCAGGATCTTAGAGCAAGCGAAGTAGTCGTGGCCGCTGAAGCCATAGTGTGGGTCGGTGAGATAGTGCACGCACTGACTCGAATCAAAGTCAGCACCGTCGTCAATGGCCACGTGACAGTCAATTTCCGGATGGTCACGCAGGAAAGCTTGAACCTCTAGCCCACGCTTTTCCCACAGTCGTGGTGTGACGCCAACCAGCTCGACCTCAAAGCCGAGCAGCTTCAGGTAGAGACCCAGACATTCGAGGTGTTCAGGCGACCCGTACTCGATGTCGCATCGTCCTTCGAGAGCTGGAGACATTTTGCTGAAGTAGACACGGTGCGAAGAGGACAGCACAACCTTGGCACCTGACCGCTTTGCCAGCCGGTTGAGCAGCGACACTGAGGTTGGGCAGAATGTCTGGAAGGACTGGATGACACCGTAACCGAACTCGCCGCCCGGGCACTTGCTCAGGAGCTGCATGGTCCAGTCAGCGATCTCTGTCTCGGTGCCGTTGCTGGCTTCCCAATAGGTGCCGGTGCGGGCAAGACAGGATGCGATGGAGTTTGCGACTCCATCGATGTCGAGGAAGATCGCCTTCATACCCGTTCTGCAGAGCGCCGTTCGTCAGCCGAGGTGTTGGTAAGCGTCAGCTTGCCGGAGTCTTCGTCGATGCAGAAGGTGATGACGTCGCCGACAACGTAGTCATGCTCGACCACCCATTCTGGGCTGAACGTCAACAGGAGTTCTCCGCTCGGCAGCTCATGACACTGGATGGCATCACCGCTGGGGTCGTGTTGGGGATCTTCTGGGAACTGCTCGTTGCTCAGTGTCTGGTCAAATTGCATTGTGCATCCTTCTGGTGATTGTTCTATTGTAGCACATCCCGGGCACCACTGGTCTGGCAGATGCAGGTTGATCATTCGAGCCGCCCCATCTCTCGGTCATGATCCTCTTGATCGACGTCTGCGAGCTCAAGCGATCCGTCCTTCTGTGGGCGCAGTTCGAGCTGGTCAATGTGCATGGGGATGTGGTAGCCCTTGGAGTGGAACTCGTTGCCATCAGCACCCTTGATGTCGATCCACATGGTCTCTGCATCTCGCTCACCTGAGCTGAGCTTGTTGGGCTCGATGTAGGTCCTGATGACAGTGCAGAGCTCACGACCATAGTCGTAGAAGATGACGCGCTTGTCCTTGCTGAGCGCTCTGCTCAGGAGTTTGTAGACCAGAGGAACGTCCTCGTCGGCGATTTCGTATAGCTTCATGTGATCCCCAATTCGCGCAGCCGACCCCACTTGGGCTTCAGCGTCCAAATGTCACCATCCTTCTCAATCCCGATCAGATGGTCCATGTCTTCGGTGTCCATTAGAATGAGCGTTTGCTCTCTGAACCCCGTGCCAGGATACCATTTGCCGCGATCGCGGAATGCTTCGGTGTACACCATCTTGTAGCGCTTGCCATCATGGAAGAATTTGGTGGCGATGCACATTGTGTTGTCGCGGTCTGTAATGCGCAACGCTGTCTGGTCAACGGTCGTTTGGAAGTGCTTCAGTGCCAGCTTCAGTATGAGGGACCCGATGTCCTCAATTTCATGCAACATCATTTGGCATCTCCCATTCGCCCTTCAGCAACCAGCACCAGCCACCGCTCATTTGGTCGTAGTGCTTCTTCAGTTGGAACGTCTCTAGCCAAGCAGCGTGCGTGAAGTACGTGGTCATTGTTGAGCTACCACCGAAGTCGGACTTGTAGAAGAACGTGTAGTCGTTGCTGTCACTGTCGTATTCCGCCTTGAACATCCAACCAAGGACTAGAAATTGATCGTCTTGCTTCACGCTCAGCTTTACTCGCTCGCCCTTGGCCAGCAGCTTTTGGACGACGGTGAAGATCAGCGGAGTGTCGTCAGAGATTTCATCGAGTCTCATAGGTCATGACCCCCGAGATCCGTATTGTTGCCAGATGCTGGAACATAGAGGGCTGGCACCAGAGGGCCCCACTTGTTTGGATAGTGTTTCTGCCGAATGTCTGCGCGCTGCAAGCGACCGGCTGGCTGTGAATACTGTTTCGAGACATTGGTGTACACGTTGAAGGTGTACACCTCGAAAGGCTTGTCAGGCGTTGGCGCAAATGAATCCACCTCGAAGCTGGTGATGCGACCCAGTGTAGACTCAGTGCCATCATCTTGGACTATGACCATCAGCACTGGTTCTTCCTTCTTCAGGAGACTGCGCAGCATCTTCACCACGAACGGTTCGGCGTTGAGTTCGTCGAGTCTCATATCAGCCCGCTCTTCTTGAAGGTCCAGTAGAAAGCAGGGCCGTCATCATCCTTGCCCAACTCGATGGTCGATTCATCTGCTTCTGGGCCAGTGCGCCATGACGTGCCTATTTCACCAGACACTGCAGCCTTCGGCCAAACGATGCCGTACATCGTGCTGCCTGCAGCACGACCGGAAGTGGTGATGTCAACCACCCGGCGCGGGCGACCAGAAGCACCGATGAAGTAGACGCGATCGCCCTTCTCCAGCTTGCGCTTGATGATGGTCACAGCCAAAGGATCCTCGTCGGTGACGTCATTGATCTCATCAAGGCGCATTGACGACCTCCCACTCTTTGTCGCCGACCTTCTTGATGTCCAACAGACTGTCCAAATCTGGATCATGATCCCTTATGCTCAACATCCAGATCTGCGGATTGCGGCTCGTAGACAGATTATACATCAGTGCGTAGCGATCTTCATCCTTTCCTACGTGCGTCAACTGACCATGTGCGGGAAAGACAGTCAAAGTGCCAGTGTTGGTAGGGAACCGCTTCTTCTCGATGTTGAGCGTGACTATCTCGCCCTTGTCAATGAGGCGCTTCATCAGCCCAAGGATCAGCGGATCCTGATGATCTTCTTCGAACAGTTCGGTGACCTTCATCGCATCTCCCAGGAGACGATCTTGCCGTCTTTTCTCTCGAGTGGATGGAGCATCATGCCTTCTAGCTGTTCAGGTGTCAAGTAGTCAACACCAAAGGTTGGCTCACTGCCGGCCGTGTCTACGATCTCATAGGACAATTGATACTGAAACTTCTTGGGAGCGTAGATCAGCGACAGCACCTCACCATAGCCTTGGTAAAAGACAGGCTCGCCCCGATCCTTGAGCTTGTGAACAAGCTTGTAGATGAGCGGCACATCTGCCTCGTGAATTTCAGTGAGCTTCAATTTTCAATCACCCAGACTTCGTCTTTTGCGTAGTGCTTCAGTTTCAGTTCATCATCAACAGTCTCAGCCGGTTCGGCCCAACTGTGGGTCGTCATGCCACCGGGAGAGGTGTAGTAGATGAAGAGATTGCCAACCTCGTACTCGACGCGGTCGACTGCGCCATCCTCGTAGTGCCCCTTCTTGCCATTTCGCGTGATGACTTTGTATCCGTTCTCTTCGTCATCCTCCATCCAAAGATGGATGTACAGAGTCGCCTCATCCTTCAACAGCTTATTTAGGACAGTCAGAAGCAGCGGACGGTGCAGATCCAGTTCTTCAAGCAGCATCAACGTTTCTCCCGACGCTGCTTTTCCAGATCTGCCAGGAATTCAGGGGTGTATGTGAAGCACCAGACATCACCCTTCTTCACGAGAGTGAAGCAGTAGTCCATGGCTTTGTAGCTGAACTTCTGGACAGGCACCCACCCCTGAGTGGTAGATTGGTACGCGATATTCAGGCCGTCAGACTTTTCCTCAATGCGAGTGATGTCACCGATGAAGCCATGGAAGCCCATGTCAATCAAGATCTGGTGTCCCTTGTTGTAGAGCTGAAGCAGAAGCGTAGCGACCAGCGGGATCTTCCCATCATCTACCTCTTCTTCCAGCTCCTCTGCTTGATCAGGATCATAGCGCACCATCCAATGACCCTCATGCTTGTCAAGTGTCATGTGGTTCTCGAGATGTTCCCGATCATAGGTGATGCTTTGCCGATTGTTGCCATGCGGGCGCATTACCTTAAAGATGTAGCTGCCATCCCACTGATAGAGATCTTCTAGCCATGCTGGTTCACCCATGTCTTCAGTGTCATAGAAGAACATGGCGTCCTCCTTGACCTTTCGCTGCGCCAACAGCTTCCTCACTTGGGTGAAGATGAGTGGATCCTTCTCCAGCTCTTCCCTCACTTTGCGACTACTTTCGCTGCCAGCATCCTCGATGCGATAGATCTCCCACCCATTGTGGTCACCACGCAGATCCCACAGGTGCATCAAACTGTCGGGAATGGTAAGGCCGTAGTACCTACCCGTCTTGAGTTGTTCGAACTCAAAGGCGGTGCGCGCATCCTTGGTACCTTCAGCATGTCGTAAGATCTTCTTCAGCTCGAAGGTCCTCACGCGCTTGTGTTCCATGCGCTCGTCGTCATCGATAGATTGGTAGAGGACCTGCTCGCCCTTCTTCATTCGTTGTCTTAGAATGGTCGTGAGGATCGGTTCGCGATCATCGTCAATGTCTTCAGTGATGTCACGGTCTTCTTGCATCTCCCACTCAAGGTCACCGTTATTGTCACGCTTCATGATCGTCCAGCGATCGGCATTCAGCTCATTGATGCGTCTAGAAGTAACACCGATACCGGGACACTTGAATTTCAACTGCCAATGGTGGGCATTGAACAACGGATCGTCATGCTGCTCGGTAATTTTCTCGAGATAGTAGTGCAGCTTTCCCTGGCCAATGTAGACAGTGTTTCCAGTATCGTGCAGCTTCTGTACGACCTTGATGATCAGCGGCATGTCATCCATTGCGTACTCTCTTTAGTTCCCAATCATCTGGTGCATCTTCTGTCTTGAGACCGATTCGCGTCTTTTCCAGTGTCCATCTTGTTTCAGCTTCATCTGGGGTCATACTCACCCCGATGCCACCATGTACATCAATGCTGTAAGCTGGGCCATGATACTCGTCACTGTCCATTGTGCGTGGATGATCAACAACTACCTTGCCAATCTTGCGCACTTCGAGCAATGCAAAAGACCCCCTCAACCAGATGCGGTCACCCTTAGCCATCAGCTTCCGCATGGTGCTGATGAGCAATGGTTCACGTTCGGTGATTTCACTGAGGATCATTGGTCAGGATCCATGAAGGTGATGGGCTTGCAGGCACAAGGGTAAAGGTGGTGTCAAATTCATCAGCCCAAATAGCTGCAATTTGATTGCCATTGCCAGGACCACGGGAGTTCGGATCTACGTCGATCTCGTACTCGATCTCGATGAACAATCGGTTCGGATTCTTCACGCTTGGGTTGCTATCGCCACCACAACGTCGCGCATCGTGCGCCTCGAAGATGCGACCATTGTCGACGCGATACTTATCATGGGTGCCTTCCATTCCCAGATCATTCGAGGCATCTAGGGTGCAGTCAAGCCACACACGCTCACCCTTCGCAAGCTTGCGGCGAATGATGTTGATGAGGATCGGAGTGTCGGTCGGATCGGTGATCTCGGTCAGCTTCATTGCTTCTCCAACACGTAGTCTTTGCCATTGTTGATGGGAGACAGGGTGTAGTCGTCAGGATCGATGTACATCTGTTGCATGAAGCTGCTCGCTGGCACGGGTCGCTTGTCCATGAAGTCGATCTGCACCCCGCCATGCTCATCGTGTTCCATCTTGGAGACCTCGAAGGAGCAAGCACCGTGGTTGTTGTGGCGACGAATGAAGATCGTGCCGCCCTTGGCATAGATCTTCTTGGCAAGGATAAGCATCAGCGGCATCCCGTCAACTTCCTCCTTGACGACAGATTCGCTATTGACGAACTCCCAAGTGCTTCGACCCATGTGCTTGAACTGCTTCAGCATGTAGCAGTCCTCGAAGGTATCAGCATTGATCATCAAGTTGGTTTCGCCCTTGTACTGGGTATCGTCAGGTAGATCCTGTTTCACGTAGGTCAATTCGATCACATTCTCAGTGCCAATCAACCCCTGTATGAGACTGCTCGGGTTTGGTTTGGTTTCAAGTCGCAGGATCGGACCTTCATGATGGACCTTCATCGCGCGCAGAGGCATGTCAATGGACAGCCATACCTCTTCGCCTTTTGCTAGCCGCTGCTTCACCAACTTGGCAAGCAGCGGCAGATCTTCTTCGTGGAGTTCAAAGAGCTTCATGCGCCCGCCGACATGTTACCGGTCACTGCAAGTGCCGGCTTGCCATCGATCCTAGTGAACTCGCCACAACGCTCGAGGTCATCATCAACGTAGCCAAAGGCCTGTGGTATTCTGCCGCCTGGCGCGATCACCATGAATTCAATCTCTTTGCCAGAGGCTTTACCTTCAGTCTTGCGCTGAAAGCTGGTGATCCTGCCCTGCCACTCAAGCTTGTCCTGGTCATCGATGCGCCAGAAAAGATTGACTTCTTCCCCCTTGTCGAGGAGCTTCTGCAGGACCTTCTCGAGTAGAGAGACATCAACCTCTTCATCAACCTGCTTCACGCGGTTCGTCAGAATCCAGTGGCCGTCCTCGTCCTTCTTGAAGTCATAGCGATCATCAAAGCTATCAGCACGGACCCATTCTTCCTTGCCGCCAGGGCGGGTCATGTGCTTCCACTTGATGAAGAGACGGGGAATATCAAAGGCCTTCTCTGGCGCAGCCAGCGCACCACCCTTACCGATACCACCGACCTTGAGCGGGGCGCCCATCCGAATGCCAACGATGTCACCGAAGACGCGATTGGATCCGTTCGATAGCTTGGCCCAGATCTTGACCTCGTCAGTTTTCATGCGCCGCAAGATGATCCGCGCCAACAGGGGCAGATCATCGTCGAAGTCGGATTCGAGGAGGTGTGATACGAGCATCCCCTATTTACGGGGATGCGAGGCTGTCAGTCAGCAAGCTTGAAGATGCGGCCGGACCAGTAGGTGGCTTGACGGGTGCGGATGTAGCGGCCCATTTCCTTGCCTTCCGTGTAGTAGTCACACGGCTTTCCATCCTTCACCCAGCCACGCACTTCTTCGGTGAGGCGGACGACCTGGGCAGCTTTGCGGCCCTCGCCACGGACACCGAGGAAGATGCCCTCGTAGGTGCCGATGAAGGAGCTGCGACCACCGGCCACAGCCACGATGCGATCGCCAGGTTGGATGGTCTGGCCAAACTTGTTGAGGAAGGACTTCGGTTCGTAGGTGATTTTCTTCATGTGCTCTCCGTTTCGGTGACGGTCAAGCTACCACAGTGCAGCTCCCACGTCTTAGTTTCTGGATCTTGAATGAGACGCGCCTGCTGCTCGATCTTGTCGATGTCGATCATGCAAGACAACCCGCGCCACTCCTGGGTCTGGCGTGCAGCCATATGGTATCTGATAGCCACGCAGTCATTCACAATGTCGATGCGATTGATCACTCGCGGCTTCGGCTTCAGGTGGTGGTTGATGTAGTCGACTCGGGTGCCCTTCTTGAGAAGGATGTTCACCATCGAGACGAGGATGGGAACCTCGGTCATATCGGGCCGAGACCGTACGACTCAGTCTTCTTCGCGTGGTTGATCTTCAGTTCCCAGATGGTGGGTGCAGTCTGCTTGATGAAGGCGCAGTGCTCGAGTTCTTCGTGTGTGAACACTGAAACGTCATGCACGTCGAAGTTGAACTCGTACGTGATGCGGTAGCGAAATTGGATCGGTTGGGCCGCCGGCCATTCGACTGCATCAATTGCCACCAAGATTCCACTGCGTCTACCGCCGGCATGTTCGAGATCCACCCGGACGGTTTCGCCTTTGCGAAGTAGACCCTGCAAGATCCCGAAGATCAGCGGATGGGGTGTACTGAGGGTAGACATGTGAAGTCTCCTATGCGAAGGGTCTTTACCCCGTTGATCTCTACTAGGTCTGCATTTTCCTCCAGGAACTCGACGCTAAACATCTCATTGCGTCGCTCGGGGGTCTCGTACATGAACTGCACCATCCCGCCCAACCCACCAGGAATGATGGAGACCAAGTCGCCCTTGCCGTTCTTGTCGAACTTCGACTCGAACACTATCCACTTGCCTTCGTTCAGCAACTTGATAGCGCAGTGGATGGCGAGCGGGAGTTTCATGATTGGATTATATCACGTCCACCGGAAACGTGTTAGATTGTGTGGCCGATCAGATCCTTGACCGTGATGCTGGCATGGCAGAGCGACTGCTCGTAGTGTAGCTTGGTGCGCTTGCCACTGAGCCGCTCGACGATGTAGTAGGTCTGCTCGCGCTGCAGGGTGTATGGCGTCTCGGGATCTTTCCGATACCACGTCTCGACCCTCATGATGCCCTTGAAGGTGCCTTCATCGACAGACGTGGCTCGACCGCACTGGGCGAACGTGACAACTGGATCGCCGACGTTGATCTGTTTGCCGAAGCGACTGTTGACGGACTCCTCGAGGGGTTCCTTCTGCGAGCCGAACGCGCGCTCGTCGTAGTGGTGACGGTATCCATAGCGGCTCATGTCGGTTCTCCGATCGTGAGGGTGACAGGTACGGCCTCGTAGCGGGGCCATGGTGTGAAGCTACCGCGCCCAGCACTGGTGACCTGGCGGTTGAAGTCATCTTGTCGATCGGCATCCTTGTTCTTCTTGCCGACAACCGAGAAGGCGCTGCCCTTGGTGTAGAGCTTCGGGGTGGCATACTTGCCGTAGCCAGACTCGTATTCCTGGGTGCCTATCTGGCGGATGAAGTAGAACTGTTGCGTCGCAGCGCTCATGAGGTTCTCCTGTGAGAGGAGAGGGGCCGAAGCCCCTCGTGATCAGGCGCTCTTGCCTTCCTTGAAGTGCTTGCCGACGGACGGCCAGTACAACAGGTTGGTGCCGGCGACGACCTTGCGGTTCGTGCTGGTGGACTGGATGAACACGTCCCATTCGCCGAGGTTGTCAGGCGACAGCTTGGCGTCGACGCTGGGCAGACCCACCATCTGGCGAGCAGCCGGGCCGGCGAAGACTTCGCCCGTCTTCTGGTTGCGGACGGCGATCAGCTTGTAGCCCTGCACCTTCAGTTCGCTCTTGGTGAGCTGGTAGAAGGCGGCGCCCTTCAGCATCTTCGTGCCCAGGCGGGCTTCGACGAAGTCACGGATCTGCTGTTCGTGTTCGGCAGGGCCGACAGGCAGGAGCTGCACTTCGGCGCCGACGTTGACCAGCGCGGCCTTGACGTCTTCGATGTTGACCTCGGCCATGTTGGCGTAGAAGCGCTTCGTCGACTTCATGCCCTTCGAGCGACCAGTCATGTAGTCGGTGAAGGCGGCAGTGGCTTGCGCTTGCGCGACTTCGACACCACGCTGGGTCTGCTCCCAGGCCAGGATGTTGCCTTCGTGGACGCCCAGGCGGATGAGATTCTTGACCTCGGTGGCCGGCACGCGGAAGGTGAAGGTCCAGCGGTCAGATGCGATCAGCTCTTCCATCTTGGCGATGGCGCGGCCGGAACTCCAGCGACGGCTGTGTTCGTCGCGACCGTCGGTCGTCAGCGAAACCAGGAAGGCGGCATCGGGCTCGTTGGCGCCGGGTTGGCTCAGCAGGTTGTCGATGGCGTCGCCGACTGCATCCCACAGGGGCGTGCCGCCATTGGTGGAGTAGGACGAAACGGGGGTGAGGGCTTGAACGGGCTGGCCGTCTACCACGACGCGTACGTCGGTGGTGTGACCGTAGCCGAGCTCCAGGACTGAGACGATCGTCTCTTGACCGGAGGCAGCCGTTGCGGCTGCGATGGAAGCAATGAGACCGTTGTAGTCGTTCATTGCTGGGCGAGCGATCCGGGTCATGGAGCCGGAGTGGTCGCGGATGAGGGCCATGAAACTCTTGGACATGTTTGCAAATTCCTTCAAAGACAAAGTTGATGTTGGGAACAAAGTTTGCCGTCTTCCGACGGCGTTCTATTTATACCAATCCACTCTGGTATTGTATCACACCATCAACCTGACGTGTCAGGCTGATTGTAACGTGTTACTTGATGGAGCAGACCTTGGCAGCTTGGGCCATGGTAGGCCACATAGGACCTGTCAGCTTGGCACCCTTTGGCAGCGGAATGATGATCCCCGTCTGCTTCTGCACCTCAGCAATGCTAGACCTGAAGGTTTGTGGCGTGGCCTTGGAGGCTGCATGCGGGTAGATGAAGACCAATACCTCGAGGGTCTTCTGATCAACCAGCACCTTGTAGAAGGCTGTGGGAACTACCACCGCATTCTTACCAATCGTGGTAGCACCCTTCAGGTCGTAGATGGGACCGACGTAGACAAGGATGTCATCGCCACGGCCAGCTGCCCATGCACGTGAGCGGACCTCAAGAGACTTCCATGCGGCACGATTCAGGCCTGGGAGTTGGGGTGCCGCGTTCGACAGGACGTTGCTCTCGAGGGAGAGTTGGTCTGTGGACCGCATGTCAGCGCTGTTGGCCATGTGGCCAATGTCGTAGCCTGACTTGGCGTAGTCCTTGGTCTCAGCGCGCTTCCCAGCCGGGACAGACGGCTCGGGCTTGAAGCCAGCAGCGCGATCATCGCATCCAGTGGCTGAAGCAGGAGTCAGGGTGTAGGCGACCCATGCCGGGATCTTGGCCTTGTTGTCATGCGCAAGCGCGTAACCTTCACGACAGATAGGCGTGATGTCAGACTTGGAGACTTTGGGCTGACCGTAGGGGAGGTGAGCCTTGCAAGCATCCATTGGCATGGATGGCCGAATGCCGGCAGCTGAGGCGGTCAGTGAAACGGCAAGAAGCAGGAGGGGCAGCAAGCGCATGAGGATCCTTGTGGTGTGGGATATTTACAGGCGCTGGGCTCAGTACAATTCAAGATTGCCAGGATACGTGCGTGAACAAAAGATAGAAATCGGGGATGACATGGGAATCGAACCCTCTCCTCCGTCCGTCAGGACGGTGTGCAGCCTCTACACCACAGTCGCTATGATGGCAGCGATAACCAATTTCAAGTCGGTTCACGACTTTCTAAATCAACTGGAGTGGAGACTGCTCTTGCTGCAGGCTTGGCCGTCTCGCTAAAGCGCCCTGACCTTACGGTCATTATGCGTCTTCCAACGACCGATCGCTGCTCGCGAGCTTAGAAGGGTACAGATGAAGGTGCCAGTTGATTGAGAAAAGCGTGTGAAGACAGCAAAGGGTTTTTGGAACGGAGGTCGGATGGATGATAACCGTCCCAGATCGGCTGTCTACAAGATCTATTCTATCACTCTTCCGAGCGATTTGCTGCGGCAATCAGGTCAGCCGCAAAAGAAGGGTCGCGCTTGCTGATGCTGTTGGCATAGGCGATGACGTCTTGCGCAGTCTCAGCCTTGTCGAGCGGCTTCACTTCACGGAACTGCTCCGAGATGAAGTCAATGCCACCATCGATTGCATCGATGATCTTGGTGAAGGCGTTAGCCGCCCAGACGGCGCCACGCGGTGCCTTGAACATTTCTTCGTGTTCCATGATCAGTCCTTCTTCAGAATGAAGGCGTACATCTCGACTGCCTTTGCAGTGAGTTCGTCGATGCCATACATCTTTGGCACGAGCTTTGACATCTCGTCGACAGTGGCCTTGTTGGCGTTGATCAGGGCTTGCATCATCGTCGTTGCGAAGTCGCAGTTACGGTGAAATTGGGCATCCAGTTGTTCTTTCGCCATCTGAAGAATTTCGAGGCGAATTTCGTACGGGGTCTTTGAAGACATTGCGTTTCCTTGCTGTGTCCGCGATTATACTGGCTCGCGGTGTGCCAGTGCAGGGTTCAATGAACCCTTGTCTTGTGCTCGTCGATCAGCGTGACCAACCAGTCCGGTGGATTGGTAGTGTCATCGACCATGCCTGCTGGCAGGGTGATCTGATAGACCTCAGAGTTCTCACCCTGAACTCGTGCACGAAGCTTCATCATGGCGACCATCTGGTGGTGCTCTGATGAGAAGCGATCGATCTTCACGAGGCGCTCAATCTCGAGCATCTTTCGGTAGTTGCCGTCCTTGGTCTCCTTGAACCCCGGACGACCGATGAAGACGAACAGTTCGTTCTCCTCATCTTGCTTCTCTTGGTCTGGAGTGCGGTTGATCTTCCAGCCGGCTAGCTTGAGTTTGACACCGAGCTTAGCATCAAGGTGCTTTGCAAGTTCGTTCAAATCGATCTTGTCCTGTAGCTTGCGGATGGCAGGTGCATCCATCTTGGTCATTGCGACAACGATGCTAGTGAGGAGCTGATTCAGAACTTGCCCGTACTCGTAGCGTGTGGAGTGATCTACGCTTTTGTTGTTTTGCACGTCGATCAGCGGCTTGATGTACGTCAGCAGAACCTCGGGAGAATCGACCGAGTGCTTGTCATACGCCTTGTTCAGAATGCTAGCGAGCATCTCCTCATCTTCACCCATGGTGCGAAGCACGCGAAGGGTGATGGCAAACTGGTTCCCGTGCCAGATCTTGGTCAAGGGACTGAAGTCAGAGGATTCGAGGAGTTGAGCTACACGCATGCGATATTTATGGAGGAGACGGCGGGATTCGAACCCGCGGATCCTGTGAGGGACCTCAACCTTTCCAGGGTTGTGCAATCAGCCGGGCTCTGCCACGTCTCCAGATTGCTGGGATCGCTTTCACGATCCCGTAACTCTTCGTACACTTGGTACGTGAGCTATTTACTTGGCGGCGGAAGCTGCCTTTGCCGGTACACGTGGGACCACGGTACTTGGGTGAACGTTCTTCAGATGCAGTGCCTTGGCAGCACTGCGTTCACGCTGATACTTCTTGACAGCAGCCTTGTTCTTGGCTGCTTGGGAAGCTGCAGTAGTTGGTGCTGAAGCTGCAGGTGCTGCCGCTTGAGCGACGAGTGAAGTGGCCAAAAGGGAGGCCAGCAAAAATGACTTGATCATGGAAGATTCCTATTGTTTGGTTGGCAGAGGTGTCTCGCCGCCACCGGCGCGAGTATTTCTACGTTCAACGGCAACCTGCACATCGGTCTTGCGGCGATTTCCGACCGCGGCGGTGCGTGGAAATCCGTTGAAGGTTCGGTAAGATGTAAAGCTGACACCACAGAGAAGCGCGAGAATCGTCAAATCTGCTGGTTTCATCTGTTATCTCCATCCATATGCGTATACCTGCCGGTGATATGGTATTTAGCAGGTTCTGCGCATGAAGCACCGTTTGTATTCAAAGTCCTATAGCCGGGGTTCTGTCTAGACCTGTCATTCATCTACGGCTTTCACCGTCCTCGTGGGGTTTCAATCCCAGTCATAGGTGCAACAACCCGTTCCCTCGGCGAGCAGCGTCAGCGAGAACTGTTTGTCTTGCTCCAGAATCGTTGTGGTGCAAACGGGGCTAGCCGTGTTTCCTTACTGCAAGTCCGTCATTCACGAGAGTAAACACAGAACATCTCATGACACTTTGGCGAAACAAACAGCCTCGCGCTTTGAAGCGAGTCCCCTCCCACAGAGCGATCATCCTTGCTCTTCGGAGCCCCGAACTTCCTCTAGACGGTTAGGTTTGTACCACACGGACTGGTTTCATCGACTTGATAGTCTCCACCAGAGGCTCAGCACAATTATCGTTGTCACCTAATTCGTCCAGCGACAGGTCGGACTTTGAATTCTTGTCCAATGGATCAAGTGAATGTCGAAGCATCCGATCACGAATGACCTTGATCTTCGAACTCCCCTTGTCGCAGTACCAGCAGCTACAATAGATCTTGTGCTTCTGCCGGTTCATCTTGATTCCGCGATCACGGTTCTTTCGATCACTCATTGAAGTATCCTGGCGGTGATGGTGGGATTCGAACCCACGGGCCGTCTTGCGACGACCTCTTCCTTAGCAGGGAAGCCCGATAAGCCTGGCTCTGGCACATCACCTTTGTTTACTGTCGCGATAGGTGCGACTTGATCGCTGCGCGCATCTTCGGCAGAGAGTCTGCCAAAATGGGCTTGTCATTCAGCCGAATGTAGTAGTGCCCAGGCTCTCCTGGGACATTCCTGAATCGAATCGTGCCAATGACCTTGTCACCACAACGAGCCTCATAAGTTCCTTCCTCTCGGTCGAGAACTTTGAGCACGATCTTGTCGGTGATTTCGAGTAGTATCATGCAGCTATTTATGTGGTCCCCTCGGCGAGACTCGAACTCGCACGCCTTTCAGCACCGGATTTTGAATCCAGCGCGTCTACCAATTCCGCCACGAGGGGTTAGTTCTTGCAGGTGGGTGTCATGCCTTGAGCATCCACCCACTTCGTTAGGTTGCCGGCACGATCCTTGATCCACTTCTCACCGCTGATGCAGACGACTGAAGCGTTCGCATCGCGCTTGACCTTTGCTGTGGACATTGCGATGATCAACACCGAGATGGGCACGATAGCTGCGATCACGGCGATTAGAAGGGTCTTGTTCATACCTTGCCTTGTTGGAGGAGATGGTGGGATTCGAACCCACGGCCAGGTTTCCCCAGCTCCGCATTTCGAGTGCGGTGCAATAAGCCAGACTCTACCACATCTCCATTGTTTCTCTGAGCCCTTGACGAATGTCCATCACGAGCTTTCCTAGTTTGTTCTCTCCGATCCCGTTGCAGACTCCCCAGTAGATGTCTCCCCAGGTGTTCGTCTCTTCGAGATACATGTCGCCCGTGTTGAGCAACCAGATCTGTTCTTTGCCGTCCGCGTACTTTTGGAAGTTCACGTCAGCCATAACGTCATCACGAATTCCTTCGTACCAACCCGGTCGAATGACGACCTCTTGACCAAGGCGGCGTGCATCACGTGGCTTCTCAGCGGCTTGGATGACTCGACGATGGTCGAGGTTCAGGGTCTTCGCTGCTTGATACGCGTGTTCAGTCGTGCGGTAGATCTCACCGTCATACACCACCTTCTTGAAGTGGAAGTTGGAGAGGAACCGAAATGGACCGAAGAAACCGCGGATTGCTTGCATAATTGGCTCCACCTCCTGGGCTCGAACCAGGGACCCACTGATTAACAGTCAGTTGCTCTACCAGCTGAGCTAAGGCGGAATGGAATATTGGGGTGGTTGGTATTGTAGCTGCAGATTCGAACTGCTTGAAACCATTCTACACTAAGAGTCAGTCAGTGGCCACCAACTTTCTCTGATCGGCCGATCACCTGCCCCTCTTGCGAAGGGACCCACCCGTTTTCTGTGGTGCGCGGGGCGGGACTCGAACCCGCATGCCGGTTAAGGCGTCAGGACCTAAACCTGGTGCGTCTACCAATTTCGCCACCCGCGCAGAAACCTTGATCTGAACACCGACAAAAGGCGATGTCGGAGATTGCCCACCTTTACCAAAGGGCATGGACGAATCGAACGTCCTCGGTTCTATTTCCACAATTGAAGGTAACCAACAATCAAGCGGTCGGTCTTCAGATCAAGATTCATGGTGCCCCAGGTAGGAATCGAACTCACGACCTACCGCTTACAAGGCGGTTGCTCTACCACTGAGCTACTAGGGCATTCAAACTTTGGAGTGGCGAGCCAGAATCGAACTGAGCTTCTGAAGGGTTGCAGCCTTCCGGATGGACCAATCTCCCACCGCCACATTATCTGTTATTGTATCACACTGTCAGGACTTCGTGTCCTTCAACAGTCAGGTTGTCCTCTTCTTCTGGAAGCGGATCCTTTGGAATCTTCTTGAGCCAGTCCTGAGGAACATGAACTGTCTCGCCAATACCACCGTACTCGGAGATGAGATCACTGCCTTGGCTCTTCACAAGCCAGATGGTGCCATGTTCAGGGTGCCCGATGTAGTCGATCTGAACGCACTCGACGATCTTGCCGGTGGAGTGTCCGTCCAAGCTCTTGATGACCACAGCGAGATCACCTGGTTCTAGTGAGTTCGACATCAGACGCCTGTGCGAAGTTCAGTGATGTGAATCTGTTGGCCGGTGAGCTTCTCGCCGATCACTGTGGTGTCGAGAGCAACCTTGTTGATGAGGTGCGTACCTTCACCGAGCACACTGACGTCTGCACCAAGTTCGCGCAGCGCGCGTGCGATCGCAACCAAGATGTAGCCCTTACGGGAATGATCTGGACCGCTGACTTGAATCTGAACCATCGCTGTCTCCTTGTGGTTTGGTAGGACCGCTCGGATTCGAACCGAGATCGTGCGCTAATCTGGCGCTCATGGCTTATAAGGCCACCGCTCTACCGTTGAGCTACAGTCCCTTGGACTGTAGGTATTCGTGAAAAATCCATGTCAAAACTCCTTGAGGGTTGCGGGACCCTGAATCGAACAGTACTTCCGGGTTATGAGCCCAGTGTGCGGCCTCCACACTCGTCCCGCGATTGATCTTTTGGTGCGCCGGGTGGGCCTCGAACCCACAATCCCGGAGGAAGCGGGGCTTAAACCCGCTGCGTATACCCACTTTCGCCACCGGCGCCTTGTTCAGGTCTTTGGTAAGCGGACTGTCTTGATGTGAGCTGCTGCAGCCATATCGAATGAAACGATGTGATCGTGCAGAATCTCTTCGAGACTCAGAATTGTTTTCTCATTCGACTTCGCCGGCGAAGTCGCAAGCATGTGCATCGCTTGGGCAAGCTCCTTATGGCGAGCTCGGTGAAGATCAAGACCTGGGCAACCCATGCGCTCCATCAGCGTCTCTTCAACGATGAAGTGCCGGCAGAGCTCACCACAAAAATCAGCGAGCTCGATCTGAATGAGATTTTGCGGCACACAAGCAGTAATCATCGCTGCTATGTTCGTAGCCATGATGAGTAGGCTGAAGTGATCAGCGTCCATTTCGAGTACGCCTGTGGCATACTTGCTTGTCACTTCGGTCATCATGGATTTACGCGAACGTCTCCGGTTTTATTTTGGTGCCCATGGAGAGAATCGGACTCTCGACCTCCCCCTTACCAAGGGGGTGCTCTGCCACTGAGCCACATGGGCGTTTTTCTATTTAGGCATCCGGGGGTCTATTCAACCTATTTCTGCCGATGTGGTAGCCATCGCAGTGAATGCACTTGTAGTTGGAGAAGTAGCAGCTGTTCTTCTTGGTCATGGCTGCAGCAGACTTCTCAGCGGTGGCCTTGGTGTTGTACATCACCTTCGGCTTACCCGATCCCTGAGCAACGTGTGAATTGATGTGGAACAGCCCCCACGCATTGCGAGTGATGAAGAAGTTCCGAAAGAACCGAAGTGGCGGCCCTTGATCCAAGAGAGCCAACCAGAGGTTTCTCAGCTTCATGATTGTTCCTTGATGTAGTGGTGGAGACCGCGAGAATCGAACTCGTCTAGACATCCTCGCTGCCAGCGAGAACCGCAACCCATTGCTGCCCCCAAAATTCTGTGAGGAGCTTTGACTCCTCTCGCTAGCCCCTTCCCTAAGGCTTCTCCTCGAGACCGGCCGGGACGTCGAGGGTCTTATCGCTTCTCAGTTTAGCTAGACGCCTTTCGGCGGCACCCTTGCGGGATTCTTGTGTTAGCGCAATGAAAGGACGCCATCCTTGAAGTGGAAACCATCAGCCATATTGGCTGGTTTACGCACGAGTTCTCGAAACGTGCGCTGCTCGCCAGAAACCGCAGCGATTCTTTGCTGTCCTGACGGATGGGTTCCAGATGCACCAGTGACGCTAAGCAGCTTCGTGAGGCCGGGTAGGATATTCAAACCAGCGTCTCGAGCTATTGCGACGCCAAGAAGATCGGCATCGTACTCGCGGTTCCAGGTTTCTTGCTCATTCTTTGGTAGCACAGAGAGATCAAGTTGATGTGAGTGGCCCAATGCGCAGTGAGCAAGCTCGTGAGCAACCGCAGCAGTGAAGGCTTCACCATCCATACCCTTGAGGAAGGTTGATGACACCTGGAGGCGGCAACCATCGGTGTACACAACAAACGGAAATCGCGGTGCTGACGAATCTTCCTTGATGGTGAGAGTTGCCGCGGGTACTCTTGGTGCGTAGTGCGCAAGATGCTCTACTACGGTGCGGGCTTCTTCTTGAGGCATCGCCTGTATGCACGGCACAGTGAAGGCAGACAAGAGGATGAGCAGCAATCGAGCTGCTCGGGGCTTGATTTGTCGGTCCATAGATGCATTATACACCAATGGGGGTCCGCGTACAGGTTACAGTGTAACAACTGCCTGCATGTTCTCGGCTGCACTTTCCTACCTTGCTCCTGGATTCGTTGAAGCGATCTACGTTCGGGCGGCCTACGAAAGTGTATCAGCACGCCTCAAGGCATTTACAACCTAGAGAGACGGAATACGGTAGCGAACCATTTTCCGTCTCTCATTCTGTTTGGTCAGGGACCTGGGAGTTGAACCCAGACTACTCGGCTCCGGACCGAATCGGCTGCCACACGCCTCCGTCCCTGTTGTGAGGGGGCTCAAGCCACTGGCCAGTGACTAACGACGGTATCCTGACAGTTAGAGCCGCGGCCCCACTTGCACATCCCGTTCTCGCTAACTTGAACCACTTTGTTCGGCCCTATCGTAGGCGCATCTTACGATGCCGAAGTAGCCGATGCTGCGCAAGCATCGATCTTCCTACGCCTAAGGACTTGATTGGTGCGGGTGAGAGGACTCGAACCTCCACGGTCGCAATGACCAACGCCTTCTGAAGACGCCGCGGCTACCAATTTCGCCACACCCGCAATATTCGTGGCCCTTTATTCGGCTTCCGCCTTATTCTCAAACCGGCTTGAACGGATCCTTAACCCACCCCGGTACCATTGGGTGGAGGAGCGACGGTACTGCATACGCCAACGCTGCAGTTACGACAACTTGGTGCCCTGAGTCGGACTCGAACCGACATCCACTAGTTTCGTGGCCGACCTTCTCAGGGTCGTGTGTTTACCAATTTCACCACCAGGGCAGAATACATTGACAGCAAAGGAGCGAGACGGAGATTCCCTTTCGGGAAGACTGGTGCGTCTGCCAATTTCGCCACCACCGACAACGTTCATCGGCGGGAAGGACTCGAACCTTCATGCCCTGTTACGGGCGCCTGTTTGAGATAACCATACTCTATCGGCTGTCAAATCTTGGTGGTTGACTCCACCTGCTGCTTGGCCTCTGCCGTAGATCAACGGTGACGGTTGCAGCGCCTTGCTATTGTCTTGGTGTTCATTGGCTGGGAATCGAACCCGTACGGACGGCATCAGTCCGCGTCTACCAACCCAGATCGCCTTAGGGACTGGCCAATGAACGAATTGTGGTAGCGGGGGCGGGATTTGAACCACGCGATCTCTAGCTTATGAGGCTAGCGGGAACGGCCAGGCTTCCCTACCCCGCGTCAGATTACTTGAAGTTGAAATGGTCCAGCAGATCTGCTGGAATCGTGTCAAAGTGAAACTCAACAACTTCCAGGCCGGTACGAAGATCACGCGTCGAATCATGGATCGACTGGCGTGGGCCACGTGGCTGAGAGAGGTTGGTCGGTGGGCGCAGATCATCTCCATGGAGAGTCGTATTCACCCAATCGCGAACACCAGCATCACGGCTGGCAGATGAACTACCGGTCATTTTCCTGGTCCTTTCACTGTTGAAATTCATGGGGCATGCTGAGCAAAATCCCCGAGGTCCTGCTTCCGCGGCCTCATATTGTTTTGGAGCGGGTGATGAGAATCGAACTCACATGCGACTTGCGTCTGCCGGCTTGGAAGGCCGGTGCCCTGCCAATGGACCACACCCGCGTTAGTGTTTGGAGCGGAAGACCGGAATCGAACCGGCGACTAAACGATGGCAACGTCTCGAGATACCACTTCACCACATCCGCATACGGGGGAATTCCACACCCCTCTCGATGTCAAGGCTTGCTGTCAGTACGGTTTCCCGTTCTTACCATGACCAGATCCACGAGTGAGACCATGTTCTTCTTGACGTCACGGCTTTCTGTCAAGGTCGCTTCCTTCATCCCTCTGCATTTTGAGGGCCGTCCGTACGACTTGCGGTCGTAGAAGCTAACGTGGGGTGAGGGAAGGAGTGCGTGCCTTCATTACTCCACGACCTCCCCTGGTCGTGGCCTCCGAATTTGGAGCGGGATAAGAGACTCGAACTCTCGACCTGAACCTTGTTCTAGACACGTCATTTCTTCGATGCCTAGAGGCAAGGTTCCGCTCTACCAACTGAGCTAATCCCGCATGGCGCTGACTAGGCTGTCACAGCGCTGTGATGCATTCACCGGCTGGGCATGGGTAACCCATTCTCCTGCACCTTCCAGCTGAGGACAGCAGCTGAAAACTGTTCGTGCGTGGTGGCACTTTCGAACGTACCGGCCACATTGCACTAGGGACCGACTGAACTTCAGTCGGGGATCCACCACCTTGTTCAGAAGGGAACAAGGAACCTTGATCATTGAACTCAACGACTGCACATCCTGAGAAGGAATTTAACGACTTTGTCAGCAGTCTCGCGTTATAAAGTGGGGTGTCTCGGTTACTAACCCACACGTTCAAAAGGGTTCAACAGGTAGGAATCGAACCTACATCTCCCAGCTCCACGCCAGGGCTCTGACCAATATGAGCTACCGTCGAAAGGGGTTGTCTTAGCCAGGATTTCGAAACCTGGACCTCCCGGGTACACCGGGCGTGCTCCCATTACACTACAGACAAAGGGGTTTGCTTCACGTAGAGTTCGAACTACGTCCTTCCGGTAGAAATCCGGGTGTGCTTGACCTTACACCATCAGCAAAACTTGGTCGGAGTACAAGGATTCGAACCTTGGACCCCCTGGTCCCAAACCAGGTGCGCTACCAGACTGCGCTACACTCCGATGAAACTATTGCAAGCAAAAAGCGATGAAGGAGTTGCTCCCCGACTGGAGCTTGGAATCCCTTTCGAGACTCCATGGAGTCGAACCATGCATCTGTAAGATAACCTTCAACAAGCGGCTTGCGAATTCTATTTATCATAGAGCCCTTTGTCTGGGCGGCAGGATTCGAACCTGCGATCTATCGGGTCCAGACCGAGGATGTTGGCCAGGCTACACTACGCCCAGACAAAGGACTCTATGACTTCAATTCAAGAGAACAAAAGGCGTTGAGGGCTGTTTCATAGCCTGATAACCCTCAACAACGGTTCTCGTATTTGGTGCGGGTAAGAGGACTCGAACCTCCACTCCCTTGCGGGAACAAGCACCTCAAGCTTGCGCGTCTACCAATTCCGCCATACCCGCATGAATCTCTCGAGGACGGTTGCAGCGTCCTCTTCCCTAACCGGCTATTTGCAACGACCGGATCGGAGTACCTTGGTGGAGGATATCGGTCTCGAACCGATCACCTCAAGCTTGCAAAGCTAGCGCTCTCCCAGATGAGCTAATCCCCCAAAAATCTATCTTCAAACTGGCGGGGTCGGTGAGATTCGAACTCACGGGCCGATTTCTCGACCGTCGGTTTTCAAGACCGGTGCGTTAGACCGCTCCGCCACGACCCCATTGTCTTGCGTCCCGTACAGGATTTGAACCTATGTTGCCGCCCCGAAAAGAGGCAGAGTCCTGAGCCACTAGACGAACGGGACAAACAAATTGGTGGAGGCCGGGAGAATCGAACTCCTCTAGTCACAGTGCTTGCAAGGCACCGCCGGATCCCAATCACTGCCCCCAATTTGGTGTAGTCGGTTGGATTCGAACCAACGCGTCGTTAGAGACTGTTTTACAGACAGCCGGTTTCAGCCACTCACCCACGACTACATAATTGTTCCCCTAGTCAGGGGGTGAACCTCAACTCATCACCGTTCCGCGGTACAAACGCGATCCTCCGAGTTGAAACTCATACATCTTGGTGGGTAGCCTAGGAGTCGAACCTAGTGTGCCGTAAGGCGGCGGGGTTACAGCCCGCTGCAGTCGCCAGTGCTGCTCGCTACCCATGAATTTTCCATTTGGGAATCACACTTACCTTGGCTATCCCTTGCGGGCCCTCCGAAATGAGGGAGTATGATTACCAAATGGTCGGAACTGTAGGGATCGAACCTACGACCTTCGCCTTGTAAGGGCACCGCTCTACCGCTGAGCTAAGCTCCGATGTGGACTGTTGTTAGATGCCATCGGTGCAACAGCACGTCAAGTTCATCTTCTGCCAACAGTCCGTTCTTACGTTGTGCGTGATTACCCACAGACGACTCCTCAGTGCTTGCGCACTTACGGTACACGTTTCTGCCTTCGACCTACACGGGCCGGTTATTTCAGGGCGGTCACAAACAGCGTAAGCTGTTGGCAATCTTGAATTGTTAAAGAGCACCTACTGCAACCAGTAGGAGGCAGAGACTGAATCCTTGTCTCAGTATCTGCAGTTGTTGAAGCTATTATACAACAGAGCTTCAACCTTGTACAACATTCTTTTGAAGAGATTTGGCGGTTGACTCGACCGTCTTGGGCCTGTAGGATCCGCGTTTTACGAGACAAACATCTTCAGAAGAATGCTATCATATCACACTGGCTAAACTTGTACACACAAACTTTGTTTCAAACTGTAACCTGGAAAGCAACCAAGGGCAGAAGCCTTTCGGTTTCTGCCCTTGGGTTGGTAGGTGTTGTCCTACTTTATCCTTGGGCAGCCTCCGCTGGATAGGCTGGCGCGCATACTGCACTACCTGACCCGGTGGTCAGAAGAAGCGAGGATGAAGGCAAGCCTAGAGAATTCACGGAAGATACTTCCTTAGTCGATGTTGTAATTCTATATATGCGGCGGGCGGGAAATGCACAAATTCAGGTTCGAACGTATGGCGCATGTGCCACACACCGATGCACGATCTCGATCATCACCAACGGATTGCTGATGTCGATGTCCGTGTAGTCGCTGGACTGCCGTGGTGGCTGACCGGGACCGGTGGTTTCTTGGAAGAAGTAGTAGCGCACGCGGTTGTGCTCCTTCTGGGTCCAATGTTTCTCAGGAGTGACGATGCGGAACTTGCCTTCGGCGTTGTTGCCCTTGATGAAGTCGCCGTGTGAGTCGCCGCTGCTGAACGTCCAGCCCTCCTTCATCAGAAGTGCACCAAATTCCTGTAGCTTTGGCTTCTTCTTGGGAGAGGCAGGGCACCGTGTCTCGAGGTAGTCCGAGAAGTCGAGGACCTGCTTGCCCAGGGAAATTTCAAAGAGCTTCATCGTGGTTGATCCAGCTGTGCAAACACATCATCAATGTTGAGGCCGCGCAGATCACGGAGATCAGCAACGTTCGCTGTGTAGATGCCTGAGAACTTGGCTGCGTATCCGGCCTTCATCCAATCGTCTCTCAGGTAGATGACATGCTTACCCTTGGTGAAGCAGTTGGTTTTGGACAGTTTGCCGGGGAGCCACTTCCAACCATCCTTGAAGAGCCGGTGCCCGAACTCGATGAAGAGCCGCTTGTCATCGTCATCGCAAGGACCGTCATCAAGCCAGTCCATGAAGGACATCACGTTGGCGCCAACAGAGACTTCAGCGAGTAGCATACGGTAGCTCCCCGCTAAAGATCCTGTCAATCTCTTTCATGCCGAACTTGTCAACTGACTTGAGCGCCCAGTGCTTATGGACTCGGCCGTCCTCTGTCCAGAAGGTTATGCCGCGGCTGTACTTGTGGCCAGTCATGGAGATGCGGTTCTCGCCCTTCTTGAAATGTGGTTCCTCATCGGGTTCATCAGGCATCACTTGCACCCACTCATATCCATTCTTGAAGAGCAGATTTGCTACTCGCTGGTACTTGCGAGTGTCAGCAACTTCCTTGCGCATCCTCGAGTCGAGGTATTCTGTGAATGCAAGTACGTCTGAGCCGAGCCCCTCTCTGATTGGTGCCGCATCATTGTGCTTGTTGAGGGTGTCGATGATGTCATGATCACGGAAGTAACCGAGCGTGTAGGCGCCACCATTGCCAGCGTATGGCCTCATGATCACGCGGTATTGGGGCGGGTTGCCGTGGTAGGACCAGTTGATGATATTCTCACCATCATGGAAGCTGCCACGCGGGTAGCCCATTGAGTCCTTGATCCATGACCACTGGAAGTTTGCCTTCAGCAGGCGTGCAGCGATCTTGCTTGCGATTTCGGGATAGTCTTCGGGCGTAGTGAGAGCAAGCGAAGCAATGTTGTCCTCGATGAAGTCGGCGACTTCCAGCGTTTGGCCACCAAGTGAGTAGATCTCGTGCAGCTTCATGCCTTGTCCTGCACTTCCTGGAGGTTGTCAGCGAAGTTGGCCAGCATGTCACCTACGTCATACATGTCAGTGGCAAACTCTGGCGGCATTGGTGATGGCTGTGGGCGGCGGTAGATGACCTTGACGTTGTGCATGTTCTTGGGCTTCCAGTTGGGCTGTGGCATCATGACGATGTACCAGTCCCTGAAGAAACAGCCTTCGTAACCCTGCCACTGACCGAACCTCCAGCCCTTCTGGAACAGCTCGTTGGCCAGCTTGTCATAGAGCGGGCGCACCTTCACCCCAATCTTCTTGTCCTCCATGTAGTCCATGTAGGCCATCACGTGAGCACCAGAAATTTCGTCGAGCCTCATTCGTCATCCTCTTGATCGAAGTAGGCTGGATCGGAGTTGTACGTCTTGTAGCACCAGATGTTATCGCCATGGGCATAGCCGTGGTCGAGTGAAACGCCATGATCCTCCATGGCCTTGATGGCAGCTGCACGGCAGGATTTCTCGCTGATCGAGTATGCGTACACGTGGAACTCAGGGGCTTCCTTCATCTCGTGGAAGCCGGCATCGGTGACGGCCATCAACAGCGGGATGTTCGTGAGGGTGGTGATGGGCACGAGGTAGCCACCGAGCAGCTTGTCGACTACTTTGGAACCTTGGGCGGAGTTTGCAGCATCCTGTGCAGCTTCATGGGATGGGAAGACCCAAACATTCTGGATGTTCTTCTGCCAGATAGATCCACGTGGCACAGCAATGAAGCCCTGCATATCGAGAGGATCACGCCAACCCAGAATCTCGAAGACCTTCATCGAGCGAATGCCTTCGTTAGGTAATCGCTTAGCTGGCTAGCTGCGTGAAGATCCTTGTTGAGCTTATCCCAATCAATGTTGGCAGCTTGCTTGACGGTCGTCTTGTCGATCAGCGCATTGATGCCATCATGGAGATCATAGACAATGTTCTCGACATCAGTGAGGAAGATGAACTCGAAGCCTGAGGCATGGCGATTCAGGAGCATCGCGATGTTGAAGAACGGCATAGCAAACTCGATCTCGTCATCTTCAATGGTGATGTCGGCACCGGCCTTGATGAGCTTCATGCAGAGTGTCTGATGATCAGCGATGACCTGGGGATCGACGCCTTGATCATGCAGTTGCTGAAGAGCTTCGCCCACATCTGCTGCGGCACCGCCGCCTGAGACTTCGTCGAGTTTCATAGGTTCGTCAGATCGATGATGTCGAGTCGCTTGAAGACGGCTGACTTGTGGATGCCCTTGAAGAAGCCGCCAGGCATGACAAGCTCTTCTTCAGCTGACTGACCAGCAGTGTGGTAGAGCAGGCCGAAGAACATCTCGTCCCTGAACTTGTTCCACACCTGCGAGAAGGCGTGCTCGTGTCCAGGATTTTCGTCGTCGAACTCTTGTCCGGTTGCTTGTTTGAATTCACGGTCCCACACCCCATTGAAAGCTTCTTCACCGATCCAGGCATCATAGCCCATGTAGAGGCCATTGTCTTCAGGACGGTAGCCCACGAACACGAGAGACTTGTCATCGACGGGTGATGAGAAGCTGAAGGCGTGATGTGGCTTGCGGGAGCCCTTCACCTTAGACAGATCCATCTCGATTTCGACTTCAATGCCGTCAGAGCGCTTCAGCAGACGCATCACTCGGTTTTGGGCATTGTCGATGGCAGGACCATCCTCACCATCACCAAAGACCAACTGGCCCTTGTAGGTGAGTGCGTTCTTCTTGGCACGCATGGCCTTGACGTAGGTGTTCTTGTAGAACCTGACGAGGTCACCTAGTTCGACTAGGTTAGCTGCGTCTTCCGAGAGCAGTTCATTGATCTTCATAGCTGATCCGTAGCATGGATCAGCTATTTACGGACAACCAGTGTCAGCCGAAGATCTTGGTGATGACTGCTTCAGGCACCTGCCAGAGCAGGGTGTCCTGTTCCGTAGTGAGCGACTCAGAGATGGAGATGCCACGGACGATGTCGGTGACAATCTCGAGAGCCTCTTCTTTGAGGAGATGCGTAGAGACCGATTGATCTTCCAGCCGAAGCTGGAGATTCCGTGATAGATCTGGCGGCAGGCGTCGAAAGATCTCTACGATGTCCATGTTCAACCCCGAAGTAGCTGATTGGAAGGTGTGGCGAGGATCAAACCGGTGGTCTGTTGAATGTAGCTGTCGGAAACCTCACCGAGGATCTTGACAGGGCGCGCCACGAGCGCGTGATCGAGCAGCTCGACTTCTTCTTCGTCGTGCAGAAGCGACCACTTCGAGAAGCCAAGGGTTGGCTGGCCATCGGCGCCGCGCATCATGTGGATGACGAGCGGGTTCTTGACCTTGTAACCAGTGCCAGTGGCAGCAACCAGGTTGGCAATGAGTTCCTGACCAGTCGTCAGCATGAATGAGCGAATGTCCATTGAAATATCCCGGGAGTTTGAAAGTATTTACAGAGCTTCAGGCAGCTGATACATCCGCTGCATGTTGTTCGTGATGAACGAACGCCAGCCGTCACGGTCCGTCGAGTAGACGTGAAGCAGGTGGGGTTGTTCTGGGCGGCCTGCACCGGCGAACACCGTCGGATCAGACGATGGCAGCAGCTTCGGATCGAGCGTGCACTCCATGATCGCGTTGGTGCCATCAGCCTTGGTGAACTCGATGACCCACTTGCCGACTTGCAGGTAGCTGCGGATCTGCTCGCGCTTCTCGAGCTGAGATTCGGTCATGACTGTCGCTGGCTTGGGGATCTTGGGAATCGTTTTGCGGTACGGTGCATTTGGGCCACCGATCTTGGTGTCGGCAATGGGCACCCCGTTCTGCATGGAGTTGAGGACGGCGATGGTGGATGGCTTGGTCATTCAGAGTCTCCTCGGGCTTGGGCAGCAGCTTCTTCTGCTTCACGATCACAGTCCATAACGCACTTGTCGGCGATATGGTTGGCAAGGGAAATCAAGATCGAACGAACACTCTCACGGCTCATGCACTCGTTCATGCACGTGATCTCATGGGTATCTCGATTCACATCGAAGGAGAGTTGGCCGAAGCCACAGCCCTTCCAGGCCCAGTTGAAGTAGGCCTGGCCTTGGAAGATCGTACCGATCTCAGGTGGGTTCGCGGCCATCATAGCCCGCCGTTCATCAGGTGTCATCATAGTTCGTCGATGTTGAGAATGCAGCCCTTGACTTGGAGGTCTGGCCACATGAAGGTTTCATTGAACACGGCGTCATCGAGGAGCATCACCTCGCCGACAATACCATGCTCGCGTGTCTTGGAGAACATGTTGCGCATACAGAGACGGAAGGCTTCGTGTTTGCCCCAAAAGTTGCTCATCTCCTGGAAGTCGACGAGGCTGCGTTGAAGCCCCATCACCTTGCAGCAAACCGGGAGAATGTCTTCGTCGACGGTGGGCACTAGACTGAATTGCATGCCGAGCGCCGCCTCCAGCATTGGGCGAACGGCTTGATTAAACTGCTCGCGTTGCGCGACGTTCCAGATGGCGAAAGAGAAGATGTGCAGGAAGTCTGGCTGAAACTTCGCCATGACCGCCTTGACCTTGTCAATGTTGATGAGCTCCGTCTTCCACCAACCCTCGATCACGGGCGTGATCACGGTGTCTTCGAGGTCTATAAATAGATGGGAACGAACTTCAGGAGCCCGAGTTGAGTGATCAAATGATGCATCCATATTGTGTCTACATTACCTTCTATCATGGTGACCTTCTACCTCCATTTTACATCGGATCGTCGTCAACGTGTAAAGTGGAAGCAGGTTACAATGGCACCGTTTCATCTAAAACGTGGAAGCGCGTGTGGGAAGATGAACAGCGACTTCACAAAGATCTATTCTACACGATGATCGTGTCAGTGCATCCTACCCGTAATGATGCACTCGAAGCCGAATTCGCAGCACAAAAACAGTTCGATGCGGTCAACTCAGATCTATTCATCAACAAGGGGTATGCTCACAAGAAGTTTTGGGGCGAGAACTTCAAACCTGGACACCGACACACAGAAGAAACGAAAGCGAAGATGCGAAATCGAGTAGTGACGGAGGAGACACGAAGAAGAATGTCAGAGGCCGGGAAACTAAAAGCGCCAATGTCAGAGGAGACACGAGCCAAAATGCTTGCACGTGATCCCGCAACCCGTCTTCATTCTACCGAAACAAAAGCAAAGATCAGCAGATCAAACAGAAAACCAAAGACGGCCGAGGCCGTCAAAAATTCAGTTGCCGCTCGTTTGGCAGTCATGACCCCGGAGTTCAGAGAGAAGTTAGCAGCCAATCGTGGCAAGCATTGGTATAACAACGGCACCAAAAGCTTCTTGATGCTTGACACTGAAGCCGATGGTCTGCAGCGTGGTCGCCTTTAGATCTTCAGGTGCTGCGTCAATCCGTCCAGCTGCTTCATCTGGGCTTTGGTTGCTTTCTGATCCGTCGGGAGTAGACATTTTTGTGCGAGGGCCTGTGTCATCATTCGGATACCGTTCTCGGACATCTTCGATGCCACGATCACTTTGCGCTGGGCGGGCGTCACGTCTTCTTGCGTGAAGAAAACGTACTGGGCCCCGCTGCCCCGTTTGGGGTCAGGGTAGAAGGCCTCAGTGAAAAGACCCGTCGCCATCGGCGTCAAAGTTGCGCGGTACCAAAGTCGTGTTGAGTTCTGCGGTGTCATGCGGAGCCAGGAAGTGAAGGGGCTCCATACCACCATAAGAACATTGTATCACGGTACCGCGCCTTTGTACACAGTCTAGTCAGGTTGAAGCTGCTTCTCGTGCCAGCTCCATCTGAATGCCCGCTTCCTGACGGCTGAGGTGCCGCTCGGTGATCAGCTCAGTTGCTTCAGTGATGAGGCTCTTGTGCTCCTCGCGGAGGTTCTCCATCTTGGCATGCGCGCCATGGTAGTCAGCGCGGCGTTGCGAGATCCACTTGTAGTCAAACGCGCCATGCTTCGAGAACTCGCGCTGGGCGTTCTTGAAATCGACCTTCACCTTGCGGATGCCGGCGATCGTGTCGAAATACTGGAGGCGCCATGTAGCAACGTAGGCGAGGTAGGTTTTACGGGAGTTGAATTCGAATTTCATGATATGGTATCCTTAAGGTTGGGTGAATGAGTTGTTGGGCAAATTCGGTCACCTTAGGGAGGACCCCGGGCTTGGGTAAATGCGCGCGCTATCTAGCAACTAATGCTATAAGTCGCACGCTGAGTGGTGGTGTTCATAGTCCAAGTTCCTTCTTCAGTTTGGTGTACTGCTCGAGCTGGCTTTTGCGGAGCCGCTCGTCAGCCAAGGCCCTCGCCTTGAGTGCATTGGCGTGTGCTTCGGCTTCGCGGGCTTCACGGAGCTTCTTCTCACGTGCTGCCCGCTCTTCGAAGATCTGCGCCACGAGGGCATCGAACTTCACAAGCTCTTCACGTTCCTCGTCAGACCACTTGTCGTCCTCGGCGCTGTAGTCCGAGTGCTGGAGGTTCTGGAAGTTGTCGTCACCGTGACGCTTCCCGTTGATCAGGAGAAGCGTGTCAGCAGACGACCACTGGCAGTTTGCCCAAGCACGAGCTGCTTCGTCGAGTTCATCGAACTGTTCGATCTCGCAAGAGCCCTCCGAGAGGATTCGATCTGGGTCGCCGCAGCAGCCGCGCTCGATCTCGGTGCCTTCGAACTTGATGATGGTGAACTTCATGATTGTGCCCCAGTGATACGGTGGTATTCAGCGATGATCGCGGCCTTCCGAGCTTCTTCAGCGCGGGCAGCTTCTTGACGTTCGGCTTCTTCCTTGTCGGCAACGAACTGCTTCGCAGCAGCGATCGGGTCTTCGGCGTTCATCACGCTCAGCGGGATCCGATGTTCGCCGTCCATAGCGCAGCATCGAACTTCGTACGCTGTCTCGATCACGAACTCGTCGCCGTCCTCGTACGTGCGAGTGATTCGGTCGTGCCCGATCTGGCCTTCACCGAGGGCTTCGAGAATCTTGTCGAGCTCGATAGCGAACTCGTACGATGCCTGCGCCTTGCGGGCCTTGGCATGGCTGATCTCAGATTCGAGATCGCTGAGTGTGTCGCGGAGGCTCATGATTGTCCTCCCATGGCGGCGAGCTTCTTGTTCAGCTCTGCCTGTTGGCGGAGCAGCGCAGCACGGGTCTGTTCGAGTTCCTTCTGTGCCGCCTGGATCTTGCGGGCCTCGATCGTCTTCAGATGACGCTTGAAGAAGTCGAACTGCTTCTGCTTGAAGAGATCGTGCTGGCCGTCGAGCACCAGCGGGTCGAGTTGAAAGCTGCCGCTGATCTCGTCTTGACCACCCCAGTGACCGCGTTCCCAGCAGTTGATCGAACCACCTTCACCCACCTCCATCCAATCCGTGTACTGGAGATAGCGATAGTTCGAGTCCATGCTGTGTGAAAAGCCGGCAGTGACCGAAGCTTCTCGCATGAGTTGGAGTTGAGTCTCGGCGAAGCCGTGAAGCTTGCCCTCGAGTTCGCTGACTTGGTTCATGAGGTCAGCATGTTGTTGCAAAAGTGCGTGGCTCATTTGATGCTCCAAAGTGGGAGATGTGAAAGGAAGAACTTTTGATCGGCAGTGATCATGCACGAGATCGCAGTGAGACCCCAGTGTTGGTAGGGTTCATGGAACTCGGCAGTCTTGATGCCCTGTTCGTGCAGCGAATGACGCAGCAACTCGAGTGACTTGGTGTCACGAGCAGACAGGTGGATCAAAGACGGGTGATGGTCGTGAGGGCGACCGAACTGGAACGCGTATTCGAGAGCGGCGTGGCCGGCCTGAATAGCCTGGTGCGCGAGTGGGAGATCGCGGCGGGAGATCGTGTAGAGATAGGACTTGCGGGAAACCTACATCATGATAGCCTCGTAGTGTGGTGACTTCGTTTACAGCGTGGTGAAGTCGATACCGGTTCAATGCTGCGGGACTCTTTGTTGACTGTTCTATTCTACCATAGTCAACGCCGAATGTACAACTATTTATGCGAATCCTTCAGGTCGACACCCAGCATTTTGGCAGCAACCTCGTCGAAAGACATCTCGAGGTCATGGTAGACGATGGTGCTACCATCTTTGCGTGCCTTTTCCGTGAAGAGGTTCATGACCATGTTCGACCGATGCTCGCGGCTCGGGTTCACGAGAGGACCCCAGAGCATCATGTCGCCGATCTTGGTGCCTTCAGCAGGCGGCCAGGTGGGCGTGATGCAGACGATGTCGTGTTCCTTGGCCACAGCCAGCATCTTGTCGAACAGGTTCTTCATGATCCGGTGCTCAACATGAGGGTGTCAGCCCGGCCCGGCTTCGGCTGGAAATCCTCGACGAAGATGTGGTGGGTGTCACCACTCGCGTCGATCGCACCGTCAGCAGCGATGTAGAGGTCCTTCCAGGTGGGGCCTTCCACGTCTGCCGTCACATGCACGGAGCTGGTGTGGTACTGGAGCTTTGTGATCTTGCCGAACGGATGGTCAGCGAGCAGGTCTTCGACTTCATGCAGACTCCAGATCGCCTTGAGGTTGTGCTCGATCGCGACCTTGCCGGCACTGTCGATGCTCTTCTCGGCCATTGCATCGTCCTGCTCGTACGCGTTCTTCAGCCCCTTATTCAGGAGGTCGATCGCCTTCTGGAGACGGGCGGCCATCTTCGGATGCACGACGCCTTCCATCGACTGCAGAATGCCGTGCAGCTCGCACTTGGCATTGTGGACATCAGCGAACTCAGAAGGAGTCAGAGTGGGAGAGATGTTCATGCCTGTCCTTGATTGGTGCGCCCGGCGGGAATCGAACCCGCGCCAAAGGATTTAGAATCCCCTACTCTAACCGCTGAGCTACGAGCGCGTATTTGGTGCATGTAGCCATTATACCATAAGCGCCGAATCCGGACAACAAGAAGTGTAACGTCAGAAGCTGATCTTCCCGGTGGCCCACATGACAGCAAGAGTCGGCACCAGAATGTGCTCGAAGATCTCGTACAGCGTCATGAACGTGAGAAGCACTGCAAAGAGCGGGTTGGTCTCAGCCTTCGTGGCGAGCCAACGGAAGAAGCGAGCGTGTGTAGCAGCAATCTGCTGGGCAATTTTGACGATGAACATAAGAACCTCCAATGAGAATGATTCTTATTTACAGAGAACATCTAGCGGAAACAACAACGGACCCGAAGGTCCGTGTCGGATGACTCAGCGAACTGAGTCACCTACCGTTTGATGACAAGGACCGGGTGTCCTCGCAAAGCTTACGCCGCTAGGCGCAGTCCTTCGAAGTTAGCATCGTTTGCAGATACTTGGTTTTGCTTGATTTACGGTCATCGCCTACCGAGCGCAAGAAAAGTTACTAGTCTGTCGGTCGATTACCAGATCACCCCCATCAGAAGAACACCCGCAGATGCGCTTATGGTGGAGGTGGGGGGATTTGAACCCCCGTGTCGCCAGCATTTCTCAGTCCTCGTTTACGCTGTTATTGGAAGCCTGGGTTCAGGCGTCCCAATTTCAAATTCTTCGTCCTCTCGTCAGTGATGGCAAGCAGAAAATTGGTAGTTGAATCATTATACCACCTTTTCCCGTACGTGCCATTCTTTTTGCACTTTTTGTTTTCGATCCATTCGCTTGACAAAATCCATCCAACAGGTTGATCACCACGAACAAACCTCCTTCGGTCGCCATCAGCATCTCGATAGATGCTCGTACCAAATGCAGAATTTGTATCGCCTTGCTGGTGGTTGATCGATGCGTATGTGTTCTTCCGTTTAGCAACCGCTTCTGGTGTGGAAGCCTGGGCCGTGGCATATTCTTGGTTCTTCGTATTTAGTTTCCAATTAGCAGATGTCGGCTTTTTCCAGGGTTGATTTGCAGCGACTGCCTTATGACCACCTAGTCTTTGCAGCTCATGCACTAATTCTGACTTCGAGATAATTCCTGCCAAACCTTTCCAAGCCAACTTGTCCTCTACTCTACCGTGCGTTTCATAGAGCAGCCGGTGTGCTTCGGCGTGTTCAGCAACGGTGAGCAGTTCTATGTTGTCTGGAGAATCTGTTCCACCAGCATGTGTGGGAATTTTGTGATGACGATGTTTCAACATCGTCTATTTATACGGAATCGAACCTATGTCCTATGGTGTCAGGATGTTGCCGATATCCTCGAGCTGTTTGCGGATGTTATCGAACATGTCTTCAACGGCCTTCTGTTCATCGGGCGTCATCGGTTCGACGTGCCCATCGATGATGATGATTCCGTATTCGACCTCAGTCTTGTACGAAACACCTGGTGATGTCAGTGGCTTCTTCCCGCGCTTCGATATGATTTTCAAGGACAGCTCCCGTATGCTGCCTTATTTATCTCACCAACGGTCGCGGAGGTCCGCAAAGCTGGTATCGGGAACAAACTTGTACCGCTTGATGTGCTCGGCGCAGATGGCCTTCAATGCCTTCTGCATGTCCGCTGGCCAGCCCTCACGATCGAACTGGTCAGTGTAGATCCACCGCATGAGATTGTTCTGCAGAAGCTGGGTGCCCCACTCTCCCACGATCTGCTTGTAGATCCGCGGGTACATGGCTTTCACCACGAGCAGCGGATTGAGATCAGTGTGGGGCATGTCGAGGCCGGACGGTTCAGTGTCCTCAAAACCCGGCAGCTGCGGAAAATCCATGCTCATGTCATCCTCGCTTGTCCCTCTTCGCCTGCTGGGCTGCGTGCTTCTCACAGTAGGTCTTGAGCCAGTTCTTGCCGCCGCACTCGCCGGGTGCACCACACGCTTCACACGTGTGGGATGCCTTTATCTCGGCAGTTCGAATGTAGTTGCCGATGGCGCTGTAGAACGCCTCCTCGTCTGGCGCTTTGCCTGCCTTCGACTGCGTGTAGAAGCGCAAGCCACCAAACTTCTCCTTGATCTGTTGCGCTTGGCATGAAGATCCTGGGCACAGCTCCAACAAGCCTGTGATGCCGATGAACGCTTCTTCCAGGATCGGCCACCAACCTGGCCCGACCAGCGTGCCGAGATCTCGGCCCTTGAAGATCAACGGATACTTGGCTTTGATCAGTTTCCACTCGGCTTCGATGATGTCCCAATGCCCATGGTCGTCGAGTACATCGCGGCTGACGGCAGCCTCGTAGGCGGTGATGGCGGCTTGGCTCATAGGTGAAATGCCTTTTGAAGTAGAAGCACGACTGCGTCGCGCATGGTTTGTTTGAAGAGGGTGGTGCTGAAGTCGGCGGTCTTGAGTGTCTCGACCATACCGCGGATCTCGTCTTGCCGGTACTTCAATCGAGCGGTCTCCATCAGCTCCATCATGCCTTCACCACTCTGTGCCCACTCTTCCTTGACGCGCAAGATGTAGTCACGGCTGGATTCGCCGAACTGGACTTCGGGAAGTCGACTGAGTAGACGAATGTTCATTGCTTGTCCGTCCACTGGTTGTAGAGCTTCCAGCCCAGCACCACCTTCAAGCGCTGGTCGATGCTGGTCGTTGAGCGGCCAAGTTGCCACGCGCAGTGGGCAAGGTCGACGTCCATGAGGTGACCACCATTCCCGCCAGCCCGCTGCGTAGCAATGTGCTTGAGCACATCATCTTCGGCCGGACTCCAGCGTGCGCCGAGGCGCGGACGATCGGTCCACGGCGGCATGGCTGGGTTCAGACCAAGCTGCGGGAACAACCAGGTCTCGGCCTTCTTTAGCGCACGTTGGCGCTGGATCTGCGCATAGACATGCGCTGTGGGATTGAATTGGGGGCGATAGCGGTAGGTCATGTCAGGTAGTCCACGATTTGCTTGACGCGTTGTTCGACTGTGCCACCCACGTAGAGCGGGTGAAGACCACGATGTTTGAGCATTGTACCATACCAGAGCCAGGCACGGTCACGGAACTCAGGACTCTCCCGCGTTCCGTCCTGCTCGAATGGGATCTCGTTGCCGCACATGATGTAGTGGCTGTACGGCCGTTCGGAGAGTTCGCGAAGGCGCGGCGAAACGTGGCTGTTGAAGAGCTCCTTGCTGTACCACATCGTGGTCAGTGGAGTCGTGTCGCACACCAAGAACCCCTTCGCTTGACGTGCGATCTTCCGTTCCTCGTCAACCTGCACTTCCGCGATCTTCAGCATGTCGTTGTAGCAAAGTTGGTCCGTCCCTCCGATTCGCTCGGTTAGTGTACGTCCATATTCGGGCACCCAGGCTGTGCCCAGGGCGTCAGCAAGCGCCTTGGCCAGTGTCGTTTTGCCACTGGATTCACCACCCAGGATGGCGATTCGGGGCACCAAGCTGGCCTGCACGAATTGGCTGACGTTTGGAATCTGGCCTGGAATACCGCGCCGTGCTTCGGTGCCGCTGATGGGGAATACCTTGCGTTCCAAATCTACGCAGATGTGATCCACCTGGTGCGACACGAAGAACCGGTCTTGGTAGTAGTCCATCGCGAACTTCGCAAACCCGTCGCCGTATTCCTCGCTCGTGAAGATGGCGTTGACTACCGCATCACAGCTGTCGATGCAGAAATTCAGGCAGAACTGGCGATGGTAGTCAGCGTCCTCGTGATCGAACGGAATGTAGTTCGGCTCGAGCACGTAGATCTCGACATGCTTCAGGTGGCCAAAGGAGGTGTTCAGCCAGAAGCGCCGCTCATCAGCGTGGCAACCAGGATGTACGAGGTCGGTGTAGCTGAGCACGATAAGCCGCTCGCATTGGCCAGCCGCCGTGCTGATGAGGTACTCGTGACCAACCGTGAGTGGGCAGAACTTGCCGACGACGAGACCGGTTCCGTACATCATTCCACCTTCATGTTCTGAACGCGCTCGTTCACGATCTTGTTGATCCAGGCTTCGTTCGCCTCAGAGAGCGGCACCGTCTTCCCATCTTCCTGATCATCGAACAGATCGAGCCAGTGGCGCCATGCAACGATCGCGTTCACCCAGCAGACAGCGTAGAGAGCGGCCGACAGGTACAGCTCACGATAGAAGTAGAGCGGCACAGACAGCGTGTTGACGAGCAACCACACTGGCCAGTTCTCGATCTTGCGGCGCATCAGGAGCAGCTGACCGACGATGCTGAATGTGAGCACTAAGCTGTCGATACCGGGTGACCATGCATCAGTGAACGTGTTGAGCAAGTAGCTGTAGCCGGCGGCGACGAGGATGGCAATTCCAGCCATGATCGCAAGGGTCTTCGGTTCAGTCTTCGTGATCGGCAGTTCACCATTGCCATTGCGCTGGTCATCGCCGACAGTCAGGAGACCGCCAGTGTTCTCGATTGACATTCTGGACTTCTTGACCCATGCCACCCAGCCGATGATGCCGGTAGCGACGAAGAAGATCTGCAACGTGGCGTCAGCGTAGAGCTTGGCGTCGAAGAACACCTTGCCGTAGAGGACGCAAGCGAGGATGCCGATCCACCACGTGTGGATGTTGTTGCGACCGGCGAGGATGATGCAGGCAGCAGTCGTGATGACTGCTGCCCATTCGTAGTAGGTGGTACCGAGGAACATGGTGCGTCTTTCAGATGATTTCAGGATTGAAGTACTTGACGGTGACGTCGTGTAGACCGGCGTGGTACACTTCGCCCTTGACGCCGACCGAGGTTTCCCAGCCGTCGAACTGAAGAACCCAGACTTCGTCTGAGCGCTCAATCATCACGCGACAGTGCTGACCCCATTCTTCCCACGTCGCGGCAGTGCTCGGCATGAAGCGAAGCAACTGGTAGTCCTGCACCATCGGCGCCCAAAACGTGATGTCTGGAAACCGCATTTGCAGCGCAGCGAATGCACGAAGGAACGACTCGTTCAGGGCGCCATCAGTGACGGTGCCCTTGGTCGGGATCGCGATGAAAACCAGTTTCCGCTTGCTCATGTCAGACCTCGACGTGTTTGACGATCGTGTGAATCTTTTGCTTCAAGAGCCGCTCTTTGTGCGTCTGTCTGATGCAGTACTTGAGCGTGTCTTCGGCCTCTTCCAACGTATCGCCAGGACCCACGAACGAATTCGTGCCGATGTAATGGAAGCCGACGTCTTGCCAGAAGAAACCGTAGACCTTCATCTGCGTTCTGAACACGGTGGTTCCGTCGCCGTGGTCAGTTCGTCGGATGCGAAATTCGTGGCTCATGGGTTTCTCGGTTGGCGCGATTCGAACGGGGTGCCTTTGTCCCAGATGATGTCATCGTCCTGGGGCTTTCGCTCGGGCTGAGCGGGTGGGGACTCGAAGGGCGTACCCTTGTCCCACACCCTCTTGTCGTCCTGTTCCACGATCAGAACGAGTAGAACAGCATCGTGACGACGCCTTGCTGGGTCGTGCCGTACTGCCAGATGCGCGAGTACCCGACACGAGCCGTGACCTTCTCGGTCAGCGTGACGTCCACGCCGAACTGTACCCTGTTCTGGCTCGCGATGCCGTACTTGTTCAGGCCCTTCATGTGCGAAACGCTGACATAGCCATTGGCCGCCTTGCACAGCGGGAAGCCAGCTTCGACGGAACCGAGGGCGTAGTGGCCGGTGGCCGCGGTACCATCAGGCTGCTCGATGTTGCGCATGTCGCCGAGGGCCAGACGTGGAAGCAGCGTGACCTTGCCGAGGGTGATCACCGGCGTGGTGTAGCCGACCTCGAAGCCGTTCAGATTGTCGACGTAGCCAGGGCCGGAAGCACGAACGCCTTGGGCGTAGCCGTCGATCGTGCCATACTTGCCACCGTACGAGAGGCCGGTGGCCCAATACGTGGAGCGATCACTCGTGCCGTTGTACCGGTGGTAATCGACTTCGGCGATGGCCGTGACTTGGGCGAAAGAGGAAGTGGCCAAAACGGCCAAAGCCAGAGCTGAGAAGATCTTCTTCATGGTGTACCTTGTTGAGATGAATGATTGTATACCAGGGTGTCCGAAATGTACACCCTGAACTTGTTACCGACGTGAGAACTTGAAGTTCGCTTCGTACGTCTCGCAGTACGCAGGTTTGTCGTACTCGACCTTCCAGCCAGCCTTCTCGTAGAACGGTTCGAAGTCGAGCCAACCACTCGAGTAGATCAGGCTCTTGTGCAAGCCTGGGCTTGCGGCACAGATCCGATCACAGATGTCCTTCTGAAGGAGCGTGACATACCCGCTCTTCGTCATCTTCTCGGCGAGCATGTTGTTCACCGTCTCGATGACGACATCGGGGATGTTCGTGATCTTCAGATCGAGGGCGCCTTGTGGGCTGATAGGTTCAACGGCCATGATGGTCTCCTTAGACAGCCGCAGATTCGCGGACCTGGTCGATGTTCACCTTGTTGTACAGGCGGCCAGTGTGCAGCACGAGGCGATGCACGTCTTCCCAACCTTCCGGCACTTTGGCGTTGTCCAGGCGGAACGGCTTTGTTTCGCGGGTCTTCAGGCTGCGGATGGTGGTCATCACGCCTTCTTTGGACTTCTTGCCTGGATCGGTGATCGGGTCCTTGGCAATGCCTTCCCACTTCTCCATCATGGCACCACCGTGGGCTCCGACGACCAGCTTCTCGACCAGAATGGCAGAGCCTTTTTGCGCCCACTTCAGCGTATCGCGGTTCACCTTCTGAAGCAGCGCACCGCCGGAGCCGAACACGACCGACGAAGCGACGAAGCCCATGGCCAGGATGTTGCCGATCAGCGTGAGCATGTTCAGGCGGTCCACGCCGTCACCTTGGATGATGCCGACGTTGTTGATGACCTTGTAGCCCTTCTCGTTCACGGTGAAACCGAACGACTCGGCTTGCAGGCGGACCAGCCAAGGCACGATCTCCATCATGTCGCCACTGTCAGGGCGGAACACGACCTTCGCCTTCGACTCGATGATGTCCTCGCGGAAGCCGCCTTCGGCACGAGGGGCGCACAGGCGCTGAGCACAGCGCTTCGTGTCCTTGCCGTCGATCACGATCGACAGGATCGAACCTTCCACTGCGTTCGCGAGCATCGCCTTGATGTACTCGCCTTCACCTTCCACGTCCAGACCGAACGAGCACTCGACGCTGTGCTCGGTGGCGAACACCGAGAACGCCGACATCGGGCTGTCGTAGTAGAAGTTCATGGCCAGCACACCTTCGACGGTGTCCGAGCCCATGTAGTTCACCAAGTGCGCAGCACCGCCGACTTCGGCTTGTTCACCGCAGGAGACACCGCGACCGCCGAAGTCGTGCAGCGAGAACGGCAGGAGTTCCATTGGAGCACCGCTGATCTCGTAGAACCGCTTCATCTCGATCTTGCTGTCACGGTCCAGGGACGCGATCGTCGACGGGTACCAGACACCACGGAGGATCACGGTCTCGAACCCGCTGGACATCCAGAACAGGTCTTCGTCGAGCACAGTCACCGAGTACACGGGATCGCCACCGGACAGAACGGTGCCGTCCGGAGCAGCGCGAACGATCAGCGGAGGGAACCCGCCGTACACGTTCACGACCTTCTCCCACGAAGCGCGGTCGAACAGCGGCCGGCCGAAGTGGGCGATCGCGAACTGCTCAGCAGCGTCGATGTGGGCCATCGTGATCGGCTTCGAGAAGAACTTCGCGAACAGCATCTGAATGCCGAACACGGTGATCTTGATGGCGCTCGGCACACGGGCTTCGCCGTAGCTGGTCATGCCCTTCACGCGCTTCAGCTTCTTGAGCTGCTTGAACATGAAGGGGTGGGTGAACTTGTACGAGTCGGTACGGCAGATCAGGGAGATCTGGAGTTCATCGAGGGCCGTCCATTGAATGTCGGACGGTTGCGGGGTGAAGATGTTCATCAGAGACATTGCAAGCTCCTTGCAGTTAAAGCCGAACTCGGTGTTCGGCGGTTGGAATTACTGGTCGATCTGGGCTTCTGCCCAACCGATGATGCGGTCGTGATCCTCGAAGATGAGATGCGTGTTGGAAGAGACCCACTCGAGACGCTTCCACTCGGCGGCGAATGTCTCGACTGTTTCCTTGCCGTTGGATTCGTAGGCAGGGACGAGTTGTCCTGACACCTTCGGCAGTGGCTTCGTGTCGTCGAGGCGCATCAGGTACGCTACCGTGATGATGCGCCCGCGCTCCGAGCGGTTGGGGTCGTCGAAGATCTCCTTGCCGCGGATGGCGCCGTCGAGCATCTTCTTGGTGATCTCTTCAGCGTTCTTGCCCGTCGTCAGGCGAATGCCGGTTTCTTCCAGCGCTTCGCGAACAGCGGCAGCACGAATGCGCTCATGCTGGTTCACGTAGCCGCCAGGCAGGGCCCAGAGACCGTAGCCCGGCTGGTTGGCCCGCTGGATCATGAGCACGTGACCCGACTGGATGATGACGGCGTCGGCGGTGTTGAAGGTGACGGGGTGCGGGGAGCCGGCCCACTTCTCCTTGCCTTCCTTGATGAAGGCATTCTGCACCCGCAGGGCGCCGAGTTCCTCAGGCTGCTTGCGAATGAAGGAGGTGATGAAACCTACCGTGGTTTTGGGCAGCTTCTGTTGCAAGACCGCAAGGTCGGCATCGCTGAACTGCACACCATTTGTAGTGATCAGAATGTCGCTTTCATAGAGCACACGACGAACACTGGTGGCGCTGAGGTCGGCGTCGGTGCCAGGCTTGTGCTGCAGCGCAGGGACGAGATCCTTGTTCCAGTGAGGGAAGGCCTCGAGGTACCAGGTGGTGTCATCACGGTCAGAGCCGGTGATGGTCACGTCGGTGAGGATCTCGTTGCGTGCGAGACAGAACTTGTTCATCGCGTTGTGCACGGTGGCTTGCACTGACTTGATCCACATGTTGTTGGATGCGAAGTCGCGCATGGGCAGCACAACGAGATTGCCGATGGTGTCGGTTTGGAGAGACCAGTCGGTCTTCCATGTTTCGATCATGTCTTTCCGTTCCGCGTACGTGAACGGGTTCTTGGGCATGCGAGGCTGAAAAGCCGAGCCCACGAGAACGATGACGAGCTTGTATTTCTTGAGTGCCTGTTCCAGCACGTAGGCATGGCCTAGGTGGAAAGGGTTGAAGCGTCCGATGTAGACGCCGACGTCCGTGTTTGCCATGTCGAGCTCCTCGATTAGCGGGTTGTGCAGTGTCGGATCGTTTCCGTCTGCTTGGTATTTATTGCATTCTACACCAGTTGCGCACTGGTGTATGGCGTTCGTTCAGGTCATTGGTAGACCATGAAGTAGTTCGCCTCGAGGTGCTGTGGCAGGATGCCGCAGGCCTTGCCTTCGGACTGTTCCTTGCACTGGAGGTATGCACCCTTGACCGCTTCGCCGACCGTCGGGCTCAGGCTCATGCCGATGGCGCCGCCATCTTCCGAGTGGCTGATGGCAAACCATCCAGCCCGGTCTACGTTCATCACGAGCTTGCATGGTCCCGGGAATTCCTTGGCGTTCTTCGCCTGGAATTCCTTGCAGTTCTTGAGCGCGCTCTGGGCCGCCTGGGCCGCATCGTCAGCACGCACGGTGAAGAAATACCGGATGTCATTCTTGTTCACCAGGGCGGTGAGGGCAATGCCAGTACCGGCAAAAGATGCGGAGGCGGCAAGCGCCAGCGAAACGGCAAGCAAAATCTTCTTCATGACAAGCTCCTTGGGGATCGCCCCCACTGTGGTTGCCTCAGGGCCGCTGAGGCGCCGGTTATTCGTTGGTTGCGATTTTCAGTTCGATCGCCTTCTTGATCAGCTTCTCTAATGTCTGCTGATTTGGAAACGCGCGATACACTGGCGTCTCTCTCGGTTGGACCAGAAATGTCAGGTACGTCTTGATCTTGTTGTCTTCAAACCGCACGATCAAGCGGCTGTATATCGAATCGTCGCAGGCATCCTTGACAAGGCGCAGGTCGGCGTATCGCATCATCACCGCCCGATCAAACTGGATGTTGGCTATCCAGCATTCACCGGTAGATTGATCGGCATGCAGGCCGAGATTGAAGCAAGCGTCCTGCTTCTCTGGCACCACCAACTTCAATGTCGGCCAGCTATGCTCCGCCAACACCTCATCGATGTGGGCAGCTTGGGCTGTGGCGGTGATTGTGCAGAGAAGCAGAGCGGCGAGTGGCTTCATGATCATTGTAGGTTGGTTGCTATGATGTCATTATACCATGTTTGCCGCTGAGAAGTAGTTACGAGGTGTAACGACTCACCTGCCGGCCTGGGCCATCACTGCTGCGGAGAACTCCTCGATGAGCGAGGCGAGCGAGGCGTCGTCGAGATCAGCCAAGTAGATCTTCGGCAGACCCTGAATGCCGTCTTGTTTGCGGCCCGCAGGCATGTCCAAGTAGACAAATTCGGGCACTTCGAAAGGCTTGATGGGGAGGGAAAGGGTGGCCATGTCAGGTCCTTAGAAAATGGGGTAGAAGAGATCGCGCATCTGTTGATCGATGCGCCGGCGCCAGCCGATGCGCGGGCCACCACAGAAGCGGCAGCGAGCGCGGTACATGGCACGGGTCATGCTGTGGCCTTCTGCACTGGCACACGGCGAACAGTGGCGCCGCTCGAGGTCTTGATGATCTCGACGCCCGTGTCAGTCGGCTTCTTGACAGCGGTGCGCTTCACGCCGGCCACGCCCTTGGCGATGGCTTCGCGGGCCTTGACGACGACGTCAGACGTGGATTCGGCAGGCTTGTTGTTGCCGCGATTGGCCTTGGAACGGATGCCGCTCTTGTTGGTGAGACGGCCACCGACGATCCAGGACAGCTCCATCAGTTCCTTCTTGACCGAGCGGAAGTTGCTCGAGGCCTTGACGGACTGGGCTTCCAGCACCAATAGCTTCTCGTTGGGCTTGATGAAGTCGGGGTTGACGAAGTTGTAGAGGCGCGGGACCTTGAACTCGACGGGCCCGAGTTGATCGGTGTCACTGACGACGATGGCAACGTCGAGCCACTGGGTGTGGTGGTCAGCAGGACGGTGGTCCTTCCAGAAGCCGTCCTTCATCTGCGGAATCAGCACGGCCGCGAGGAGGTGGGCCTGGACAGCGGAGGAGACGTAAAGGGTTTTGGACATGGTGGATAGAACTCCGTTAGGAAGAGGTTAAGACATTGTATCACGAATCAGCCAGGTTGTACACTACGAAAGTGTAACCTGCGCCTTTTCGCTGGAGAGGTAGGCGTACAGCGGGTTGTCAGCAAAGTGCTTCAGATCGAACCGAGGCAGGCGACGCCATGACTTCTTGGGCCAGTAGACGAGCTTGTTCCACTTCAGCTCGATGGCCCAGATGACGCGGTTGGTGTGCACCTTGAAAGCGTCGAAGCCGCTGAGATCTGACAGCTTGAAGAGGCGTTCCTTCGAGATGTCATCTTCGTAGATGTTCGAGTAGTAGAGCAGTTTGCCGTCCTGCCGCACGAAGCCAGCAAGCGGGCCGTCCCAGTAGTTCGTAGACCAGCAGTGCGTGACTTCGTTCCACATGAACACGGGATAGAAGCGCTTGTCGAGATCAACGACCTCGGCTACCCAGGTCTCGTACATCAGCGGCGGAACCTGTGTGCGGATGTACTTGATGCTGGGGATGGAGAGCTTCTTGAGGAAGCGCTCCGGCAGATACCACATGGGATGGTAGTTGCCGGCATCGTCGCTCCAACCGTCCTTCATTGGATCGCAGACCTCGGTATCACCCGTCTCGTCGTCCTTGATGGTGAGAACACCGTCTTGGTCGATGGAGATGGTGACGAGCGGCACATAGTCGGTGGGCGTCAATACCTCGAACACCATGACAACGTTACCATCGACATCGACAAATGTCCGCCACATGTCGCGCAGACGTGCATTCGAACCGTACCCGAACTCGCTCTCGCGAAGATCAGCGAGTGCGTCGATCTGCATCTCCGTCGCCATCTTCATCATCGCAACCTGGTACGTCAGCTTCCAGGCTTCAGCGAGGCGTTCGAGGTAGTTCATTACCAGCTCACCGTGGTGCTGTCACCTTCGCGCTGATCGGAGTAAGTCTTGACGGTGAAATTCACCGCCTCGAGTCGCTTCTTGATCAGTTCGCGGTGCTTGAACGGCATGTCAACGCATACGTTGCGTTCACCTGCATTGGCCGCGGCCCTCACAAGCTCGAGGATGGTTTGCGTTTCCTGCTGGGCAATCTGACCATGAATGTCGAGCGCCTTCTCGGTCAGCTTACGTGCATCGTTTGCGGTGAATGGGGTGGATGGTGAGCGTGGCATTTGAGTGGCCTTTGGTAATGGACACAGGTTTCGATCAGGCGGTTCGTACGCTGGGTACGGATCCCGTTGTGCGCAGCCGCTCATCACTTCCTCTTGGTTTCGCGCTTGATCGCGGCCAGAGCGGCCGGGTGCACGGGCCAGGTGAAGTTGTCGATCTCGAGCGGATCGACGTTCCGCCACTTCGGGTGACCGGTCGCGCCCATCTTCTCGACGTTCTTCGTGATGCACGAGACCAGATTGCCGATCTCGGCCTGGTACTGTTGCTTGAACGCGTACGTCATCATGGCGAACTTCACCTTGTACGTCTGCGTCGTGCCTTGCTGCCACGGGTACACACCACTCGGCACCAGCGTCTTCGTGTAGTACTTGAAGCCGTCGAGGGCCGGGTGGCTGATCGGGATCAGGCGAATGCCGGTGGCCTTCGCGAGCAAGCCGATCGGAGCACCTTCGACGAAGAACCCAGCGTCGAGCTGCCCGTTCTGAATCGCCTTCAGGCCATCTTCCTTCTTGGAGACAGCGAACGCTTGCCACTGAATGCCGGTCTTGGCAGCGATCACCTTCGTGGTCACCCACGTGCCAGTGCCTTCAGCGCTGACATACACCTTCTTGCCAGCCAGATCGGCGAGCGAACGGATCGGCGAGTTCGCCGGCACGACCAGGTGCAGTTCTGCGCTGATCAGCGGGAACACCATCTGAATGCGCTTCATCATGTCCGGGTCGATGCCTTGCTGGTACACCGCGGCATCTTCCTGCGTGTACCCCATCTGCACGAGCTTGTCGGACGAGATGCGGGCGATGTTGTCCAGCGAACCCTCGCTGTCGACGACGCGAACACCCGGGCAGGTCTTCGCGATGTCCTCGATCATCAGGTGCGTCGTACTGCCCGGCTGGCCAGCGGCGATGCCGATTGTGGTCTGGGCCATCGACTCGGAAGGAGCACCGAGAACGAAGACCCCGGCGAAACTGACAGCAACGGCTGTCATGCGAAACTTCATGTGCGGCATCATGTTCAGCTCACTTCAGAAGGTTGTTCAGACCGGCATCAGGCGCCGCTGGCTGAAGAACGGGTTGACCAGCTGGCTTCGCTGGTGCCTGCGCCACTGGGGCGGCTTGCTGGACAGGAGCAACGGGGGCTTGAGTCGATTCGGCAGGCACCGAAGTTGCTGGGGCTGCCACGACTTCAGGCGTCTTGGGCCGACTGTCGAGGAACTTGCTGGCGCCGAAGACCGCGAGACCGACGATTGCCAGAAGCGCGAGGATCTTGGGAAGAGGTTTGACGTTGGAAAGCATTGGCGTGGTGTCCTTTGGTTGCGATGATGTATTGTAGTCTATGTGCGCAGGTTAGTACACCCACAAACGCAGGTTAGAGGGTCTTGAAGAGTTCTTGCAGTTCCTGCACCATCGGCCAGAATGCAGAGTTGTGCATGATGTCGGGGTCCCAAGCAAGACCACGTTCGATCAAGTTGTAACGCTTGATCACCGTGGCACCAGGCTTGTCCTTCTCACGACCAAGAACCCAGATCTCGTCAGCCAATCGCACGGCACTTTCAAGATCATGGGTGGTGAAGATGACGGTGTTGAGGCAGTCTGCAGTCGAGACCTTCAGGATCGTCTCGCACACACGAGCCTTCGCGATGATGTCGAGACCAGAGAACGGCTCGTCCATCAACAGGAAGTGCTCAGAGCAGAGCAACTGCTGGATGATGGCAACACGCTGCCGCTGCCCACCCGACAGTTCGACTGGGTACGCATCCTTCTTGTCGCTCAGCCCGAAGTGATGTAGGAACGCTTCAGCCTCGGCTTTCGTGTCACCTGCGCTCTTCCTGTGAGCCCCAGCCAACATGAGGTTGCTCCACACAGTCCGGTGGTTGAGCAGCGGATATGCTTGCTGGACGACACCCACGTCACCGGCTCGGACGGGCAGCTTCACTTCGTTGAGCAGCACCTGACCAGTCGTCGGCTGTTGGAGACCGGCGATGCAGCGGAACAACTGTGTCTTGCCGATGCCAGACGGGCCGAGCAGGGCAACGACTTGACCTTGCACCAGATCTGGGCGGATGATGTCGTCGACTTCGACGTTGATGTCACGCAAGATGACCTTGTCGCCATACGAGAGGTTGAGGCCGGCGATCGTGAGCAGGCGTTCTTGCTTGGTGTACGGGACGTTCACTTCGTCTCCTTCGGCGCTTGATCAAGCTCGTCGTAGAGAGCTGCAACGGCGACGTAGATGTTCTCGCCGTACTTTGCTCGACACTCACGAACCTTCGTGAAACACTCTTCGCTGCCAATCGATTGTACGCCGAGAAGCCAAAGCAACTCATCAGCTGTTTCCCAGGCGGCGAGTGGGTAGCACTCTTCGAGGACGTCGATGATGTTCTCGTTCACTTGTCGCTCCGGTTCAGACGCGTCCAGGGGCAGAGAGCCAGCCGCAGGTACGTGAGACCCACATCCTGCAAGATGCCGTAGGAAAGGATGGTCAGTTGGATGGCGAACACTGCAGCCAAGTTGAAGTACTTGTTCTGGTTCAAGAGCAGCGAGCCGATGCCACCGTCAGATCGAGTGATGCCTTCAACCATGGCCAGCATCGTCCAACCAACTGCGGCATTCTGACGGATGAGGTCGAGCATCTCGCCTGACTTGCCACGCACCATCAGCTCCCACGTGAGACCCCAACCAGACAGGCCGAGCGAGCGTGCGTAGTCAATCTCGGATTGCGGTGTGGCCTTCACTGCATCGATCATCGAGCGAGACAGGAAGACGGTCATGCCGAACGTAAGCAGCGACAGCTTGAGCGAGTGCTGCGAGTCCGTCCACAGCGTGAAGAGGTAGGTGAGACCGGCGAAGCCAAGGAACCGCAGTGCCGCGATCGTGGTAGTGATCGGCTTCGAGATATCGGTGGTGCTCAGCGCGGCAATGATCCAACCGAGAATGCCGGATAGCAAGATCGCTTCGGCAATGATCTCGGCAGATGAGGCAAGTTCCCGCAGCAGACCTTGCTCGAGTGCCAGCTTGTTCCAAGCCTCGAGGATGGCGAGCGGTGAGGGAATGCCAGTTGTTAGCGGGGCGACGGTCCAGAGGCCAAGCAGAATGACGAGCTGACCGGCCGCAAGAAACTTGACGCTGAAGCGCCGCCCCATGGAAAACGGTGTAACGAGTGCAGTGATCATGACTTCTTGGTCTTGTAGAAACGGATGACTGTGACGCCATTCGCGCGCAACGAATCGTCAATGGCCTTGATCGCTGCCTCAGCCTGTTCGTACGAATGGAACTCGAGCAGTTGGCTGGTTACGCTGGGTGGGTATGAGCCGCTCCCGCCAACCCTGTACGCGACCATCACTTTGAAGTCCATGTTTCTTCCTTTGAGGAGGACCCGTAGGATCCTCTTGAAAGGAGAGGGCCGAAGCCCTCTCACATGGCCTGCTTACTTGCGCAGCAGGATTTCGACGCGGCGGTTCTGGGCGTTGGTGCCGATGGGCATCGTGTCGCCGTAACCACGGGTCGTGACGCGCTCGGCCGGGAAGCTGGTCGGAGCATTCGTCATCAGGAACTTCTTCACAGCTTCGGCACGGGCCTTGCTGAGCTCGAGGTTGCTGGTCGGGCTGCCGACGGTGTCGGTGTGGCCATTGATCTGCAGCGACAGCGAGGTCACAGCAGCTTGGTCCAGCACGTCATTCAGCGCAGCCATTGCCTTCGGTGTGAACGTTGCCTTGCCGGTCTCGAACTCGATGGACACGGACTTGGAAGCCACGGTCACGGTCGATGCGCCATTGAAGGTCGGCGTCACGGCCTTGCCGGCATCGCCAGTGGCGGTCAGCAGCTCTTGCATGTAGCTGGTGTCGATCACGTCTTCGTACTTCTGCAGGCCGCCAGGCATGATGTCGGGGAAGTACTGGACAGCGATCTTGCCATACACGGTGTAGACCTTCTTGAAGAGGTTGTCAGCGCCGTTCAGGCCGAAGAGGTAGGCGGAGTCGGCCAAGCTGTTGGTCGTGGAACCACCCAGGGCGATCGGCTTGCCATTCGGGCCGGCTTCGACGGTGCCACGGAAGAGTGAGGCCCAGTAGCTGGCGTCTTGCTCGCCGAAGATCTTGGCTTCTTCAGCAGCGGCCACCATCAGTGCGGCATTGTCGGTGCGGACCTTCTCGCCACCTTCGAACGTGGCAGCCAAGAAGGCCTTCACGACGTCGCGGTGCTTGGACATCCACTCCTTGTTGCCGATGACCAGTGCGGACATCTGCCATGCGTAGTCCTTGGTCGAAGCCAGAACGCGGATCGACTTGCCACCGGCCTTGAACTGGTTGAACACGTTCGTGTCGCCCGGGGTCCAGGTCGCGGTGCCGGTCACGCACACCTTCTGCATCTTGCCAGTGCCGGCCACGGTGCGGTCTTCACAGGCGCCGCCTTGGAAGTTCTTCTGCATCGAGGCGATGAAGGCCTGGTCAGCTTCGACGAAGTCCTTGGCGTTCGTGAGGTTCAGCGCGTTGGGGTCGTAGATCTTCGTGTCGGCGTTCACGGGGATACCGTTGTCGGCGGCCCACTTCACGCAGATGTTGATGTCGCCGTCACCGAGCACGCCCTTGACGAGAGCACCACGGGGTTCCACACCATCGGCGATGATGCACTTGTCTTCGCCGCGGCTGTAACCGATACCAGCGATGCCGGCAACGTGCGAGCCGAAGGGCTTGAGTGCGGCATTGGCGCCGATCGAGAAGGCCGGGTAGCCGTCACCCATGATCACGACGAAGTGCACGCCTTGAGCCGGATCCTTCGCGAAGGAGGCCAGATCGGCGGTCATCTTGCTGTAGTCGTCTTCACGCTTGATGTCGACAGTCAGGCCCTTGGCCTTGTAGAGACCGGCCGACTTGGCGTAGGCTGCACCAGCAACGGCGTTCCAGGCCAGGACCTTGACACGCAGCTCTTGCGGGGCAACGGCAGGCGCGTTGATGACGGCACCATGGCTCATGGCGATCGCTTCGGCCGGTGTGGTCGGCAGATCGATCTTGTCCGGCACGGCGATGGCGACGGTCGGCTTCGGCGCAACATAGGCGCCCAGCTTGGTGTTGTCGATGGCCCACTTGGCTCCACCGATGATGGCTCCCACACCCACCAGAAGGATGAGTGCTCGCGGGAGCGGTTTGACGTTACTCAGAAACATGATGTACCTTTCAGTTGCGGTTGATGATGGTCAGCTCGTTTTAGGCGAGTATGTCATTCTAGTCTATCGGCTCAGGTTAGTACAATGATGATGCAGGTCACACGCAGGTTGCACTAACCGGAGACGACAGAGGGCGACCGAAGCCGCCCTCCTTGATGTGCGCTGCTTACTTCTTGTTCAGCAGTTGGGCGTAGTCGACTGCAGCCGGGGCACCGATGTTCACCATCATCGGTGCAACGCTCGACTGCTCGAGCAGCTGTGCCTTGCCGGCGGAGCCGAGCAGGATGCTGTCGGCCTTCTGCTCCCAAGCTTGCAGACGCTTGAGACCTTCGGCTTCGTACACGCCGTTCTGCAGATCCAGACCGTCGATGAAGGGCTTGGCTTCCTCGATGAAGCTCTCGATCTCGCCGACCTTCATGGCCAGGTCGTTCACCTGAAATTCCATGGCTTGGTCGTAGAGCTGCTTCTCGAAGGAGCTGCCGCTCATGATGGCCTTGGCCGCCTTGATCACGCTGTAGCTGGCCATGATGCCGTCGCGACGGATCTCTTGGGCCTCGACCTCGTTGGTCGTGTCCTCGATGAGGGTGCCGGTCACTTCATACAGCTTGTTGGCTGCACGGAGGTGGGCCTCGAGCATCGTCTTCAGTGGCAGCATCGTCTCGTTGGTCAGCTTCTCGAGGCGAACTGCTTGCTTGGCATTGACACGCATTGCTGCTTCATTGCTGCGGTTCTTTGCCTCTTGAGCGATTGCGAATGCCTTGTCGGCGCGAGTGTTGATGGTCGCGATCTTGCCATCGAGCACCTTGATCTGCCCCCTCAGCTTGTCGCGAGCTTCGCCGATTTCTTCACGACGACTGATCATGCGCTTCACAAACGTCTTCATGATGCCGATCGGATCGATCTCGACGAACCAGCCCGTCAACTTGCGCATGACACCTTGGAAGATGTACGAGCACAGCATCTGAAACCGTGCGTTCGTGACGGTGTAGCCGATCACGAACAGGAAGAGACCGAGGAACGTCAGCAGCACCGTGTTCGCAGCGATGCCGACCAACCCGCTGACGATGCCAGCCAAATTGGTGACGACGCCGAGAATCGGACCGCTGAAGAACGCGAGAGCGCCGATACCGCCCGCAATCGCGAGCATGCCGGTCTTGCCTTCGGGACGAGCCCAGAAGGACTTGATGGTCTGGCCAGTGTTGCCCGGCAGATCGAGAGACATGATGATTCCCTTTCGTGATGTCAGCCGAGTGCCGACAGGATGGTGGACTTGTGACTCTGCAGTTCTTGCTTGACGACTTGCGCCGCCATCTTGAACTGTGCAGTTGCTTGTTCGATCTCGAGACGCTTTGTGGCTGCCTCGGCAGTTGCCTGAGCAACGTCCTGCTGGAACGTGCCGATCTGTGCACTGAGCTCGGCGATGCGAGCTTGCAGCTGTTCGATCTGCTGCGTGTTGGAAGTGATCGCCGACGTTGCAGCGGCTGCACGACGCTCTTGACCACCCACTTCTTCAGCGGCCTTCTTGTCGATGGCTTGCTTGAAGCGAGCTTCTTCGCCATCGACGTCGGCCAAGTGGATGTCCACGGCTTCAGCGACTTGACGTGTGGTACGACCATCGCCGGCCGTAGCGAAAGCCGCCTTGAAGCGGGTCACCGGGTCGGGGATGATCGAGGCCAGCTTGTCAGCTGCAGTGAGCAGCTGTGTCAGCGCTGTGTTGCGGCTCAGCACTACCTTGCGGATGGCAGCCACAAACTCGGGGCTGACTTGCGGTGTAGCGTAGGCAGACCCTGCCAATGCCACACTGCCACCGATCGGCTGCATCACCGGCGCGGGGGCCGCTGGCTTTGCGGCTTCATCGCCCTTGTTTGGGTCGATGAGGACTGCCTCTGCAATCTTGTCGTACCATGCCATGATGATGTCCTACTTGTTAAAGGCGGAGATGATCGACATCTGCCTACGTTGAAAATCGGTGCGAACTTCTCGCGCTGCTTGCCTGACTCGTTCCTGCACTGCAAAGACCGCGGTCTGGTTCTCAGCAATTTCGCCACGGAGGTGAGTGATGTCATCGTTGCACTGGGCAACGGTGTCCTTCAACTCCTCGATGACGCGTTCTGCTTCGATGATTGCCTGTTCGCGCTCTCTGATCTTGCGTTGCAGTTCCTCACGGTCTGCACGCAGATCCTGCGTAGCAGCTTTGGTAAGGATCCGCTCCTGTGCATCGATGTCGCCGATGTGCTCGACCACCGCCGCGTCCAGCTCCTGGAACGTGATGGTCTCGCCAAGGGCGGTGATCGCAGCTTGTAGCCGAAGCTTCGGATCTGCGAACAACCCCTTCATTCGTTGGGCTGCATCGTAGATACGGGACAGCATCGTGCTTCGAGTACCGCCCGCTTGGCGAATGATCGCAGCGAAGTCCTGCACTGGAACAACCACATCCGTCAGGGTGGGCACCTCGAGAGGTGCCGCATCCGTAGGAGGGCCGAAGATGTTTGCTTCAGCAGTCATGTGCTCAGTTCGCAGGGCGCAGTTGGATGCCGGTGTCGCGCTTCGTCTCGAAGGTCTGGTGTGCCTTCTCGGTCGTCACGATGGTGCACATCTTCTCGATGTCCAGCTTCGGGTAGCCAGCGAACTTGAGCATGAAGCCCGACCACACGTTGCCGCGCAGCGTCTCGTAGTTCCGGCACTGGTCCAGCAACTGTGTCTGCGAGTTCTGGAACTGGTTGCGGAAGGCCTCGATCACTTGCTGGATCTTGGTGTACATCGACGGGTCCAGCGACACATTGGCTTCCTTCAGCCACTGCACGGTGGCTTGGGAACCGTTGGCGCCGTAGCGGCCTTGAATGGCGGCGGTCACGATCTTCTGCAGATCGGCGGCATACATGCCCGGGACTTGGGCGATTTCCATCACCTTCTGGGTGCCGTTGGCGTAGACGTTCTCGTTGTCGGCGTACTTGGCCTTGATGGCTACTTCGAGCCGGTTGCCTTGGTTGGCGGCACTGACGTACGTGCCGATTGCCATTGCTGCGACGACGCCGACAACCGAGAGACCGATGATGACTGGGACCAGAGAGCCCCCACGTTGAGGGAGGGACTTGTTGCCGATGACTGCCATTTTGAGGCTCCTTGATGAGGTATGTGATTGTAGATCATTTGGCTGAGGTTGAACACCTAACTACTCAGGTTCACCGAAATAGTTCTGCAACGACTTGATGCCGTCAGCGAGGTTGTCCAGCAGCGCAACATCATGCCGCTGGCACATGACCTCGATGTTACCACGCCGCCAGAAGTCGGGCTCGGCCACGACGATGATGTGGAATCCGGCGGCGCATGCGATGCCGAGTTCCATCAGCGAGATCGGCGAGAGCGTGTTGCCTTGGAAGTAGAAGAAGATCAGGTCGCTGATGTTGACTTGGTCGAGTTCCCAGTTGACCTGCTCGACGAAGACGGGGTTGTCAAGCGATTGCTTCCAGCTCGAGTCCCAGGCGGAACGGCGAGGATTGA